CTAATTATTAATAGAATAATTATTTAATAAAGGAGACAGTAATGTTCGAACGAGTAAGCAAAAAAGAATGGTTAAGAGCTTTAGAAGATTTAAAAACTAATAATCCAGGATTATGGAATTATGTATATGCTAAAGATATTAAAGATGAGGATTATGATATCGATACAGTAGAACTTCCTAGAAGATCTACCCCATTTTCAGCAGGATATGATTTCTATTCCCCATTTGAAATTAATGCAATTCCTGGTTTAAGATATCTAGTACCTACAGGTATTAAATGTAGATTAACTGATATAAAAGGTGCCAATCCTGTAGTATTAGAAAATCTCGTATTAAAGATTTATCCTAGATCTTCTTATGGTATGAAGTATGGATTTAGATTCATAAATACAATTGGAATCATCGATAAAGATTTTGTTGACAACGAGACTAATGAAGGTCACATCTACGTTGATTTTACAGTAGAAAATCCTATTAGTATTAAAAAAGGTGATAAATTCTGTCAAGGTATCATAGAAAACTTCTACATATTTAAAGATGAAATCGAACCTTTAAACAAAAAAAGAACTGGTGGTATGGGTTCTACTGGTAAATAGATATAGACTACATTAAGGTAATTTCCTTTAATTAAAATAAAGAGGTGTTCATACAATGGATGAAAAACAAACTTTACTAAAACAGATCAAAGATATTTACTCTGCTCCTACGACAAATCCTGCTAACTTCCAACAGATTCAAGCATTCTATCAAGAAGTTAAAAAAGCAGAAGTAGTTACAAATGAAATGCGTTTAAAAGCTCATAATATGTCTCATGGTTTATTTTTAGACTAACTATTTTATAATAGAAATAATCCCTTTCTTTCAAAACTTTTCTATTACAATAAATGCCCCGTATACTCATTACGAGTATACGGGTTCATTGTGTTTATTATAGAAGAGTAATTTTCTTTTCAAATACTTTGTTGCATTCTAATGTAACAGATTCTTGTTCTTCATAATCGCCATATTGAACACATAGCTTTCCTTCGAAGTCTGTATTCTTCATAGTGATGATAACTTTCAATTCCATAGATTGACCTACTGGAACATCTAAGATTAATTCAAAGGAATATTGAGATGTTTCACAATTATAACCAATAAAGTGGTTAGTAACAGTACCAGGAATAGTTTGAGGTACTCCAGGAACTGGATGATAATCAAATGCTGCCTTTTTATATTGGATTACGTTATGATAGTCAGCTTCATCAGATTCTGTTAAACGAAGATATACTTCAGAATTTTCATCAGATTCTACAAATACTTTAATATCTCTATTACCTACATGGATAATACCATCTTTAGTATTGAAATAAATTTTAGAACCATTGCCAATTAGACCGAATTCAGTAATTTCTTCTTTACGTTTATCTACTTCTTTATTATAATCATGATTGTCGCCATCATTAGTAAATTCATATGCGGTAGAACCATCTTCACGATTTACAAACCATACAAACATTTGTTTAGGCACTGGTGATAGGTTGTTAGCGATAAAATCATTTCCAGTAGTAGTAACCATTTTAATTTTTCCTCCTAAAAAATAATACTTTATAAAAAACAAAGACGGTGAATGGAATAACCCATTCACCATAACCTTTGTTGTGAGAGAAGTTTACTATGTGTAGAAAAATATAAGGTAAGAGGAACTGTGTTCATGTGATTGAGTGATTTGAGATTTGATTTATTGAGGTATATCAGATCGTATCTGAGTTTAACATGAATTATTTATCGTTGGGTTGGGTGGAAACCTTTTGACTGCTTTGGATGTAATGGTTGTTATGCGGATTGTGGCATAAATCAAAAGGTCACATGTGTCGTATTAGAGTTAATCCATTCCCTGGGGGTAAGTTCAGAGATATGAATGTCTTCCATTCTTTATGTGGTAAGATTCATGTACTGTAGTTCTCAAACCTTATATTTTTCTACTATTTTGTCAGATCTGTATTAATTATTAAATCTATTTTTATAACTATCCTCTGGTCTTACAAACTCTACAACTATCTTTCTTTGATGAGGTTCTGGAGTTTGTGTAAATTCTCTAATCTCACTTTTAAATTCTTTAATTGATTCTTTAATGGGGAAATGAATATCATCTGGAATTCTATTTAGAATATCATTCACTACTCTATCTTTAAAGCTCTTAACTCTTTCTTCTACATCTGGGAAGATTTCTTTCTTAGCTATATTATACATAGCCTTTCCAAATTCTTTGATTTCATTTTGCATTTCGTTTTTTCTCCTTTAAAGACTCAGCTCAATATTGTAGATATATTTCTACCATAATTATAGTATATAGCTGTAAACCAGCTTAAACCCTAGTAACATAAAGTAATGGCTTATTCTATTTATACTCTAAAAGACGGCCAGAGTGTAATATAGGTAACCCATTGAAATTAAATACGCGATGACGATGTTGCTATTGTTAAAGTTGTTTAAATTTTTTAAAATTGCCTCTTTTTTTTTAACGCATACTTTGTTTTCTTTTTTTCGTTGCTAAGATTGTTTCATTTTAGAATGTGTCTTGAAAGACACGTCCTCCTAAGCGAATATAAATATATTTATTTACATAACACACACGTTCGAAATTACCCCTAGAGCACTAAGGCTCTAGGGGTCTCCTCTTGTCTATTTTTTAGATTTAGCTAGTTTGTATTCGTATGAGATTAAAGCAATAAATAATCTGAAATAGATATCTATAACTTCATCGAATCTCACATCATCAAAAGATCCAGTATAAGAAGTATTACTAATAAGAACTTCTATTTCATCTACATCACTACCAGTAAATGTAACATTCTTGAATGGAATAATAACTTCTAGGTCTTTACCTAAGAATTCTCTATTCATAATCTTTTCAAATGCAGATTCAATATCCTTGCTTGGATAACTACCACCAGCAGCACCAGGATGACCACCGCCTGTGAAATATTTATTAGCAACTTTTCCTAATGGAATAAGTTCTTTAATTTCTTCATTATCAGTGTAGAAAGAGAATGAGAATCTATTTCTATTATCTACAAATCTACCAATAATTTTAATATCTTCTCTATCATCTTTAAATCTTTGAGAGAATCCAAATCCATTGATACAATGGAATATTAGATGATCGTTATCGTCGAATACATGATATTCATATACAGGATCTGCTGCTCTAAGAGCTTCCATTTCTTCTTGGAAAATAGAATATAATCTATGACCATGATAAAGAATGTCTCTTACATCTGGGGTTAGATATGAAGTATTCTCTTCATCATAGAAATAATTTCCTCTCCATAAATTTTGCCATGTATTACAATATGGAGCAAGAGTTCCAATCTTATTATACCATTGATTTAACCATGCGGCTGGTTTATATGTAATTGGGAATTCTATATCTTGTTTTAAATCATATACTGAGATTAATCCTACTAGTGGTGCTTTAGATTTATATACCTTTATAATCTCTCCTCCACTACTATTATCTCTAAATGGATCTAAATTTAATCCTTCTATAATTTTATCAGATAGAGATGAGGAGTTAATAGCCTCTATGCAATTATATAACCAAGCATAAGTTAACCAACAACCACATTGTCTTGTATCTAGAATATATGTAAAATTATTATGCTCATTACAAAGAGCAATAGGATTTTGATATAATGAAGTAATATGATGATCAATCCAAATTACTTTGTCGTAATATTTAAGGATTTCTTCTAACTGATCATTCTTAAGAGATAAGTCTACAATAAAGGCAATATTAGTTCTAGCTTCAACAGATGGATTATTAAGCATCTCCTCAATCTCATCAGAAATAGCATTGCCAGAATAATTATAACCAACAAACTTTATACTTCGTTGAGTTTGGAATTGTAGCAATTGACAGATCAAAGATGCTGCAGATTCTCCATCTAAATCTGTATGATGGAATACAGTTATTGTATTAGATGTAACCTTATTATCTGCAAAACACACATGCTCTAAGTTTTTCAATGCGTTCATATCCAATACTTCTGTTATATCATTATTGAAATGGAATAATGCTAAAGGCCCACCATTTTCATCTTTGATTTTATACTCATTATAACCATTATAGGTGGTAAGATTTTCTTTTTTAGAATAAGAGATTCTTACTCCATCAGCATAAGATCTAATATAATCAAAATTCCCAATAGTATTTTTAAAATCCTCTTCTAGATATTTATCAATATCGCTATATTGAAAAGTTGTAAACACTACACTTCCTCCTTAATCAGTAAAAAATATAGAGTGCTCGTGATGAGCACTCTATTATATTTTCTTGATAGATCCCAATTAGAATTCGTATTGGGAAATATCGACATCTTTGATTAATGTGAATTTATCATCATTAACCTTACGCATTTCTTCAATTTCTCTTGTGATGTCTTCTGTTGTGTATCTTAACAACTTTCTATTCTGTGGATTTAATGTGGATACACCTATTTCAATATCATTCAACGAACCCAAACCTTTTGCACGTTCTATATTCTTAGGTTCAGATTTTCTAAAAGTACTGATCAATTGATATAATCCAATTTTATGACCATTCAAAAGATATCTCTTTTCAGATTTGTCTAAGTATCCTAATAGTACAGAACAAGCATTGATTAATTGTTCATTAAAGATGATTGTGTGTTCTCTATCACCATTAATACCATTAACCAAACCATTGAGCAATACAGCATCTCCTTTTCTTTCTATCTTGAGATACTTGTATTTCTTACTAATCAATTTCTTGAAATCATTGAATTTATTGAATGCTTCGTTTCTTAATAGTAATAAATCTTCTAATAAGATAGGATCAATCATATAGTTATTGGCAATGCGTTCCATATAGAAATCGTAGTTGTTATTATTGATAATAAGTGAAGAGATTTCAGACTTAGTGAATTCTTTCTTCGTCTTTTGATGAACAACTTTATTTGCTTTAATGAACTCATCCCTCACATATTGAGTGAAGTCATCCTTATCAATGAAATACTTCCATTTCTTAGTACCCTTATCAACGTGGTAAAGAGGAGATAATACTGCATACACCCTTCCTTCTTCAATTAAAGGACGGCAGTAAGTTAATAAGAATTTCAAGATCAATGTTCTAATATGGAAACCGTCATAATCGGCATCGGCTAGGATAATGATCTTGTCATATTTGCAATTGGAGATATCAAAGTTCTTACCATATCCACAACCAATGATTGCTAAGATAGCTTGAACTTCTTCATTCTTCAAGAACTCTTCTCTAGACTTAGAGAATGCATTTGGCATCTTACCACGAATTGGGAAGATAGCTTGATATTCATTACGAGAAGTTTGGCATGGAGAAGCAGCTGATAAACCCTCTACAATGAATAACTCTAAATGATCTTTCTTCTCTGCTTTGATAAATCCTTTAGGAGTGCCAGAGATAGTATTTGTTTTATACTTCTTAGAGATATTGATCTTTTCTTTATCTGCTTTGGTACGAGCTGTCGCTACGTCTTTTAAGAAGTTACAAAGTTTCTGTAAATCATCTGGGTTCTTCTTAGACCAATCTTGTAATGCTTTGATAGTTACATCTCTAACAAATGGTGTCAACTCTTGAGTCTTACACACATTCTTTGCTTGACCATCAAACATAACGTCCATATGTGCTGCTGCTACAATACCTACTAGACCAGTCAATACATCAGAGTTAGTTACTTCTAATTTCTTCTTATTATTCGCTAAGAAGATCTTATTCATATAACCTTTAAAGAAGTCACATACGCCTTTATAATACCCAATAGATGGAGTGGATAATTGAGTATTTACTGGAGAAGTATTTGCAAATGTCATTACATCTGGACCAGCATTTACATTAGCCACATAAGTCATAGCCACTTCTACTTTCATTCGACCAGTATCGAAAGCATAAATGATTGGTTTAATCATAGGCTTATCAGTTTTATTGATAAGATATGTAAGAACGCCATCTTTATTTACCAAGTGATCTGTAAAAGTAGTACCATCTAAAAGATGTGCAGTATAGAATACCTCAGCACCAGGTTTTAATAGTGGTACAATATTAGATACTAAACGATAAATATCTTTATGTCGTAATGTGATCTCACCCATAATAGAGAAGTCTGGTTCAAAATCTACTACAGTACCTTGAGCACCAGCTGGGTATTTAATTTCTTTAGGCATAAAGATTTCTTTACCATCAGGACCTTTCTTACCAGTTCCATATTTCTTTAAAGGTTCACCTTCAGAGAATTCGATTTGATAAGCTTTGCCTAATCGATAAGTTGTTACTGTGAATCTAGAAGATACAGCATTAGTACATTTAGACCCTACACCATGAAGACCAGATGGATATTCGCCTTCATGTTTTTCATAGTTGGTAGAAGTATGTTCTCTACTAAATACACGAACGATATCTTCTGCTGGGATACCACGACCATTATCGATTACTACAGTTCTAAAAGATCCTTCATAGAATTCAATCCATACTTTATCACATGGGGATACCCGTCTATTCAATTCATCTGTGGCATTTTGAAATACTTCTCTAATAGCATTCAATTGACCTTCATTACCAGTTGAAGATAAATACTGACCTGGGTTCTTTCGAACAGACTTAGCAAAGGATTCAAGACTCTTAATCTTTTTAGAGTAGTCCTTGATATTGGCAGTCATCTCTTTGGAGAGATTAGAATTATTTGGAATCTTCATTCCATTCTCCTTTCATATTAATCAAAGAATACTATTTTGTTATTATAGCTTCCATTATTATAGTATGCAACTACTATCTCATTTAGTTTCATACAGATTCAAGATCACTGTCGTATCCATAAATAGCAACAGCATTAACTCTTGAGCTTTTATAAAGATCTAAAATTACTTTAGCATATGTAGGGAGTTGGAATTCTCTCTTTCTCACTCCTCCATCATAATACTTGATGCTATAGTTATTGATGATATAATCATATACTAATTTTAGATCTTTATACCCAATATTAAATTTTTCAGATACTAAAGATATCAATAAATCAATATCCTCTTCAGTGTACTCTACTAATGAGACAAAATAATGGGGATCATTTAAATGAGATTTATTGTCTTGAGGAAAAACGGATGCTAATAATAATGCATGAATAAGAATTTCTTTATCATAGAATTCAGTCTCAAATTTCTTAAGTCTATTTTCTATCGCTACAAGCAATTCTATTGCAGTCATACTAGTGGTACTAACCATATTAGTTTCTGTGTCGAAATATTCTCTTTTGAGCATTATAATCTCACCTCATAAGCCATAATTAGAAGAAAAAATAATGAGTTTTATTAAATTTCTCATTATTTAAAAGTCCATCAGGATATTATTAAATAATATCCCGATAAGACTTTGTATAAATATTAATCATATACGTCTTCTGTAGTAACTCCTACTGCTGCCATTTCTTCCCAGAAAGAATCTTCATCTCTTCTACGTTGTTCAGCATAATATGCTCTATCTTCAGCTTCTTCAATTTCTGCTTTAAGATAAGCTGGGTTGGAGAACCAACCATGAAGATCATTAAATCCTTTAGCGATTCTCATGATTTGGAATCTAATTATATTCTCGCATCCTCTATCTATTTCGCCTATGATCTTATCAAAAGTTTCTTGATCTTCACAAGCAAGATTTGTAAAGAGTTTGGATAAAAGAATAATAGGTTCTGGATTTTTGGAAAAGGCTTCTTCATATTTTTCACAGTTTAAATAATATTTTTCTGCAAAATAACTAGGCCCAATATTAAATTTAATATCATTGATAGTTAGATCTACTCTGTTTTCATCTTTTACAATATTAACAGAGATATCTCCTTCATAGTCTTCATGATATGAATATTCTATATTTCTAGGAATCATACGAACTAATTCTTTGCAAAGTTCTGGAAGACGGTTTTTAATATTACTATATAACATAATCAATCTACTCCTTAATCAAACATCAATTCATTCATGTAAGTAAAAATTTTCCTAGTAGTATCTGTATTACCGTGCTTAATTCTAGCATTCTCATCTTTGATTATATAACTAAAACGTACCCCATATAATGTGTCTAGATCTACCTTATCAAATTCCATGAATAAAATACTATACCCATTCTCTACTGGGAACTTTAATCGAACTGTAAATTCACGACTGTTTTTATAAATACCAGACGTAATCAGGATAGGTTTTCCAACTTTTTTAGCTACTTTAATAACTGTAGCCATATCATTAGAATAATTACCTGCTAATAAAGCTCTGATTACATCTAAGAATCGTTCACTATATGTGGGTCTTTTTTGGGATCTTATTAAAAATTTTACCCCATCATACTCAAAATATACTTCAACGATTTTATCATTGATATTATAACCTTTTACTTCGATACCTCCTATATTCCACATATATAGGACTTCGATATATTCAGTTTCACTTTGTTGAACAAATTCAAAATCTTCTGCTATCATAATATACCCCCATTTAAATAATTTAAATAAACTAATCTTTACTTTCTAAAAGTTTTTCAAGCATCATAATAGAACTATTAATACTTGCAGCATTCATATTAAGTAATAAGCACATATGATCATATTCTTGATCACTTAATTTATCTAGTTTAAATACAGCATCTTTCCAAGTATTTATAGTAATATTTAAAAATCTACCAAAATCAGTTAATACATCTTTAGCATCACATCTTATACATTCATCTAAAAGATTTAATTCAAGATCTTTAAGAAAAACTGTAGCACCAGTTTTATACATAATCATATTGATCGCATTAATAGGTTTAAAATAATCTTCTGTGCTTTTCTTAAATCTAGCTTCAATACCACCATCAGAAACAAAATTCACCTTTTTACTAGTCCCAAAACTAACATCAAATTCTGGATATGTTCCTCTGTATGGTAATTCCATATCAAGCTCAATAGATTTTGTAGTAATTATATCAGATATAGCTCTGATGTTGAAATTAATAATCTCCATATAAGAATTAATGAATTTCAATTCTTCCAATCTTGTCATACTCATAATATTTCTCCTTTTAAAAAAATAATCAGGTATGGGATTTCTCCCATACCTGAAATTTTATTTAGATTATTTTACAATGCTGCCATAGGAGTCACGTTTGATATCTTTATTAGATTTCAATGCATGAACTCTTTCTAGTTTGCCATTTTGTTCAACTTCGAAACGAAGAAGTTCTGGTTTGAATTCATCAACCAAACGACCATCGATAGGAGCGTTGATTTCTTTAGCACGTTGGATTGCACGATGAACTACTTCAGCAAATTCATAACGAGTTAATACACGATCGCCTTTGAACATACCATCTTCATAACCAATGATCAAACCACGTTTAGCCAAGTCATCTACAGCTTCAAATGCCCAATGATTTTCTGGAACATCTGGGAATACTGTATTTTGATCTTGTTGTAAGTCAGCACCAAGTACTGCATTTAGGATCGCAGTAATCTTAGCGTTTTGTGCTTTCATTGCTTCCATTTCACGTTTCATATCTGCAACGTCTTTTGCTACAGCTACTTTAGAACGACTTACACCAGATTTAGCACCAACTTTATAAGATACACCAGCATTAACAACTGTATCACCATTACCAACAGTGGAGCCAACTGTGAACATTAAGTCTTCGTTAGGACGATAAGCAGCACCCAATGCTACAGAGTTAGAACCATGGAAGTGACCATAGCCAGCCATTACATCTAATTTATGATCTGGATCGAAGTCCAATGGATGCAATGCAGCTAATGCAGCAGTACCAGCGATACCACGTTCAGAGATTTTATGGTTTTTAGCAACTTTATCGGAAAGACCATTGATTGCATTAGCATTGGAGTTGATTTGGTTAGGGATGTTTTGATCTAAATCGAAACGTACTAAACCATCAGCACCAACGGATGCATTGATATGGTTACCATTAACAAAGTTTAAACCTTTGTCTGCCATTACTTTATTTGCAGTACCACCATTTGCTTTATAGGATACAGGTAATACTTTGGCAGCTTCGTTACCATCAAATTTGAATGTTGTAGTGTCTGCTGTATGATTAGCACCAGTAGTTGTTTCTACTTTGATTACAGAGTCACCTTCAAATTTATTAGCAGCTTTAGCAATATCTGTTACAGTATTTTTGCTTACATATACACCATATTGAGCATTAGCATCACCAGTGGATTTACCATTAACAACTCTAACAGCTGCAATATTATCAACTTGGTTATCAGTGATAACGGATTCAGTAGAAATGCTGTCTTTTAATTGTTTATAGTTTACAGCATCTGTATCAGCAACACCAGCTTTTACATTATTGATAATTTGACCACCAGCGCTAATACCATTAGTAGTAAAGGAAATGGATTTGCCATTAGAGTTAGCAGTCATACCATCCATAGTATATTCTGCAGCATCTAAGTTGTCAGTGTTTTCCAACTTCATACCATTAGCATCTACTTTAGTATTTGTACTTGTAGTACCATCGAAGAAGTGAACTTTATCCTTTCCAATGTAGGAATGCACATCATCAGTCACTTTACCAAAGCTAGCAGAATTCATATCTACTAAATCTTTGTTTACGTTCACTTTATATTCCTTACGGCCAAAGTTGTTATCTTCGGAAGTTACAGTAGTATTAGTACCATCAACAACTGTGTTGTGTTTTTGAGCTTCTAATGCTACGTCATATAGTTGGCTACCATTGATAGCATCTGTGGATGTAGCAGATACACGACCTGCTGCTACGTTTTGTAACTGACGTGTATAACTAGTTACTCCACCAGCACCGGCACGACCATTAGTACCGAAGCTTACAACAGAGTCTGGGTTAGAACCCGCATAAGTGGAATTACTGAAACGAATATCTGTTGTGTTATCCTTAATATTGGATGTACCAACAGCTAATTCTGTAACAGAATTGGTGCCGATTGCAACGCCATTTTGTACATCAGCAATTGTATTATTGCCGATGGCAAACGCATCAACTTGTGTAGCTTGAGCATGGGAACCAAGTACAGTTGCACCTTGCTCTTTAGTTTGAGAATTAGAACCAAAGATTAGCTGTTCCTTGGCGTTGTCCAACATTTTGTTGTTATAACCAAAAATAGCACTTTGATCAGCGTCAATAATACCATTGTTAGCACCTACTACTGTAGTATCATCACCATTTACAGTCGTATCACGACCAACAACGATAGAAGATACGCCTTTGGCACTTACATTTGTGCCAACGTTTACAGTTCCAACGCCATCTGCATGGATAGCGTTACCAATAGCTACTGAAGATTCGCCATTGGAAATTACCCCATTGCCAATAGCAATAGTGTCTTGAACCTTAGTTTCAACTCCGTTGCCAATACCAATAGTATTGAAGTCAGTAGCAACTCCATTACCGATACCGATACTATTGCTAAGGTTATTAACAACGTTATTACCGATACCAATACTATTATTACTATTAGTATTAACTGCAGTACCAATACCAACACTATCATTACTATTGGTAGTAACTGCAGTACCAATAGCTACATTATTATCAGCATTGGATCGAACATGCGAACCAAGTGCGATAGAATCTTTGCCATCTACTGAAGTAACAGCACCAAGAGCCAATGCATTATCTTTATTAGCATAAGCACCGTTGCCAATAGCTACGGTATTATCTGCAGCTGCACGGGCTTGAGACCCAATTGCAAAGGTGTAATCTTTTAGTGCCTGGGAGGATGAACCAATAGCTAGGCTAGAATAGCCTTTCGCCTCGGAATTTTCACCACCAGCGATGCTATTTGCACCGGTCGCTTTATTGTTATGACCGTATACAAAAGAGTTAGCACCATTGATAGTGTTGTCGTAGCCTGCTGCAAAAGAACTTGTAGCGCTAGCATTAATGGTATTTTGACGGCCAACAGAATATGCACCATGACCAGCATATACATCGTTATACTCACTATTGCTAGCTAAAGCCTTATTAGGAATATCACCAGGAGCATCAGTTGTAGGTACAACATATGCACTAGTAGTGCCGAATGCCATTGCGGAAATAATAGCTGCAGTTAATAATGTTTTGTTTTTAATAATGTTTTTCATTTCTTCGTTTCTCCCTTTCAGAATATGAAATATATAATTAAAGAAAAACCAAAATAGTCTTTCTTTAAAAACTAAATTATTTATTTACTTAACTAAATCTTATTCTTCTTCTCGAATTAAGTCTAAAATAGAGTTGCGTTAGAATATCATAGTTGTTGCTTTCTAAATATTCTGCTAAAATATTCAATAGTTCTCTATGAACAATTTTTTCTCCAAGCTCAGTATCGCAGTTTCCTATCAATAAACTTTCTGCAGTTCTGATCATTTTAGTTGCCGCAATATCTTGTGTGGCTTGATCATGATACTCTTTAATAGTATCAACTACTTGAGCTTCTGATATTTCTTTCTTGTTGCTATTGTTATTCAATTTAACATTCTTCTTTTCTTCGGCCATTATTTATCCTCCTTGTTCTTACTAAAGTTATAAGACTTGCATTCTAACGGCTCTGAAGTTACTACTTTCATAGAATTGATATTAATAATATTATCTGCTATTAATACCTCTACAAAGTATGCCATCTTTGCATATGGCACGAATAAACTGAACGTATCACCATCAACTTCTTTAGGATAGTTGTTTGGCAATCCTTTAAAGTCGTATTGGATTTCTTCTACTTTCTTCTTAGTTTCAATTGTAGTACCATCATCTTTGACTTGTTGAGATTCTGATCTCATAGTTACAAACGACATTCCTACTCTACTAACTTTGATGAATGATTCATCTTTAGAATCTTTTCCTCTAAACAGATTCTCTACTGGAATTTCTATAACTAGTCCATCTTTTCCATCTAAAGCTAATTTTACCATAAAATGTGGGGTTCCAAATAATTCTTCTACAACTCTCAAGAATTCTGGATTTTCAATTAACTTGTTTACATCAAATTCAACAGTTTTCTTAATCTCACCAATATTTCTTTTCTCTGTATATGGGCGATAGTAGTTATCTAAAGTTTCCTCTTCTTCATCTTTTGAGAAAAGTTCTACCACAGAATCATACAATGACATGATTTTCCCTCCTTTCTTTTCAAAAAATTTTATATTCTTCTAATTAAGAAATATATCTTTTATTCTAAATATACTTCTCACCTTTATAGTATATAATTATTTTATATTTTAAAATAAAAAAATAAAGCGAAGATGGAGTTAACCATCTTCGCTTCATAGTGTGATTAGCAATCAATATTAGAGTTTGTTGTGTTAGAAAGAAATATCTGATATAGGATTTGGAATAATGTGAACTTTGTATGTATTGTAATAGATGATGAAATCCTATATCAGATTAAAAAAGATTAAGCTTTTAATATTAAGCTTGTGGTTGAGCAGCTGGTTGTTCTACTACATCTGGAGTAGGAACAGGAGCTACATTAGGATTGGCTGCTGGAGCAGCTGCTACGTTAGGATTTACTGCATAAGTTGGTTGAGCATTAGCAGTGAAATCTTGTGGTGCCTCTACAGTACCAATTGGGTTTGGACTTGGGAAATTAGGCATTGGTTGATTAGGTACTTGCATACCACCAGCTTGTGGGAATGGTTGACCACCATATACAGGAGCTGTTGGAGCTGCATTGTACATCATAGCTGGATTACCGATACCAGCTTGGAAGTTATTTGGGTATAGACCACCAAAACCAGGTTGGTTAAAGATGTTACCCAAGATTTGGAATGCGTTAGTTTCGTCAGCAGGTTGTAATACGCCATTAACGTTAGTGATTTTTTCAAATGCATTTTTAGCAATACCCCATAATTGTGGGATTTTGTTGAAGAATGCAATCATCATGTAGATATCGCGCATGCTGCTAGTTGGGTTAGGCAAGTATGTTTTAATAGATTGATACAAATCATTCATATTTAAGCAGATTTGTTCAATATCGCCTTTAGCAGAGTTCAAATCGATCAAATTGAAATCGGAATTACAAATTGGGCAGTGATAACGGCCGTCTGCCAATTTTTCCAATTTAATATTACCGTTTTGATCTTTGTGTGTACAAAGTGCACGAAGATACTCATCGCGAGTGAGTTTTGTTTGGAATGCTTGAGGAGCTTTTTGGATCTCAGACATCTCTTCAGGACTCAACAATTGAGACATTGTTGGATTTTGAGGAGCATTGTTGCCGTAAGTCATTCCATTGAATTGTTGGCTATAGCCGTTGTTAAAGTTATACATTATTTTTCCCTCCTAGGATAAAAATGGAAAAAAGCGATACCCAGATGATATACCTCATAACGAGGTATATCAAATTGGTATCATTATTATAGTTTACAACCAAAAATTTGTTTAGATTAATAATTTTCGGATGCAACTAAATTACATTTGTTTATAAAAGTGTTATGCTCATACTAATTTTTTATTAATATGAAACTGGATGAACTGTTTTATCATATTCTTCCAAATCAGTAAAGTTGCGTTTTCCATCAGGACTGTTCTTATGAGCTTGATTGGAATAAGCATACATACGTTTTCTTTGAATAGCAATGTTTGCATTTGTTTGTTCAAATAAACGATGTTTGTTATAATCGATTTGATCTTGAGTCATATTCAAAGCAGCAGCTACTGCATCAAATGCTTCTTCGTTTAGTTCGCATCGAATATTTTGGATTTCGCCATAATCTACACAGATCATAACGGCTGGTACCATAGATTTAGATCCAAAACTCATCCCTGCAGATGGGGAGTTATGAATTGTGCTTGGGTTCGTTACTAAGAAGTATATAAAATATCCCTCAGCATCATTCCAAATTACATTTCCATTATGATAATCTATTACGTTTAAACTGTTATCACATACAACATGAGTAGGGAAAGTTATTTTTTCAATAGAACCATCGCCGCGTCTTACTTCAGTCTCAGCTTTTTCACAAAGAGTTCTTAATTTTACAACATCAACTGTTTCCAAGATTGAATACCTCGCTTTCTAAAAATTAGGTTTATTTGAATGTAAACCTAATTAAGAGATACGAATCCTTGGAGCAAAGTTTCCGTAATATTCTTAGAATCTTTTAATTTGTTTCTGTACTCTACTATTTCATCAAACATTTGTTTGAAATCGTCTTTGACTTCAAAACAAGTAATAATCACTCCATCTATTGATACAGGAACTATAAAGTTCTTGTAAAAATATACCTTACATAATGGGCTCTTATCATTAGCTTTTTTACACATATGCTTCATGTAATAGAAGAAGGACGTGAATTTAGGATGACGGGGTATATCATAAAGACACAAGCCATATTTGATGATATTTCTTGCAAATCTATTACGTCCCTTCTTACTTCGAAGGTTTACCCTTTGTCTCATTCTTCTTACAGAGTGTTTTGATAGTGTAGTTCTATGAAATATCGAGCGATATCCATTCATTAGAAGAATACCGATTGGTACTTTCTATTGAATTGATTGTTTAACGTCATCCCTATGTTTCTAAGTTGAAGAAAATCGCCAGTCTGAACATAAGCAGAAATACCATTATGCATAAGCTGATACATAATCATCTTAGCAGTGTATTCATTAATAACTTCATTAACTAATCCAAAGTCTCCAATTTGAGTATACAAGTTTGGACCTCCAGATTTTAAAGCTATTAAAAGTACATTGGTCTTTCTAATATCAAATGCAAGCATATCCAATGCATATTGCAAGATTCTCGTATCTGATTTTAACGCTTCTTCAAACTTCGGATTTGTTACAGATCCTCTAGCTATATCTCTAAATAAGAATTTAATGTTTCTTCTAATATGATCCATAGTGATGATATCATTTCGATTGCCACCATACATCTTATCTAAAAACATGCTTTTATCTGTTTTCTTGTTTACAAACTGAGGTTTTATTTCTCTCATTTAATTTCACCTACTTTCTAATACTAATTTCTAATGAGTAGTACTATTTAGTCGGTGAGTTCATCTCTTTGTAATAATAGAGTTGAAGATCGCTTGGAGTCATGAAATTATCATCTTTATCTTGATTAGCATAATCTGTTACATACTCATCTAATTCTTCAACTGTTAATCCTTGATCTGGGAAATGTTTTTCTATTAGCATTCGTAAAAAAGAATAGATGGACACTTCACGACCTAATCCGAGATTACCACTCATGACGTAACTATTTAAGCAGTCATAATTCATGAATGATTGTAGAAGATATTGGAATACAGTCTCTCTACCTCTGAGAGCTAACCACTCACCTTCATCTGTAGTATCACTACCAGCAAGAACGAATAACAACAAATATGGCTTGTCGTCAATTATTACTTCTTCTCTAGTAGTGGGGTCAAATAGCTGTACTATTTGTTTCCGTTCTCTAAAAATCGGCATCTAGATTCCTCCTTATATGGTTAAATTAGAACTACACTACACTATTATAGTATACATTTGAAGTGTAGTTTAAAACAAAAAAAGAGGGTTATTACGACCCTCTTTTTCTTTATATTACTTTATAGTATAGATTGACCATTTAAAGATACAACAGATTTTCTTACGGGAATCATCATACGTCTAACAGGTAATACATAGACACAAGAGTTTCTAAATCTAGTAATTCCAGTATAATTTAGATTGCGTTGGATATCCCTATGTAAGTGCTCTTCTAAATAAATCCCAGTAAAGTATTGAGACCCCTGAGATATATGAGTAGTGATTGCATAACCAAATTCAAACTTTTCTAATTTAGAACTGAATTTATTATTCATCATAGACTTCATTTCACGTCTTGTTCTATAATCAGATATAAAGTATTTGAAATCACATTTTAATTTCTCAAATTTAATATCTGGAAATAGATCTGGAACAAAATCCATCATAAAACTCTTAGCCTCATAACCAGTAATAGATGGATAATTTGTAACCGTACCAGCTAAACCATTGGCTAGATTAATACCATCTATCCCAACTCTCCAGTTATTCTGTCTACATACTACCTTTTCTCCTATTATAGGAACTGGGCTGGATGTATTCAAGATATTGCGTCTAACGTATCCATTGAATTGATCCCTAGTCTTGTTGGTACCACAGATAATTGTCTTATAAGCTTTGATCATATCGTCATTAAGATCGTCTTTTGATATAACCATTACATCGCCATAGTTGCCTATCCTAGGCTGTATGCCTTTTATAAGCATATTTGATATCTCTACAATAGCAGAATGTTTTGCTTGTCTCATAATCTTAGATAGTCTAAACACCTTACCATTATAGAGAAACCCTGGTTTGTCTGCTACTGGTGGTAACTGATTAAGATCTCCACAAGCTAATATTTTAATACCATTTGTTTCCATCTCTTGTCTCATCTTCAATGGTATTGTAGAAGCTTCATCGACACATATGAGTTTGATTTCATTAGGATCCAATGGAGAATACACGAATCTTTTAGTAGTATATTCTTTTCCCATAACTCCATCTTTTTCACTCTTTACTTCTAATTTGTATAACCAAGAATGTGCAGTAGATGCATTATGAAACCCATTCAATCTCATAACAATAGCGGCAGATCCAACGTATGCCATAGGGGCTACTTGTTCTGGCCTTAATCCTAACTGATCTATGATACAATGCATTACGGTAGATTTGCCAGCACCAGCAGGAGCACTATATTGGAATACTAATTCTGATTCATGTTTATACCAATGAACAGCAGCTTTTATAAGGGCTTGCTGTTCATCAGTTAATTCAAAATCTATTCTCATTTTTTAACCTTTTCATTTTCAAGAGCTTCGAAGTATTCTTTTTCATATGCATCATATATACCTAAGATCTCTCTAACTGGGCCATTGGTCATGGCTTCTAATCTCATATAGGCTTCTAAATATTTAGTAGAATCTTTGTAATGCATATCTGTTTGGATCTTAGCCCCATTAGAATATAATAACGTCATATATCCATAAGTATCTACTTTTGGAGCTTGGTTTGGTTTAGCAGACATAATTTGAGCAGATACAATCTCTGGATGAGATTTCTGTAAATACTGTTTTAATAACTCATCCATAATGATAGGATTGTTGTATGGATCAAATATTAAATCTTTCTTATGAAGAATACCTCTATTAGCGTGACGTAAGAATTTACCTCTTACCACGATATAATCTGGATTTTCAAAATCCTCTTCAGTATCTACAATATAACCCTCATGGTCTTCTTCCAAACCAGTGATTCTTAATACATCATTAATGAATCTTTCAGATAATTCTGGATTAGTACAAGTGGATGCTCTAAAATCTGTTAAAGAATTAATCTCTCCACCTAACACATTAACTTTTTTCTTTGCCATAATAAAATTTCCTTTCTTCAAATATATCTATTACTATTTTATCAAATACATTTTTAGATTTTACATCTCGACACTGTAATAATGAAAGAGGTGATAATTAATATGAGTACTCATAACGTAAACTCTAGTACAGAAATTGCTATTCTTTTAGATGATTATGTAAATAAATTCCATCCAGGAGAACAACTATTCAAGTTACAAATGACTGGTGGTATGCAAAATAATAGCCGTGCCTTATATAGAAACCAAGTATCTATTCCAAACCTTATGAATAAAGAAACAGATGGTTTAGATTTTGGAGAGGTTAGAAGAACCGCTGTAGTGAAACTAGCGCTTCCAAGAGAGGTTACAAGAACCTATCCTAAAAAATATATCCCAGTAGGTACTAGATTTATAGTCACCTTTTTAAGTGGGGATATTACTAAACCACAAATTATTGGAATAGAGCAATAGGAGATACCGATGGCAATATACTATAATAGTGCTAGCCTAAGTATTACTGAAACTCATACTCTTAAAGAGTTTATAGATACTGGTAATGCTGCTAGTGATAATTCAGATTATAAATCTATCTCTTATTATGAAACTAGAGATGGGTTTGAATTCGTAGTAAAGAATCTATTAGATGATTATTTAACAGATCTAAAAGAGCAATGTATTTTGATTGAATTATCTCCTCAAGAGGTAAACAAGTACAAATACAATCCTAAGATGCTCGCATATAAAATCTATGGCTCTACTAAGTTATTCTATATTATTTTACGTTTGAATAATATTTGTAGCACCCATGAATTTACAATTCCGAATAAAACATTATATCTATTACCTAAGGCTGCTTTGTCTAAAGCTTTATCTATTATTTATAATAAAGAATCAATGGCAATGAATACATATAACCAGAAACATTCTAGAGATAAGATTATTACTCCAGTGAATAAGTTCATTTCTAAATCTTATTCTTCTACAGCATCTATTGGTTCTTCTAGTACTTCTTCATCTTAAACAAAAAATAGTGGTATGGGATTATTCCCATACCACCACTTTAATGTGTTTGTTTGTTAAGATGAGGAGGTGGTACTAATATTACAACCTCTTTCTTTTTATTTTTTGCAAATGGGGAAGACTCTTCATCGTCTAATGAGAATTTAGGAGTCATCTCTATAAGCTTGGTATCTTTGATATTAGTCTCTGGTCTTTCAACCATAGTTTCTGTAGGCATAGATACGCTATTATCTTTTTTAGTTGTCTTTACTAATCCAGAACCAGAAGTCATATCAACAGATTTATTCAATGCCTCTAATCTTTTAGCTGGATTATTAATAGACACATGCTCTGTTGTTCCAAATTTAGAAGTAACTTCTTCTATATCATTATTTATTAGAGACTCTCTAAATACTGCTTTTGGTTCAAATAGATCTTCTACTAATGCTACAGATTTAGGATAGAATGGTTGGAAGATAGAGTCTAATCTATGAGTAGTAGGGAGTTTATATCTATGCTTAGTCATTTTAATCCCAAGATATCTATTACCCTCTTTATCATATTCTGGAACAATAATAAAGGTACCATCAAGATTAGTATCGATCTTAATAGACTCACCAATATTTGCACGGCCTAGTTTCTTAATAGAATCTAGTTTATTAGCGTTTCTTCCCTCATCAATGATTTTCATTGCTTCCCGATTCAGCTGAGATGCTGTAATTACTGGGATTTTCTTAGAGATTGCAAATGTTTTAAAATCATTTACTACAGTACCTAAATCTTGATAAACATCTTTTGTTCTTTCAGATGGTTTGATACGCATCATGTAGTCTTGTAGGAATGCTATAGTTTCGAAACCCTCATCCTCTAAGTCTTCTACTATCTTATACATATAAGACGTATCTACAGAGTTTACTGGTTTATATTTGATAACTAACTCAACAGCCCTTTTGTTTTCTGGATCGAATTCAAATTGGCATTCTTTAAATTGATTTATTGCATCCTCTGCTGTAGCACATGCTTCCATAGATTTGCCTTTGGTCATGATATGATATAAAGAACAAACTGTTTCTACTACTAAGTTTTCCATTGTTAATAATACAATGCATGGTTTTTTAGATTTGTCTTGTGTTATAAAATCTTGATTATATTTCCATAACTGATACATTATATTTTCTAAAGTAGTAGTTTTACCAGAACCAGATGCACCAAAGAATGAATAAACACGTTCTTTTTGGAATCCGCCACCAAGCATAGCATTGAAACCTTGCATTCCAGTAACTAGTTTATATGATGGGCTTGTCACATATTTATGAATATCTGGAACACTTGTTTCTAATTGTGATAATCTGAATAATGTATCAGATGAATCTTTATTAATTTCATTGCGTCTAAATACTGTTTGAATATCACTGATTCTAGATTTCAGATAATCAATCGTTTGATTCTTCTCCCTAAAATCTGCATTTTGATATCTATTGATAGCCTCTAATAATACATTAATATGCTCATCGACTTCAGTATTAGTCAACAGCATAGAGATATTACCCTCTATAGATATTACTTCATCATTTGATAATTCTCTACAGAGAGCTTGGTCTTTTTCTAGATTAGTTATATCCATAACAAGGTTAATATTAGATAGAATCATTTCTCTATCATTTAACCCTTTCATTCTGTTATCTAGAATTGCCTTTAAGAATCTTAACTTGATAGCACAGTTTTGATTCTTTATAAAATCTTCAGGATTGATCCTGACGATTAAACTATTAAGCATGGTTAATCCGTGCTTACGGATATTATCATTCATAGAGAGAGCATATCGACAAAACGAATTCAGTATATACTCTGAAATGCCAGCAGAAGCTTGAGGGGCCTTTCTAGCAGTCTTGGTATTCGTTGGCTGATATTTTAAATTTCTCTTGTCAAAATCTGTCATACTAGAAACTCCCATTTTTAGATTTTCGTTCGATTAGTATTATAATGTTTTTGGAGTTAAAGTTTTTCAATATAAGACATGAAGTCTGCAAACTTTTCTACAGTCCAAAAATCATTTTTTTCCTCTTGGTTTATATATTGAACTAACTTTTGTTCAGGAGATAAGTTGTTATCAAATAGATAATCATATTTTTGGTATCTTTGATTCATATTATGCAACTCTTTTTGTATCTTCTGTTGCTCAAAGTTGGTTTCAATCTTTACATTAGCCTTACTCCTATAGAAATTCTTTAAAAGATCTATAGTTCTAGGATTATTCTTAGTAATAAGAATTCTAAGATGATCTATACCCTCAGCCAATAATGCTTTAATATAATCAATTATAATCCTAGGATCTTTATCTATCATATCATCTAGATTGATAGTATCATAGCGGAAAGATTTAATAGGCTCAAAATGGACTAAATATTTTCTTTCCTTGATATTGTGTAGAAGAATTATGAATCCCTTTTCTTCTTCCTCACCAAATTTATATCTTATAGGAGAACCACAATAATAAAAGTCATTACTATAAACCCCATGCACATGAACATGACCAGATATAATAGGACCTTTACAATTACCGAAATCTTCTATATCAAATACTGGCTCCCTATTAGATGCTAAATCCCTTTTATTTTTACCAAAGATAGCTCCTTTAAAAGTACCATGCATATAACAAGCATCGTACAATCCAGAGTTAACTAAGTATTGGTTGTAATATGGCTCACCCATGTTATACATCTCTGGAATACATAGAATCTTCTTGCCTTTGATAAATAAAAATTGAGTTTGGGTTACAATTCGTAAATCACAACCTTGATTCATAAATGGCACAAAGATCTTGAGCTGGTCAGCATCATGAGATCCAGTACCGTTTATAAGTATCAAGGTTGCATTTTTTCTTCTACATATATCAACTAATCTTTGAACGAATGAGATAGCATACACTACAGCATCTGAATTGGCCATAAATTTATGGTCGAATATATCCCCATTAACAGATACTATATCTAATACATTCATCATTTCAAGATATTTTAAAAATTGTTCATTTAAGATTTTATATTCAGTTATAGGCTCTATAGTTCCAAAATGAAGATCTGAAATATGAGCTTCAACGAATGTATCTTTTATATTGTCAAAACTTACTACTTGTTTCATTGTTCTTTTTAATCACTCCTTACACTATTATAGTATGTGACCAAAATTTAAGTTAAAAATAATACTAGAGCAAGTTTATGCTCTAGTATCATCTACGACTTGTTTGGTAACTCCAACATTTAAGACTGATCTTAAAATTATATCTAAAATTCCCATTATATTAACAGCCATTACAGAATATTTACTGTATTCCTCAGCTTTAAGTTTGGTACTAAAACTATAGTTAGGATTTTGAATTAGACCCTTTTCGTTTATCCTAAATCTCCTGAAAGACTCTACTTCAGCAGTGGAAGTCTCTAACTTAGTAGAGCATTTGTAAACAGTTTCTTCTATAGTATAATACTGCTCATCCATATCTAATCTAAGTTTAGTTTTTATAAATCTTTCATTATTTGGAAGATATAAACTGTTTAGATTGTAGTTTATAATGATGATCTTATTGATACGCTGAAAAGCATTCTCTCTAGTATCATTGTATTCAAAGATGATATCACAGCTATCTCTATTATTTTCAAAAATAGTTTTAAGAAGATCTTCTAAATCTACTTGAAATAAGATTGTAAAGTAAAGAAGAAATACTGAATATCTTAATACATGATATACTAAAGTTTCTGGATGCTTAAAGGATTCTTTTAAAATCTTTCTAGAACCTTTAGAGATTCTATTGCTTAATAGTGGGAATTTTATATTTTTTATAATCCATTTTCTAATATATCTGATAACCTTATTCCCATCAGTTCTGTTGAACTCATTGATGTATTTTGTAAAGTCCTCAAAGATATTTAATGGATCATACTTATCATGCACTTTGTGGTTGGAGCTTATGAAGTTTCTTGGCAAGATCATTAAAATTCTCCTCAAGGTAATGAATATGATAGTAGCTATATAATATAGACTCAAAAGTTCTTTCACATAGATTGAAATACTCTTTATGCTCTGGAATAGATAAGTCTAAAATATATTCTTTGTATTTAGGTTGGTATTTATTTAGTTGGAGAATAAGCACCCCATCTATATTTATATTTTCTTTCTCTCTTAGAACTTTGGAATAAGCTGCTAATTGGAGATAGTATTTATAAGTAACATGATTAGAAGTTTTGAAGTCTATGAGATATAATTTGCCATTTATCTTCATAAGACAATCATAAGTTCCACCATACCATTCGCATACTAATTTTTGCTCTTGACCAACGATTTCATAATCAGTGGTTTCAATTATCTTCCACCATTCTTGGAATGCTTTAAAACAAATAGATGGAGTATCTTCTGGAACCTTTTCACCTTTTAAAAAGCATTCTATACCATGGTGAATCTTAGTACCAAATACTGCCGCCTTAGATAATACATCTTTATATCTTTGGTGTTTGAACCCAAGACTATTAGCCCAACTCATTAACTTCTCTTCACTAATCATTTTAGAAAGTACTTCTGTTACTCTCGGTACATTCTTTCCATTGTATGTATATCTATCACTAGAATTCATTTCTACATGAAGATCTAAAATATCTTGTAATTGCATTAATTTTACCCCTTTCTATATCACTTAATAACAAGTCTAAGGTATCGTATTTTATCATATACGGAATGGGCTTATTTACTGCAGGGACATTAAAATAACTACTTAAAATATCTGATAGGAGGAAACAAAACTCATGAAGGAACTTAAATCCTACTCTGACTCTTACTTTTATAAACAGTATCCAAAATATCAAAAACTCTTATTGGATGCTATTATGACTGATCCTTTGATTGATAAAGCTACTGAAGAATTCAAAGGTGTAATTTTAGATCTCAAACGTCAAAGAACTGACGAAGCATTATTGCGTATCCTTAATTCTAATAATACGGTATTATTAGATTGCGATACTCCATTACCTAGAACTTTCAAAGTATTCTGTGCTAAAGAAATGAAAGGTAAAGATCGTGGTAAAATTAAAGTATTTATCGATGCATCTAATTGCATTGTTAAAGACCCTAAACATGGTGATTATAATTTAAATGAAACAGCATTGGTTTCTTATCTTATGAATGCTGGTGTTGCTATGATCTATCATAAGAACTTTGATATCTTTAGACGTAGATCTAACTTAAATATCAGTATCACTAAATGCTTTGCAAACTCTTTTACTCATATCATTGATTTCTTAGCAAAAGTTTCTATCCAAGAATCTAAAAAGATTCAAGTGACTTATCTTTCTGCTATGTATTTCTTGATGGGCTTACTTCAATTAGAAGATGAAAATAAAGCAAGAGATATCGCTATGAAAGTAGCAGATATTTCCAGAAATGAAGCCATCTTATTAGAAGATGCTATGGAAAAAGCTTGTCGTAAACATAGTGATATCAAAGAAAAAGATCTTAACCCATATGAAAATATTAAGATCTTTGTTAACTGCTTAAGAGATGCAATGCATCTAAATCCTAAAGCAGTTAGCTTAGATATTGTTGTAGAAAGATGGATGATGCAATTCGGTCCTGGTACTGTATTTGGATTAGAATACTTCCCAGCTTTCTCTGCCATGATGACTGATGCATACGTTGGTGGTTATTTGAATAATCAAAAGACTATTGAAAAGGTATGTGGTAAAGACATGGTTCAATATTCTAAAGATGTAATTACAATGCTAGGCTCTATTGCTTAAATAATTTAGGAGGTATTCGTAATGCCTAATTTTTTACTAAACCTCCATTTTGATAAAACTGGTTGCACTAATTCTTCTATCAAAAACTTAGGTGGGGTATCTTTTACAGATACCTCATCTATTATTGAAGCAGCTGGTACTGCTTATTTTAAACCGTTTAATGATAATGCTGGATTATGGTTAGAAGACGTTTCTAAGCTTAAGAAGCATTTGGAATCTCAAAAGAACTTTACTATCTATCTTAAATATAGAATTAAGAAAGAGAATATGAATAAAGATGAGAAGATTCCTTTATTGTCATATAAACGTAAAGATAGAAATAGTCATAACAACTTCGTTTATATAGAAGAGGCTGGATACTTTACAATTCAAATCTCTCCAGAAGAAAAGTATTCTAGTGCTATAGTAGATTATACATTTAATGATAAATGGCATTATCTTACTATCACTAGAGATGAAAACATTCTAAGAATATTCGTAGATGGTTGTTTAGCAACTATTAACGATATTCAAGGTAGTATGTCTTTTGGAGATGAGTTGTTTGTAGGTTATAAGAAAAGTACTAGTAATGATATCCATACTTTTGGTAGTGGATATCTTGATGATATTAGTATTATAGATGAATGTATTTATTTTGATACATTTGTCCCACCAACTCTATATATTACCACCGAAGATACTATAGAGAACTATTTTAGAAACAACCATTCAAATGTTTTAGGTCAATTAGAACCAGAAACTCAAGATCTAATTGATCACAAAATGGAATCTACTGCATACTATTTTAACGAAGCTCAAAGAGGTTATCTACCTCAAAGACTTAGAATAAAATGGCATGAAGAAAGAGAATATTTTAAAAGAGAAGAATGGAATAGAGAATCTAAATATATAGATTCTACTGTAATTTCTTTATATAATATGGCTCATGATAAAGTCGGATTTGAAGAAGAACGTTTCTTCGAAGGAACTGCTTATCATCTATTAATGAATAAAGAAATTAACCCATTCTTATTATTTGTAGATGGTAAATTTGTACCATTATCACAAATCTATATGATAAGATCAGACGATTTCTATACAGTATTCATCAATAATAGAGATCCTATCTTATCTGGTCCAGTACAGACTGTAGAGTATATTAAAATTCCTTTCCCAGTAATCTATGAAGAATTTATTGGTGAAAGAGAGGATAAGACTCCTATCTATAAATTCAATAAAGATGGATTCTTCGATAACTCTCAATCTGCAATCTATTTCTATTATATAGATAACGATCAAGCTCCTAATACTAAGCTTAGAACAAATGGTATTTATGAACAAACTATGCCTTCATATGTAGATACTGAAGGTGGTAGTATAAGACATAGCGATGACGAAATGGTTCATTATGTATGGAGATATGGTAATCTTGAAACTAAACGTATTCATGGTAAAAATATCTTTATGTATTTTAGAGCATGGGATCATGGTTATGTAAAACCAGGAGATCAGATAGTTCTGTATAGAGACAATGTTCCTATAGATCCTAAGAATTATCGTCTTATGGGTGTAGACTTAATTGAGTTCTTTAATTATCAGACTCTAGATCTTCCTAATACTTCTTTATATACTATGGAGATTATTACTGATAACTCAGATTGGTTAATAGAAGACTATGCAACTTCTAAAGTATTTTCCATGGTAGCTCAAGAAGACGAGCAAATCGTATTCCAACTTCCTGTAGAAGACTGGCCTGATGTAGATAAGTATAATCAAATTCTTGTATTCAATGGAAGTATATTCCATAATCAGAATGATTATGTAGTAAATAAAGATAATTATACAATCACATTTACAAACTCTGCAAAGGTAATTCATAAAGGGGATACTTTAATATTTGCATTTGTAAATATTACCAAAGGTTCTCAACATGGTCCTCTTCATTTAAAACCATTCTTCTTTTCTCAAGAGATAACTTCTAATAGTAACTCTATTGCTCTTCCAGATATGCCTGGTCTTAAATATAATTTAAACAATTTTATGTTGTTTGTAGATGATAAACTAGTCATTCCTAGAAGATATAGAATTGAAGGGGATAAGCTTGTATTTATGGAAGCTAATGATGGAGTAAAGAAAGGACAACACGCTGTCTTTACTTTATTCAAATTAGTAAGTGAATATGATGATCCTACTAATGTAAGATATAAAGTTATACAAGAAGAACTTGCTCTTGGTCGTAGATTTGTTCTATATGATATGACCATAGATAAGAAGTTTAAGATCACTTTAGACAACTTAGTAGCATTTGACCAAAATGGTAGATATATTCCAGATCTATTTGGTCAGATCTATAATAGAAATATTATCAAGTGTTTATACACTGGAGAACCTATGTTGAGGGTTCCAACCTACTTCAGTTGTATATGGTTAGAAGATTCTCTGCCTAATGAAGCATTAGCAGTTCATCCAACTAATAATGCATTCATGAATGGTTATATTGCCTTATTCGAAGAATTCTATGAAATGGATGATCACTTTAAAGAGTTGATGTCTGATTTCAATACTAGATATTATAAGAGTAAGCATTATGGTGAAAACTTAGCTAAGGCTCTAGACTACATGGCTTGCTATCAACAAATTAAGTTTGATAAAGTCTATGAAGAAAGAGCTACTGCTGATAGAATCACTTTTGATGTAGGCAGATTAAATGCATCTTCTACACTTGATGCTAATGGTGATACAACATATGAGATGGAACGAGATCATTTCAATAGTAGATACTATAGAACTTATCCTATTTACTTCTTAAATGGTATTGTACCTGAATGGTATGACCAAACCACATATTCTGGCAATAGAGTTTCTATTCATACTCCTACTAAATTAAAAAATGGAGAGAATGAACAAATCTTTACTGAAACTAAAAACATTACTGTACCTATACCATTTGATTTTAATAAAACTTCTGGTATAGAAAGTATAAACGACGTTCATGTTAAAGAATATGGTGATAGACAAAACTTCTTCGGCAAAGCTAGATTCCGCGGTTCGGCTCTTGTCGATGTAAAAGATGTTTATAAACCAAGAAGAAATGAACAGCTTGGTCGTATAGTTATAGATTTTGATTTCGATTACAATAATAAGAACGGTCTTGTCAATGTTATCACCGTCATGAGTGGCTTTGGCGAACCTCTTTGTAACTTGTATGTGGGCAATCAAGAGGACTATAAACGATCTTTAAATTCGATCAATCCCCATACCCCAGTATTCAGTTACAACTTAAAGGATATAGAAACAAGAAATAACTTACGACTAACTATCAGTTATTCTGATGATGCATATAGATTCGTTCTTAGTAGGAATAGAAAAGTTATAGAATCAGTATATCTTACTATTCCATATTCTCATAGTACTGTTGTAGCTTTTGGCTCAGAATACGATGTATCTAATACAGATTATAAGAGCTTAAAACTAAAACAATTCGATCCTGGGAAAGAACTAACTATAAGAGCTACTGCGAAGTTCCTATATGGTACTTATAGACCTACATCAAGTGTAGATGTGCTTGAATCTATTCGTTGCCATAATATGGTAAACTTCCTAGAACCTCTAGAAAGTAGAATCTTATACATCAATAAGAATACTCAAGAATTCTTAGGTAAGGTAAGAACTGGTAAGGTTGCTAGTAAGGATATTAGATCAATAGTTATAGTTCCTAGAAAAACTAGAACTGCTGATATTCCAGCCTCTATTAGAGTAAAACCTGGTTTGGCTCTTTATGAAAGAGATTTCTCTTTAGATATCCCATCCAAAATCCAAATCAAAGTTGATATACGTCCAATTGATATCAATTGCGATGTAGATCTCTATGTATGGGATTATGTAGATCCTACAGATAATAGTGGCGAATCTTATGAATTCTATTGTAAAGTAGATCCTTCTTACAACTTTACTCCTAAAGATATTCCTTGTAAGATTGAAGTTCCAATTGTAATTACTAAAGCATAATATTACTACAATCAAGCCCCTATACGATAATTTCGTATAGGGGTACATACTAGTAATAAATTTCGCTTTTTTATTGTTAATAAGGAGGGAGAGCTTTTGTACACTAAACTTGTAACCAAAGTGGTTACAATTCCAATCCCTTTCAAAGATAGTTATTACGATGGAGTATCACCTCGTAAACAAATAGATGGGGTCAAGGATCTTATCCTTGCTCAAATAGAAAATGACTCTACTGATATTTATAACAAATCATATCCAGCAGAGCAGTATTGGAGGAATAGAGATAGATTAGCTGGAGATACTAGTACTGATAGAACGTTTTCAGCTAGTGAGATGAACTCTTCTACATTGTTTGATTTATCAGCAGTTTACGTTCCAAAACCAAATGAGAATGTTTTAAAAATTACTTTTAAATTCAAACAATTATTCTTAGACAGATTGTCAACATCTGATCCTGGAAATGAATCTATCATAGACTCTCCTATCGGATCTACTAGTATATTCTCTATATTTGATAAATATACTACTACTCCTTTAGTGAATATTATAGCTGGTGATAAAGGTAATTTCGAAGATGAGCTAGAAAAGATTTATCCTAAATTATCTAAGATGGTTAATATAGAAGCCCTTCCAACTGGTCAGTATATGCTTGATAATTTTGAGCTTACAGTTGAATTTTTAAAGGGCGATGGATGCGTTGTAACCTACAGTTCTGATCAACAAAGAACTCCTATAGTTAAAACACTTCCTAAATATAGTAGAGATTCTCTATTCTCTGTATTTGCTATTGGTGGATATATTACTGATAATGCTTATCCTGCGAATACTGAGTTCTATAGATACAATATCCAACCTACTCAGCAAGCATTAAATGTTAGAGAAAGTGGAGATAATCCATGCTATATTCAAGTAGAATATGGTACACTCCAAAACTATATTGATGAGAACCCATTACTCACTGGTAATTTTGATTATGTCCAAAATGATCAAAAAACCGATTTGATTAATGGTAATCTTGAAATTGTTAAGATTGATAAAGAGCTTGAATTCCCTCTATCAATTACAGTAGTCGAAAGAAAGATGTATGACGGACCAGTAGATCCTAAGTATATTAGAAAAACAAATCAAAAGACTACTGATTTCCAATTAGTTGAGGAATTAGAAAGTAAATATAAAGGACACTGTTACAATTGTACTGGTATTAAATTTGATGATATTCAGATCTTTGTAGAAGTGACTAGTGGACATTTGTATCCTTTGAAATATATAATCGATGATAATGGAAAGATTACATTCGAAGATAATAAATATGCAGCTAATCTTCCTTTATATGCTGGATCTAAAAGGCAGTTCTTATATAAACGATTTAATATCGAAAAAGATACCAACTATATCTCATTAGAAGAAGAGTTTAAATCTGGTTGGGATCCTAAGAGATATATGATCTTCAAGAATGGTCATTTGCTAAACAATTCTATCTACAAAATTATAGCTCCAAACTTTACGAATGGGGTTAAATATAAAAGGGTTTATTCAGCAAGTACTTTTAAAGAATCTGATTATGTAGACGTATTCTATATTGAATGTGATGATAACTTTACTCACGTTCCTTACAATCATGACGTATATATGAGTTCTAAAGTTGTATATGCTGAAAAGAATAATCAGACTGTTGTAAGGGTACCTTATCCTTATAAATCTTATCCTAGAGGAAATAAATACTTCTTTGTATTTAATAAAGATGGTATTTATCTAGATAAGAGAAAACAATATACATTATCTGAAGATGCAGACTTTATTACCTTATATGAGACTAGAGCACTCCAAAGAACTGAAAACAGTATGGATTACTTAGTATTCGTATTCCCATATGTAAGATCCGAATTTGAAGTAGATGGTGAATATACTGAAGAAAATAAACTTGAAAACTCTGGTATTACATTCCATTATTCTTATGCAGATGGTGGAACTAATACAGGATTAGTTGAATTCAAACCAGTATTTAATTCTTATAAACTTACTAAAGAGAACTTCTTATTATTTGGTAATACCACATATATAGATCCTTCTAGATATGAATTGGTAAGCAATAATAAGATTCAATTTACTGATCCTATAGATATTAGACATGCTAAGTACGCTCAATATGTAATGGTAATCTTTAATAATATCGGAGTATTGGAAGAGTATAAAGAAAACTCTTCTGAAAATCTACGATTTGATATTAAGGTTCAACAAGTTACAGCTACTGAAGAAAAACAAATTACATTTGAACTTCCTAGCGATATAGGATACAACTCTAAATTCTTAGCATTTACTGGTAGTCTTTCTCTTGATGAAAGTGAAAGATATGCATATGATGCAGTTACTAAAACCTTAATCCTTACCCAACCAGAATACTATTTAGAAGCTGGTCGTAATCTTACTGTTATCACGGTAAATGATAAAGAAGCTAGAGGTGGATTTACAGAAAGAGTAGATTTTGAAAAGATAGAATTCCCTATTGTTTCTAAATCTGTTATTTCTATTCCAAGCTGGTATATAGATCATATGAAGCTTAATCCAGACAATATAGCTTTATTTATTAATGGTACTTTTATCAGTCCTAATAGATATAAGCTAAAAGAAAATGTTATAATTCCTGAAGATAGTAAGGATAGACAATTTGCTGCTGGAAAAACTGCTACAGTTCTTTATTTCTATAAGAAGAAAGTATCATCTTCTGAAGATGGAATAGAAGGTCCATATGAATTATTTAATATGACTAGAGACCATGATGATATATGGTTTGATGAAATGTATGCCAAACCAGTATTAGCTGGTAAGGCTATCGATTTCACTCAGAATATCATTTATGGTAAATTGGAATATATGGAAGACTTATCTAACTGGTATAGTAGGGTCGTATTATCAGGCAATATGAATTACGTTCAAGAGTTCTCTATGTCTTTAGACTTTATCTCTGGCAATCTTCAATTATACTATAAAGATCCATCTACTACGGATATTAATGGCACTATTGATGATCTAGAAGTAGATTGGTATAAAGTAAGTCCTAATGCTAATGGTAAAGAAGTTGATAACTTATATAAACTTCCTGCTATGGCTAAATATATCTTAATTGCTAATAATGTAGCATCTATTCATACTAAGATAAATGCAAACAATAGCTTCTATTCCATATTTACGGATAATGAGGATATTGTAGCTCTTAAATTTGAACCTACTACTTCATTAGAAACTATCACTCCTTATACATTTAGAGGTATGACTAAGTTAGCTTACGTTGCATTTGATAAAAATAATAAACGTATAAGCTCTTATGCATTTGCTGCTACTCCTAGATTGAAATCTGTTAAACTGGTTCCTAATATGAAAGTAGAAGAAAATGCATTTAAATTCTTAGAGAACTTATATATTGCAGACAATGCTATTGTTGCAGACAATGCATTTGAACCTTCTAACAATATAAGACTTACTTATGATAAGAAATCTGAAAACTATATTATGGATAATACTCCAGAGGTTAGAGGAACTACTAATGAAGTAACTGTGCCTTTAAGAGTTAGAAATATTCAATCCTATCAATTCTATGGATTTAATGCTATCAATAGATTAGAATTAGAGAATACTGTATTGAAGATCCTTCCTGCAGCATTTAAAAACTGTACTAGCCTATCATCTCTTACTTTAAAACCTAACCTATGGTTTATCGGTAGTGGAGCATTTGCTAATAGTGGTTTAAATGAATTAACAATTCCATCCACAGTAACTACTATGGAACAAGGAGTTTGCAGAGGGGCTAATAAACTAACCCGTGTAGTTATTCCTAATTCTATTGAATCTATCTTAGAATACTCATTCTATGGATGTGATAAATTAAATGATGTTGTTATAGAACCAGCTGTCGAACCTACTTTAGGTAAGAAAGCAAAAGGTTTAAAATATATAGCTGATTATGCATTTGGTTCTAATGAATTAACCGAAATCACTATTCCTGCATCAGTTAAGACTATTGGTAGAAATGCATTTGCTAATTGCCCTAACTTAAGAGTTATTAATATTGCAGAATATCCTAAATCCCATGTGTCTGATTTATCTTCTGACTCTATTGACAATGCTCCATGGGGTGCACCAAATGCTAGGGTTAATTATTTATAGTTTTTGAAAGGAGTACACATGGCTAGTGTAGTCGAAAAAAATAATGGCCAGACAGTATTCACTTTCAATCCAAATAATGGGATCCCAGTTGAGTTTGACTTAACTGGGATACTCTCCATAAAGATTGAATGTTATGGAGCAGGATCATTATGTGGAGATAAAAAGACTGGATCTAGAGGTGGTTATACTTCTGGTATATTAAATACTGAGAATATACAATCTCTATTTCTTACTGTTGGTTGTTTACCAAAGGGTAGGTCTGGTGGCTTAGGCTTTGGTAAAGGCGGGGATTCTAGATATCCAGAATTCTCAAAAATGATGGGGTATGGTGGAGGTGGCTCTACTGGTATCTCATTAAAAAAGAATGATAAAGAAACAGCTATCATGATCGCTGCTGGTGGAGGTGGTGGTACTGACTATAAAGATCATAGAGGTAGTACTGTATATCTTGAAGGATATAATGGTGGTGGATATTCTGGCGAACCTATATCTACAGCTAACGGCAATATAGATTATGATGGTGCTGATAGTTGGTATCGATATGGTTATGCTGGGCAACCAGGCACCCAATCTAAACCTGGTTTAGGAGGAAGTCTAGACAAGTTTTCTACCTTTACGAACACACCAGAGTCTAATGGTTCTCCATTTAATGGTGGGGCTGGCAAACGTGATTCACTAACCGATAAAGTTCATGGCGGTGCCCCTGGTGGGGGTGCTGGTTGGAATGGCGGTGGTGGTGGAGATATCAGAGGCGGTGGCGGTTCTTCATTTATAAATGGCGATCCAGATTGTCGAGTATTTAATGATAGACCACGATTTACCGATACTGTAACTATTACTGGTGGCAACTCCAATTCTTTTGAAGGAAAAGTTGTAATCACCGTATTAAAATCAGAAATGGAACCAAAAGAGTTCTTCTGTACTATATCTATAGCTCCAAATAATGCTGTATTAGATATTGAAATACCATTCCCATATAAGCAGTTTACAGAAATGCAATTCTTTATTAGTGATAATGAAGGTAGATTAATTCCTCAAGCTTATTATGATAGAATCAATGAAAGAACTATTCGTATTAAGAATGCGGTACCATTTGGTATTACCGAAGAGGATGATATTAAATTTACATTCTGCCACAATAAAGGACAGTATGCTGTTCAAAAAATGGATCTTCATATATCTGGAGAAGACGGTATTAGAAAATATGATATTAACTCTCCATATTATGCTATGCTTGATCTTAGAACAAGATTTAAAGTTTTCTTAAACCGTAAAGCTTTAGTACAAGGTAAAGATTATAGTATTAATATCTATAGAGGGTATATCAAATTTGAAGATCATATTATGATTAATCTTCGTGATGATATAGATATTATATGTTTCTACACTGGTACTAAATACAATAAAGCTATTCCAGAACTTCCTATGAGTGGTTATATCTATTTTAACAAATATGAAATTGATAGAAACCTTAATAAGAATCTGATGGCTGTATTTGTAAATGGTAAATTAGTACAAAGAAAAGATATCCTTGATATATCAAATAATATCCATAAAGTATCTAGAGATATTAGATCCAGATACAATCTAGAAGTTCTAAATCTAAGCCCTAGAGTTGATTCATTAGTTCCAAGATTCAAACGTCCTATCAGTAGAGGAATTGTGAAGAAAAAGATTACTAGATGGATTAATGGTAGAATACTAGATTACAAAGGTTCTGAGTTTAAAAAGGATTTATTTGAAGGGCCTAATGGCAAAGGCATTAAGCTATATCTAAAAGGTAATGAGATTAACCCTTTATTTATTACTGGTAAGAATCTGAAACTATTCAAACAAGATTTCTCTACATGGTTATTTGATAGAGGTGGAAAAGGTATTTCCTTTGAATATCTTCCTAAATACAAAGTAACTATTGAGCAGTCTGAGCATCAAACTATTACTGTCAGATATAATGGTAAAGATTATACTAGTGGAGAAATTTGGGTAGCTCACGGTGATGAGATTACTGCTAGTATTAAAGCTGCAGATGGATACAACCCTGGTAAACTAAATCTAACAAAAGCTACCATTACAGGTCCTACAGAGGTATCAGCATCTAAAGCTATTCCTAAAGTATACGTTAATGCTCTTATTCCATGGAATGCTAATTATAGTGATCTTGATTCAAGAGTAAATAAACTTTGGAAAGTAAAAGATGTTGCTATTCCAGATGGTGTAGATAGAATCCTAGTATTATATACTTGGCATTATAGATCTGATGAACAGTGGGATCAAAGACAAGGTGAAAAGACATATAATGTTTATAAGAATGATAGGGCTAAATTAGATCAAGATATTGCTTCAGGCAGACTTACTGATGTCAGAGGTATTGGCGGTAGATATAATGGTACTGGTATATTCGATTATAATAATATGACTAAATGGTTTGACCATAATAAGATCAAATATATCCAATCTGGTTGGAAAGTACCTCCTGAAGCAGCAATCTATGGCGGTACGGCATACAATGTAATAGGTGTTACTCCTGGTAAGACTTATAAACTTGCTTGTTTCTCTGGAGCATTTAAATCTAGACCTTATGGATTCTTCTTAGTATATGATGATTTTGTTAAAAATCTTCCTATAGATATTACTGATTATTAAAAGATGGAGGAATTATGAAGTCTGAAAATAATAATTCATTCACTATAAAAACTACGGATAAGGTAAATCAAGATTACACTGTCTTTATTAAAGAGGAAGAAACTCCTATTCCTAGTGATAGACTTGTAAGTGGAATGTCTTATTGGGCTAAAGAAAATATTCTCAACTATAAAAACGTTGAAAATCCTTTCTTAGATTCTGTTCAGTTTAAAGAATCACAAAGCCCCGCCAATGCAAGACTAAAAGCTATTTATAAAGAGACTATCAATAATAAAAATAATGCAGTTCTTAGCCCACAACTATACTATTTTAAAGAAGAACAGAAATATATGGTATGTAATCCTTTTGCTGGTATGGAAAGCCTTACTTGGAGAGCGATAGAACCTTTATTTACTGGTGTATATGGTGGGCTAGATGTAAGGTATGCTAGAGACTTGAATATGTTCTTTACTAGTTGTAAAAAACTAAAATGGTGCGACGTTTCTGGTGGGTTAAAAGTAACAAAAAATACAGAAGTCATAGAATATTTCTTTTCTGGCTGTACAAGTCTTAAAGGTATAGTTGGTTTAACAACTTGGGATATCGCTAATATTACTGATATGGATTATCTATTCTTTAATTGTAAAGAATTAGAATATATCAATATCTGCACATGGGATACCTCTAGAATTACAGATTTCAGAAGTACGTTTGGTCTATGTTCTAAGTTAAAGAAAATTTATGGAGTTATTGATTTATCAAGTGCCGAAAATTACACAGGGATGTTTACATCTTGTAATTCTCTTACTGGATTAAAATTAAAGAATGTTCCCGAAAATTTCGATTTCGGAAGAGCTGGACTAACTCCTGGTCAATATGAAATTGTAGATGATCCATTCTATGTCGATCCTAAATTATTTGAACCTAAACACTATGACGATGTCAATCTCATAGTTGATTGGGGCGACGAAGAAGAACATTTATAATATTCAAACTTTTATATTAGAATAATCATACAAATATAGGGTAGAGTCATTACGACTCTACCCATTATTTTATTCTTCTTCTTTTTCAGGATAACTATAATATTTGAAATTACTATGAGCAACTTCATTATCTTCTTCGAATCTAATCTTTTCCATCATTTCAATTTCAGCAGTACTAGACTTTTTGAAATATACTGGTCGAGTAATTTCTACATTATCAACTACATTATCCCATCTAGTATGATTACAATTATAATTGAATGGAGCCCCATATACAAAATCAGATTCAACTCTAGTAAGATCATCTGGAACATCTACTAATACTGGAGGAAATCTTTCAACAGTTTGCCTGATATCAACCATTTCAAAGTTATCAGTGTAGGTCCCATCATTACAGATTTGTAATTGGTCTAATTCATATTCGTATGCTCCAGATTTAGGCGCACCATATGGATTCCCGAACTTGATATCCTTTATAATCCGACCAAAATTATGTTTATCATTATATTCCCACCATTTTTTACCATCTAAAAAGAATCTTTCAATATCTAATTTTCCTTTAGAGAATAAGATATTATGCCATTCATTATCTGGAGTATATGGACAGTCATAAACTAGTTTATCATTAATAAGCAAAGCAGCAGATGGTTTACCTTCTACAGAACCATGATATGCTGGAACAAGTTTAATATTGTTACCATTTTCATCAGTAAACTCCACACCTGGGATATATGATTTCTTATTACTGTCAAAGTCTATAATAGCAGAGTTGTGCAATCTAAACCAAAAAGATATTGAAAACATTTGATCTTTTTCTAATTTAAACTCTCCACTGTTATGATAATACGAATTTTCATTCATACAGTAACAAGATTTGAATCTAGTAGCAATATAAGGATCTTGAATAGCAGTACTATTTGCAAAAGTAATAGCACCATGTTTAGTCCAAGTATCTTTTCCTAGGCCAACGTCTAGCATACCGTCATCATTAAATCTGATAATATTAAAATATTTTCTCTGTCTAAACATTCAATCACCTCCTATGCTCTATAATCATCATCGTCTTTATCTTTACCAGGAATAATATCAGGATATGGATCATTGTCTGGTCTTAGATAGATAGTCTTTCTATAATATACATGACCTTTACCATTTTCTTGATCTGAGATAATCCATTCAAACACACCTACTGTATTAGAATCTTCATATCCAGTAGCTTCCATATTATAATAAACTTTTTCAATGGCATCATTTGAAGAAGGGTTTATTTGTAAAGAACAGACAATACCATCTGCAGGAACTTTGGCAAAGGTATCTAATTTCTTAATAAGTTTAAGAGGAATAGATACAAATGGTTTATCAACATATGATTCCGTCAATACTGCAGGAACCTTGCCTATTAGAATAGCTGTATCACTATTATATTCTTCATCATTAGTTGGATAGCTTAATTGAGTAATTACGTTTATCTGATCTGGAATTTTTCTATAATCATCTTTGAAGAATTTAACTGTGTATTTTATATTCTTCTCTTTTCTAGATTCATTTACATTGTGATGGACCAAGCATAGATGCCAATCGTTTATTTTATTCATTATACCTTCAAAAGTGAATGGTAATGTAGGATCTAAAATAGCTTTTCTATTTTGTTTTGTACCTCTATCTACTATAAGCATCGCATTGAACTCTTTAGTTCTAGGAGCTTTGCGAGGAGTTATCATTTTATCACCACTATTCTTTAAATATATTAAATTCATTACTTATTGTCAAAGAAGCACAAAAAGCCATCAAGTATCAATTAAGATACTTGATGGTATGATTGTATTATTTTACATCATCAGTTTTTTCAATGATTTTGCCGATTACAGAGCTCAATAAACCTAGAGTTACTGTAATACATAATGGAAGTACAATACCATCACGGATTTTGCACCAGCCAGTATCTTTAGCAGCATCATCTTTTAATTTATTGATATAAACATCAGCAATTTCTTGTAATTGAGGAATACCAGATTCTTTCATCCAACGAGTGAAATATTTTTTGGATTCGCTGGTAACGATTTCATTTACATTGCCAATCAATTCGTTTTTAATATTATTGAAAACAACTTTGTCTAAAATTTTTGCCATTATTATACTAACCTCCGAGAAATAAGACTATTAATTTTCTTCTACAATGAAGCTATCAGTTAACTTACCGTCCTTATAACATTCGATTGTAACAGAAGAACCTTTGTAGAGTTGAACGAAGTCTTTAATAACTTCGCCATTAGCTTTAAATACTACAGAAGGATCTTCATTTTTTACTCTAACTGTGACTACTTCACCTTTAGATGGGTCTGCTGTAGACCCTTCGATTGTTTTCGCATTTTTAGCTTCTTTTAAAAGTCTTTCAACTTCAGCTTCTAATTCAGCAATGCGATTTTTATATACAGCTTCTTTAGTTGTGAGAATTACTTTGTCTTTAGATAAGTTCTCATTTTCTTGTTTGAGATCATTATTAGACTTAGATAAAGATTTATTAATCTCTTCTAATTCTCTATTACGTTTTTCAACTTTAGCTGCAGTAAGCTGTGCAGTAGTAGTATCTTTAGAAAGATTTTCAATCTTAGCTAAAGTACTAGTATAATTAGTAGAAAGATCATCTCTTTCTTTTCCAAGAGCAATTACTTTGTCTTGAAGGGATTTGATCTCATCTCTATACTTATTAACTTCTCTAGCCACATCAGTGATCTTAGCTTTAGATTCAATAACTGATGGTGTAGTACTAGAAGATTCTGGTTTTAGAGATGCCATCTTCGTTTTGTGGTCTTGAACAATACTATCTAGAGCTTCGATAGTTTTAGACTCAATAGCTTCTTTAGAAACAAGGGCTTGATGGGCAATCTTCAATTCATTATAATCAACTAATAGTTGAGAAGATTCTGATTTTAATTTTAGATCTTCAATTTTTTCTTGAAGCTCTTTAATTAATTTTTCAGCCTTTTTATATTGAGACTCTAATGCTCTATATTGTGTTGTTGTATACAATCCAAGCATTATAAAATTCCTTTCCATATATAAATGAAACAGAAAATGCTATATTAATCTATATAGCTTACTCTATTGTTTCTTAGTTCTAGCAGAAGCCTTTTTCTTACTAGTAGTCTCTGCTTTAACAACTACTTTACGTTTAGGAATTTTAGAATTAGATCTACGTTTTACAGGAGTGATAGGCTTTTTAAGTGCAGGAGTTTTCTCCTCTTTAGCTTCTTCCCCTAAACAAACTGTACAAGGAGTCAAATGAGATTTTAACTCTTCGATTTGAGCATCTTGTTCATTAATCTTAGTAGTCAATTCAGCAATTGTTTTAATAGCTTTATCATATTCGTTTACTTGACGTTGTAAACCACTTTCTAAATCTTTTAAATGGGATTCAAATTCTTCACACTTTTCAGTCATAGATTTTAAAGTGTCTTGAAGTTTTAAATTGAATTCATTTACTTCTTGAAGTGCAAGTTTAAGACCACTGTTTTCTTCAATTAAATCTCTTTTCTTCTTTTCTAATTTTTCGATACGATTTTCTCTACGAGTTTTATCTTCTAATAGATCAGAATTTATTTTCTCTAATTCCTTAACTCTTTTCTCTAAAGATTTGTATTTAGCAACTGTTGTTAAACCTAACATTACTAATACCTCCCCATTGCATAATTGAATAAAATACAGAGGGCGAGAATTAACTCACCCTCTTATATGTCATTGGTTTTTTGATTATAGACCTGGTTGATCAGTATCTTCTTCACTAGATACATGTAATTCAGATACAGTATATCCAGGTTCGGCAGTAGCATTGATAGTCACATCACTGCCAATTCTAAATCTATGGTCAACAGTATAATTATCGCCATTAACAGAAATAGCGCCATTTAATGGAGTGAGAACCCTTACAGCCAAGTAGTATTGATCGCAACGTTCACATAACCAAGTAGTACCACCATCAAAAGTTCTGAATGTAAATACAACTTCCCCGATAGTTGTAGATGCATCATCATTAAATCTTTTTAGTGTTGGGAATCTTAATTCATTACTAAACACAACAGCATTTTGAGCCATTTTAAGTGTATTCTTATTCCAAATAGCATCAACGTATACTGTATGCATACCAGGATCTAAATCTTTTGGAAGTTCTAATTCGAATTCTTGTTGTGGACTTCCATCAAGATTTACTTTATATACACTGGATTTAGTTAGGTCTTCTTTTGTAATAGATAGAGTTGTAACTGCACCTTTATCTTCTACTTTATAAGAAGAAATAACTTCACTAGTTTTCTTAGCAAAACCAGCATCATTTTCTAATTCAGAAGTTTTTGTTTTCACTTCAGATTTTAATGCATAGTTTGATAAGTCTACTGTTTGAGTACCTAATTGTTCCCAAGCATTATTAACGTATACATACTCAGTATACAAGTTTTGATTTTGTTCGCTTGGGTGTTTGTGTAAGTAAATAGTAGTTGGGCTGATATCTTGGGTAGGAAGTTCAGTAACTACTTCGATTGTGAATTTAGGAATACGTTGTAGTAAGTTTTTGATTTCAGATGTAGGCATTGTATCGATAGTTACATTTTTGCCAACAATTGGAACCACAGTAGTACCGACTGTAATAGATTCAATTTTATTTTCTTGAGCAGATGCTTCAATAGTAGCAAGCTTTTCTTTTTCAGTAGTAGTATAATCATTAGTAGTTAATACTTTACCAGATTCTTGAACTACAAATATTTTACGAAGCTCTGCTAAGAATGTCTTTAAGTTATCAAGACTAATAAATTTAGCCATCCATTATACCTCTTTCTTTATGAATTATAATAGTTCTGGAAATTCGATTTCTGTATTATTAACAGTTTCAAAAGTAGGGAAAGATTCTGGTAATCCTTCTTTAATTTCCGTCCAAGCATCGATAGTAGTAGTAGGACCATAAGTTTCAGATGTATATCTATATTTCTTTTGGTCGCCAACTACATATACTTCCATGCCAACTTTGCGACGTTGTTCTGGAATGCTTAGCATTTCGCTTTTGTGTTGTACAGTTCTTAAACCACCAGCTATATCTTCATCCACTACAATAGGGAAAGAATCATTAGCTGGATCTGGAGTGGTTAATGTGCTGAATACAACGAAGTTCTTTTCAACAGCCATTTATTTAATCCTTTCATTTGTTATAATTGAAAGTTATATTTTATTAAAAGATAATCTATACCATACTAGGAGGAGATGGAGGGCTAGGATGTCCTGAAGAGTCAGCAGCGGCGGTAACAGCAAATAGACTCAAAACATCTTCTTCTGTACAAGAAGTGTCATTAGTGCCACCTCCAGGAATAACAATGTTTTCAGTACCATCAAAAGGTACGCCATTGATAGATCTTGCTGTAGACAATTTAGATGCAGCTGATGCATAAACTGTTACTGTAGCTTTATTAGATTCATCATCATGGGCATTTTTAACAGTCATCACCCCAGCTTCAGAGATGGTAATGTTGTCAATACCAGCAGATTTTTTATCTACTTCTTCTAATTTAGCTTTTGCATCATTAGTGAAGTCATTAGTAGATAAACCCTTACCTTCAACAATGTCTACTTTACCATTTAAAAGGCTAGTAAAGGTAGTCCATTGAGCATGGATCCTAGCATTAACCAATCCAAGGGCATACTTGAGATTGTCTAAAGTAATTATTTTCATTTACTCTTTCCTTTCTTGTACTATTAAAGAGCTTTCAAGGCAGGAGTAACTTCACTGTCTTTAGATATAATAGTGATAGGAACAGCAAAGTTATCTAATTCGCCATCTGTATTATTTAAGAAGTCATAATAACTTCCAGCAATACCAGTGATCTTACCTTCATATACTAAAGAGCCAGGACTGTTTTTAGTCAATTTAGCATATTTATATTGGAACTTGGATACATTGGTTTCTATAGTCTTATAAGGGATAGCAATAAAGAATCCAATAGAATCTTCTAAGTTGCCACCATTGATTTTAAATGCTACAGAAATATTTAAAGTAGAAGTTCCTTGAGGTACAATTCTAACTTCTTGTAAAGCTTCAGACATATTTCTTCTTCTTAAAATATTGAAATATGATACTCTATTATTTTCAAATACACAAGTCATAGACATACCAGAAGTGAATGTGTCTTTTAACGTATATGTGGAACTAATAGCAGCTGGGAATTCTGTTCCTAAAGTAACGTTTGATCCTTGATCTGAAACAAGAGCAAGTTTGAAATCGTTCATCTTGTTATTGACCTTGGTGGTTTCATAGGAAGTTTGGTATAAAGGCATCTTGATGGATTTAGTCATACTATAAACATCAACCATCAATGTATCACCAGTGTTAGCGATTAAGCTCTTCACATTATCTTCACCAAGAGTAGATCTAGCATCTGTAATTCTATTAGAAATTCTAGTAGCAAATCTAGGTAATAATAGATCATAGTCTCTTCGAATAGTAATCTTACCATTATCAAACAAACCGACAATCTCTCTAGCTGTATAGAATTCAGGAGTAATTTCGATATCTTGGGAACCATCAAATGGTACACCATTAATCATTCTAGGAGTAGATAATTTATCAGATGTTTTAGAAGACTCATTCTTCAATACCATCCAATCTGAATCTAATGTAGCTTGTTTAGTAAGATCATTGGTTTTTAGAATATATGGAGTTTGTGTATCTAAAACATATACCTCCATACCAACCTTACGCTTTGTAGGTAAAATTCTATTACGATCTGCCTTAGTGGCAACGATCATTCGACCACCATTGATCTCATTACTATCTGCTACAGGAAGGCTACCTTTATTTTCAATAAGGTTATTTTGGTTATTAACCGACATAACAAATGAATTGTCATTTAGAGCCATAAGTTAGTAACACCTCCATATATAAAATCGTAACTTATTCATATTCATAGCCATTAATAAGATGTGTACAAGGAGAATTACTCTCCTTGTACATCTTGGTTTTTTAATTAGCCGTGATTAACAGGTCTATGGTAAGTTACAATATAAGTATCGCTTTGACCATCTGGTGTCAAATCTGCTTTCAATTTATAACCACTGAAGGTAGCTCTAACATCATTGATTTTTACATACCCTGTACCGCCACCAACAAGATTGTCTGCAGCGTAAACATCAATTTCGCTATTTCTTTCAGTAGTAAATTGACCGTATTGACCATTAATAGTCAAGCATACTGGTAAATCTTTGTATTCTTCATCATTAAGAGTATCTTCAGAAGCAAACATTGCCCAAATATTTGTAGCAACACCAGTACCAGATGTTAATTTAACTTTGAAGTTATATTCATTGATACCATCTTTTAACTCAACAGCTTTTATCTTATCTCTTTCGCCGCTAGTTTGCATGATTTTAGATTCGGCAACAAGAAGATATTTAGGAGCAGGTTTTGCTGGGATAGGTGCAAAATCTTCTTCTGTGTAAGAAAGCTTTTTAGCTAAAGGACCAAGGTCTTTGCTTTCGAAAGTTAAAGTCATGTTAGTAATGTCTACAGGATCAGAAGGACCGATTTTAGCTCTTACATAACCTTCATCGTCTAGAGTTTCAGAAATTTGAGCACCTTCGATATTGTAAAACTTTTCTGTAACAGGCATATTTTTATGCTCGATAGCAGAATTGAATTTGATAGCGACAATTTTGTTTTCACCATCAGAGAAAGTTTTGATATCTTCTACAAATACTCCATTTGCAACTTTAACAAGATTTTCATTAGTAGCCAATGTAGAAACATCTGGAACTTGGATAGCATCAACTTTTTCACCAAGTTTAGTGATCTTTTCTTCCAATTCTTCTTTAGCTTCTGTGATTTTGCCTTGAGCAGTTGTAACAGCACCGTTAACAAGCTCATTTGCTGCATCCGAAGTTACCAAATCTGCTTTAAGAGCAGTCTTAGCATTTTCAATATCTTCAGAAGTTGCATAAGCTTTATCAGCAAGGATTTCATTTAATTTAGTCTTTTGACCTTCAGTGAAATCTGTAGGAGCTTCTTTGCCTTCTAAAGCAGTTACACGAGCATCAATAGCTGGAACTGTAGTATCTTTCAAAGTATCAGCAGTTTCTTTGATTGCATCAATGCCATTCAATTTTTCTTCTGCACCAGTTTTGAAAGTTTCAAGTGTGCTAACTTTAGTTTCCAAAGTACCAACTTTAGTATCAGCATTAGTTGCTTTAGTTACTGCATCATCAACTTTACCAGTCATTTCTGTAAGTTTAGTTGCAGCTTCTTTAGCAGCAGCGATATCTTGTTTAGTTTCTTCAGGAAGACCAGCAGTTGTAGCTTGTTCGATAGAATGTTCTAAAGCTTGTTTAGCAGCAGCTAAGTTGTCAGCAGCTTCTTGTTTAACTTTATCAATTTTACCAACCAAACCAGTATCAGTTTCACCATCGCCTTGAACTACAGTTTTTAAAGCACCAACGCTATTTTTAACTAAGTCGATAGATTCATTTACAGATTCTTTAGCTGTAGAGATTTTAGCATCAACAGCATCTGCATCTGGAAGTGCTTCAACTTTAGTTTTTAATTCATCAATAGCTTCTTTATTAGCTGTGATTTTAGGTTCTAGTTCTTCACCTTTAGCTTTAGCAGCTTCTGCAGTAGCTTTTACATCGGAGATAGAAGCAATAGCTTGTTTATCTTCTGTAGTCAAAGCAGCTTGTTTAGCTTCTTCTACTTTTTGAGACAATTCAGCTTTAGTATCATCTAAAGTTTGTTTGAAACCATTGATAGTAGCAGCAGCATCTTTAGCAGCTTGAATATCTTGTTTAGTTTCTTCAGACAAACCAGCAGTGGATACTGCATGAATAGATTCTTCTAAAGCTTGTTTAGCAGCCAAAGCATCTTCTTTAGTTTGGTATGTTTCACCAGCAGCTGTTACAGCATCACTAACTTTAGTAGCAACTTCATCTTTAGTGATCAATACATCAGCTAAAGATTTTTCGTCATTAAATTTAATATCTGCAACAGAAGGAGCGGAGCTAACCCAGTCGGAAAGAACAGGAGTTTCAGTTTTGTTAGCCAAACGATATTCTTTGTTTTCGTCTTGAACAAATACTGTCATGCCAACTTCTAAAAGGGCTACAGGAATATCAGTAAGCTCTGTTTTAGTAGCAACTACTCTATGACCACCAGCAATATCAGATGCATATGCAACTGGAGTTCCCTCAGGAGCTACAAAAGGAGCAATTACTTGAACGCCTTTTTTATTAGACATAGTCAGGTTCCTTTCTATATATGAATTATGAATTTATTTTAATTAATGGGAGGAAGGATCACCTTTCCTCCCATGAGAATATGATAAATTAATTATTAGAAATCAAGATTAGCATATTCAACTAATACACCAGTGGCTTCAGATAATTCGAATACGAATACTTTCTTACCAGATAATGTACCAGCAGTTGGAGTTGTAGCTTCAGTGAATACAGGTCTGAATTTGTTTAAGAACAAACGTTGAACCATATCAGCATGAGCTGTTGCATAAGCAGCTTCAGCAGCAATGTAGAAGAATTTCTTACCAGCTACTTTAGCAACGAATTTAGATTCGATAGCTTTAGAGTCGGATTTGAATTTCCATTCAACGCCACCAGTTACTGTATTGAAGAAGTCAGCTGCAGGAGCATTTTGGTCAGCATCCCATTGAATAGCATTTGCTTTATCAATAGCTACAAAGCCACAGTTGAATACAGTGAATTTATCAGCCAAGCCAGCCAAGGATTCAACATAAACATCTTGAACCAAGTTGTTTTCTTCTTCTTCATCAACAGCTACTGTGAATTTAACAGTGGATCCTAATTTAGCATTAGGAATTACTGCAGTAAATACACCTTCAGATACTTTAGTAGCAACTACAGGAGTTTCTACGTCTTGAAGAGTTACAGTAGGAGCTTTGGAAGCTGTTACAGATTTATTACCAATAGTGAAAGTTACTTTAGTATCAGTAGAGCCTTCGATAGGTTCAGATGCAGTAACTTCTACATTCAATTTAGGTTTGGATAATTCTTTAACTTGCTTTTCTAAAGTAGTTACTTTTTCAGCTTCAGCAGCAGCAGCTTCTTTAGCAGCTTTAGCTTCTTCTTTAATGCCTTCGATAGCAGTAGCATTTTCTTCAGCTTTAGCTTTAGTAGTTTCCAAAGTACCTTCAACAGCTGTTACACGAGCATCAGTGTTGTCTAAAGATTCTTTAACTTCTTTAACTTTTGCTTCAGCTTCTTTTGCTTTTTCAGTAGCAGCAGTAGCAGCATTTTTAGCTTCAGCAACTTCAGCAACAGTTTGAGTAACTTTTGCTTGCATATCAGCTACAGCTTCTTCAGCATTTCTAACTTTATCTAAAGCAGCTTGTACTTTTTCATCAGTTGTACCTTTTTCAGGTTTAGCCATTACGTTTTGAGTATTGTAAGCTGCACAACCAGTGAAGTCACCAAATGCAACTGGGGAATCACAAACTGCGATTACGGAAACAACTTGTTTATCTATGATTTTACGAACTGTATTTTCAAGACCGCAAACTACATAGATATCATCTTCCATATTTACGCCGATAGCATTAGGACCATCACCTACAGGAATAGTCGTTACGTTGTTGCCAGTAGCAAGAGCTTTAGTGGAAGTTTCGATAACTGTTACAGTATCAGCATCATAGTTTGCTGTGAATACGTTGCCGTAAGAGTCGCAAACCAATGCCATAGGACGAGCACCAACTTGGTAGTCAGCAATTTTCTTGGATTTAACAATACGGGATACAGTATTGGAACCAGAGTTTGCTACCCAAATAGTATTGGATTCGTCGCAAGTAATAGCTGCAGGGTTAAGACCTACAGTGATAGAATCTACTACAGTATCATTAACGATTTTAGATACGATACCGCCTAAGTCAGCACCTGTACGGGAGTCAATTTTGTGGCTCAAGTAACAAGCTACCCAGATAGCGCCATCTTCATCGGATACTAAATCACGAGGACCAGCAGATACAGAAATAGTTTTAACTACTTTATCTTGACCTTCTTCACCAGCTGCAGTAGCAGAAGATTTTTTGAAGGATGGAACTTCGATTTTGGAAACAGTGTTGTCACCATAGTTAGCAACGTAAACGTTACCATGAGGGTCTTCACACATTGCAAATGGTTGCAAACCTACTGCAATTTTTTGGAACAATTCCATTTTGCCAGTTTGGGAGCTTTTCTTGTAGTGGTAAACACAGTTTTTAGAACGGGAAGCAACGAATACACTTACACGGTCTTGGGATACCATTACAGAAGAAGGCTCCAAAGCTGTATTAGCTAAGTTACCAGTACGAGTAGTTTCAACAGTAGATTCTTCGTTAGATTCTACAGTGCCATCATATTTCGTAGTAGTCGTGTTTACAGTTGTCGTTTTCACAGTAGTGGAAAGATGAGATACGTCAGAAGAAGATTCGATTTGAATAACTTCGGACGGTACATCATTGACAACTGTCATCAATTTTCCTTTATAAGGATCAACGATCCATAAATCGTTAGGAAACATATGGACTTACCTCCTATAAAAAAGTATATTAATATATTAATATAATTATTTGATGCATCAAATTTAGGCACTTTGAGCAAAATAATTATAATAATGTCAGATGAGCTCTGACAGGTCTCAAGGCAGTAAACTACTATTCTTCCTCATCTTTATCAAATTCAGAGTGCAAGTAATTTATTACTTCAGTCCTATAGAGCTCATCTAATTGTGTTCTTTTCTTTACTAGGTCTATGATTTTTGAAGTTATCACATAAGGAATATCATCTACAGATGACGTAATCTCCCTAATCTTGTCATACTGTTTCATGATCTCCAAATACATTTCCAAGAAGGATTTGTGGTCATGGGTTCTATAATATGTAGACATTATAAAGTCTATATCATGATTGAGGTTATTAATAGAATTTTCTATCAAATGCAATACTGTGTATTTATCAATACTATAATCTTCCTTTCTTATAGAAGGTTGCATAGTATTCAATTCTACAATAGAAAATGGATCGTGTTTAAACACTACTTTTGGAAGAGGGCAAGTTTCTCCATCCTTAATATCGCGTTTAGGCTCTTCTTTGTCATTATCTTTTTTATTATCCTTTTTTTCTTCTTCATTTTCCTTGACTTCTTTGCCTTGGAAGAACCCGAACACTTTAAATGCTCGGGTTACTAGATTAAATAAAGAGTTTATAGACAATAATTGTTTGACAAAGTCCATACCAATTATACCAAGCATAAATGGTGCAAGAGCAACTAATCTCTTAGAATAAATCTCAATAAATGGATTTATCATTAAAGAGATTACAACAGCAGACCCTATTACTATTATAGATTCAACAAATGATTTTTTAAAGAATTCCCCTATACTAGAGGTTCCTCTATTAATAAGAGCCCTCAAAGTAAACCCTGCGGAGGCAAAAAGGAAACAGATGAAAATCTCAGCAATCGTAACTTCTAGTAAAAGTTGATTATTAAGATAATCCATAATTACATCTATGAGTCCTCCGTTTCTAAATATATGAGAGAATTAGATATATTTATGATAGAGTATCTAGTAAAGTCATATTTAGTATTTTAGGATATTAACCTTCCCTTTAGTATTTCATTACCTGATATTCATTAAATATATCAGACTACTTAGTTCCTATATTAGGATCTTGTTTCTTAGTATTAGATTGTTCATTAGTATTACAACAATTTGTGTCGAATCCATAAGATCCAACTGGGCTATTGTATTTACTATTAATATATTTATTAGTCGTTTGCACAGCTGCCCCAACAGCTCCTGTATAAGTAGCAAATACTGGATAACCTCCCCAATCTATATTATTGATCAATAGATAGAATGAACCAATCATAAATGTTAGATAGCCCATAAACGCTATCAAACGAGTTAGTGAAAACGTATTGTCTTCATAAAACAATTGTCTAATTAAACCTTCTTTAACTTCAGCCAATAGGTATTACCTCCTTTACTCAGACTTTATTATGATGTTTCCAAACCCCTCTCTCGGGCTCAGTCTACATTCTAATAATATCATATGTGTTAGCAAAAGTAAAGGATTTTTTTAATGGATCTCACAATTATAATCTTAATGGCAGTCGTGTTTGTAGGTGGAATTTTAGTTACTACAATCTTTTTTGAAAAGATTAGAAACTTACAAAAAGATCAGTTGAATCATCAAATTATAGATCTATTGGGATCTATAAATGATCATAATACTGATATGCACAGACAATTTATGAAGACTAAGAAAAAGGCTTATACTTTAAATGAAGTTAGTAAAGAGGTTACTGATATAAAGCAAGATATTAAAAGAATAGAATCTGATATCAGAAGTATAAATGAAGCCATCGATAATCTTAATAGTAAGACAAATAAAAAGAGGATAGGCGATTAAAACGCCTATCCCAAACATTTTGTTAATACGACTTAAATTTTACTATATATAAAGGAGATAATATAAAACTTATGAGCAAAATGAAGATTACTCCTATCGCATATGATAATGAGAGTACTTATAGAGAAGATATGATCTCTGATACAGTCTTTACTGCTAGTACTCCATTTCTAATACTCTCAAGTCAACCTATTCCAAAAAATGTAAATATTTATTTTGAGTTTGAGATTACAGAGTATAAAGAGAATCCTTTATTTAGACACCTACCTTTATATGTAGGTATCCATAAAGAACCATCTTCTGGTATATTTGCTACTGACTTTAGTTTGGGTAGTATTTACTATACTAGAAGACAAGATTTTGAAACCTATGAGCAATATAATAAGTCTGCCTATAGTGAGCACTATAAAGTTCCTACTACTAAATCTAGAGTTCCTATCAAAGGGACTATTATTGGTGTTGGTGTAAACTCAGTTAGAAATCAGATTACTATATATTCCGATGGTAAACCATTCTACACATTTAGACCAAGAGAATTTAATCTTAATGAGGATGGAGATTTCTATTTTGCTATAGCTTCTAAAGTTTATGCTAATATATCTGGTAATATTAACTTTGGTACTTATCCTTTAAAACATAGACCAGATGGTTATTGGGATATGAACCAATATTACGTTGATAGATATGTAATGACAAAGGATCTAGTAGGTAGTGCACAATTTACAACTGGTAATCCAGAATTAGATGCTTATTATGCTAATAGAAGAAGAATAGGATATGAATTCTTTGCACGGATTACTACAGAGAATAAATATGCTCCTCTTACTAATCCTCATTTAAGAGATACTTATATACAACCTAATCTTGGTCCATCTCAATTATACGATCCAGATAATAATGACGCATTTGTTATAGATTCAGAACATCAAGATCCAGTAGATCATGCTTTCTTACCATATCCTATTCCTGTAGATCAGAAGATCTATTTCGAAATACAATGTAAAGAAGCTCCTATGGATAATGGTTATGTAGGAATACCATTAACTGTTGGTATAACTAAAGTAAAAGATACTACTGATTATATGGGTAAAAAGGAAATAGGAAATAAATCTTTCTCTATAGATTTGTGGCATAAGCTATATCAATATCATTATGCAAACGTACAGCTAGGAGATAAAGAGATTCATTATCCTATAAGAACTGTTTACAATCCTATACCTCCTATGCAACCAAACATTATTGGTTTATTGGTGGATCTCAAAGAACAAACTATCTCAGTCTATACAAACCATAAGTTATTTATGAAAGCAGACTTAAATGAGTTCTTAGGATATCCAGATGATACAAGAACATTCGTATCTACTGAAAAAGATAAGATCTTCTTTAACTCTAAAGATGAAGTATATCACTTATTTATCAAAGCAGTTCCAGAAGCCTTTACTGGTAATGGATATGTAATTGGTAATTTTGGAGAACCAGATAATCAAGCTTTAAGATATCCTACATTATACGATAATTTAGATGTGATGACTTACTGGTATTACTATAATTATGGTATTAGATATTTAGCTGGTGGGGAAATGAGTTGTGTTATTACAACTCTACCATATAATATCAATGTGGCTAAAACATTCACTGGTATGGTATATGTAAAATCTAGATATGATGGAAATGACCTAGACTTCTCTCCTGGTTTGAATATGATGTATAATAGTTATAATATCGTAACTGATACAGAAAAAAGAGTGAATGAACCAGATCTAAATCCATTTGAGTTTCATGAGTTAATCCATGGTCATAGATATACGGAAGATCCATATAGATATGATAAAGATATTATCAGATTCGGTTCTGTAACTATGAGAGAATCAGAGCCTATGAATAAATTCATTCCTGGTAAGTTCAACTTTAAACAAAATTGGTTAGGTGATGGAAAAGGTCAAATCATTCTTACTGGTAGAGGTTTTGAATTAAAGAAACGAGAACTCGAAAACCCTCCTGAAATTAGAGGTAACTTTAACTATATAAGCAGATTTAAAATTAATATCATACAATCTGACAATCAAAGAATTGTAGTTACTTATAAGAAAAAAGAATATACTTCTAATTTTGAAATTATGGGTGGAGATTCTATCGATGTAAGATTAGAACCTATTAATACCGAAGATAATAATGGTGCATTTATTACATATAGACCTGGTACGTTGTCTTATGCTGGAGGAACTCCTACTGGTGATATGACTATATCTGCCACACCAGCAACTTTAGAAAGATTTATTATTGGTTTTGTTCCTGTAAATGCTACTTGGTCTAAAGGTGGTCAGTATAAGTACGACGTACATGATCATAAACCAGAGGCTAGTATTCGTAGAAAGAAAGTTAGATTCCCTAAAGAGCTTACTAAAGTTAGAGTGTATTTTACATGGCATTATCAAAAAGATGAAAGAGGTCCATTAAGAGAGGCTAGTAATGGTATCAAACAATTAAAAACCCTTTCTAGTGATTTCGAATTCTATAATAGAGAAAACTATGACTTGAGGAATGATACTCAAAATAAAGCTGGCAGTATATCTAGCGATTGGGATGGTGGAGAAACTACTCATATAAGAGTTAAAGGCCTCCATTATATGGTAAGAAAAGAAGATACAGAGCACTTCGCTGCTAAAGATAAAGTTGTTACTGGCATTGGTATGAGTGATACTGAATATCATAATTGGTTTGATACAGATCATCTATCTTTTAGTAAATTCCCATTCAATCCTATGGTAGTTCCAGAAAATAATACTAATGGAGACGTACCTTATACTACTATTGGGGTAACTCCTGGAAAGGTATATGATTTAATCTGTTTCGTAAATAAATATAAATCTAGAACTTATGGATTCTATGTTTACTATGATGCTACCGTTACTGAAGAACCTAAATATAATAATTTCTAAAATCATTGGAGTAAGGGATAATCCCTTACTCCATATCTTTGTTTATATACTATAATTCATCCATAGCTCTAGAGCCAACAATTACTAGAGGGAAACTCATATTAGCATTAGAGTTTACAGCTCTACCATTTCTTTGGTCAATTCTCATATCATCTAATAAGAACTCACCAGGTCTTTGAATACCAGGAACAGATTGGCCTGTTTGAACATTTACAACGTCAAAATATTTAGTACCAGTAGCTTGATTATAAATAACTACTGTTTGAATATTAGGATCCTTTTCAGATATCATTTTTCTTTGTACTGGAGTTAGGTTTCCAATATAATCATTAAATGCTTGATCTTCATTATTTGCAGGAATGATATTATTAGTATTAGCAGGTACTATATCACTCATACTAACAGTTGTAGGAGCAACTCCGCTACCAACAGATGCTGTCTCAATAATATTACCAGCTAGATTTACGCCAGTATTAATAGATTGAGGAGCCAATGCTTGACCCACTGTAGGTAAACCATATCTAGGAGCATTGAGTAATGCATAGTATGCATCTGTAATAACCTTATCAGAGTTTTCATCTTTAACGTCTTTGAGTTGTTGTTCTCTTTTAAGAACAAGGTCATTAATTTTATTACGAGTGGAGTTAAGCTCTCTAACAGCAGCAATCTTTGTATTTAACACTGTTACTTGAGTATTCATAAAGTTAGACATATGTTGAAGACGCATCTTACCACCATATGTTCTATTTGATCTGAAATGGTTTAATTCATCTTCGATGCTATTATAAATCATTTCTGTTTGAGCAATAGCACCGTATAAGAGTTTACTATTATCAGCATAACCCTTTTCAAATTCTTTTACTACAGATCCTTTGCTAGAAGATTTCTTCTTGTCATCATCATCAAAGTTTGTGTATGTAATTACATTGCCATCTTTAGGTGGTCTTCCAGGACCTCTACGTTTTGAAATCTTTTGATCGGTTGAATCTATAATCTCTGCTTCTACAACCTTACTTTCATCTATTACGTTATTGGAACTAAAACCATACGTTCTATCTTCATCTTGATCGTCCTCTACTGTGACGAACGTAACTATTTCTTTAGCCATAAGAGTTCAACTCCTTATATTTTCTATAATATCATGGGAAAATTATTTACTAACCTGTTAGAACCTTTAAAATCTCTATTCAGTTGTATACTATAATTGTGTATAATATCTAATTAACTTCTTGATAATATATTAATACAGATATTATCAGAGGGGATAAAAATATGTATGTATTATTCTTTGCAATAATAACTCTATTAAATGTGTTAGGGTTGATGATAACTAATGATATTGGTTTACCTGGTACAATACTTATTATACTAGTGGGGACTATAGGAATTATATTTAGTGACAGTATGGATACCTTACAACGATATGGTACCCTACATAGTTCTATGAAAATTTATAGATTAGGGGCTATTTTTTCTTGTGTAATAGAATTGAAGGTATTTGCCTATCTATTATATAGATTATTTGAATTGTATTTTTAAAGAGGGGTTATAATGAAAAAGCGTGAAGAGGAGAGTATATTAAGCATCTGGTGGTCCAATTATTCTGAGACCTATTGGACAATATGTGTGGTTGTAACCATGATGTTTATCTTTTTACCAAAGCTAGAATTAGAAGAGCAAGCTATGAGAGTTATAGGATATTTCTATTCTATTACTATACTCTTTGTTCTTGCAAAATGTTCTATCAAACAAGCATGTGGGGTTGGAAGGAAAAATGTAATAGAGGTTAAATGGTATTACGTTATCATAGGTTTATTAAGTTTTGTTATTCAATCAATTCTACTATTAAGCTCAGCGGTATTAGCCGTTAGAGTCCTTATGAAAGTTATAGGATTAATCTAAAATATTCGGTATGGGGCGATTCCCATACCGATTTCATTTTGAGAATTTCAGAGACTTACTTATAATAGAATTTGAAATATTAGGAGGAAAGAAATGACTTTAGAAGAGGTAATTGGTTATCCAAGAGGAGCCAATTTAACAATAATGAACGTATTCTATCAAAGACCTACTAGGAATGAGGAGACTGGTAAGTTTGATAGAGACTTTGCTATAATTATCTTTAAAAATAATGATACTGGCAAAAAAGAATTCAGAGTCTATTATGAACCTGAATATACTTGGTATCTTTTAAAGAAAGAATATCAAACAAGTTACAATCTTCACTTTATAGAAAGAGAGAAGGTTGATCCTGTAACTTGTAAATATAAAGATATCAAAAAGTCTATAGCTATAGAGACTGGTAATGAAGATCTTTATAAACAAAATATGTACTCTGGTAATTATAGAATGAATGATGCATTCTTTGCTCATCCAAGAGCATTCTCTGCTGATATGAATATCTTAAACTATATTCGTAGCACATTTGCAGAGTTATATCAGAATCCAGTTTGTAATATAGATATATTGTTCTTTGATATTGAGTCCGATATTATTAATGCATTGAATCCAGATGTAATTACTATCGGAGAGTGTCCAGTAAATGCAATCACGGCATATTTTACAAAGACTAATACTTTATATAATTTCATCTTAAGAAATCCAGCTAATCCGCAAATTCAACAATTAGAAGATGGAATGAAACAGGACTTTAAGAAATATATTAAAGAAGTTCAAGATTTCGTAGAGTATGATTTAGGATCTAAAGAAAAGGTATCCAAATATAAGTTAGATAATATAGGTTTATCTACTGGATTCTTTGATACCGAAGCTGAAATGATTATAGCTTTCTTTAAATTAGTCCATGAATTATCTCCAGATATTGCGGCAGCATATAATATTGCATATGACCTTCCATCTCTTATTGCACGATTAGAAGCGAATAATATAGATCCTAAAGATCTTATTTGTGACCAAGATATTCCTATTAAATTCTGTGAATACTTTGTAGATGAAAAGAATCAGAATGATCCTCAAGAACGTGGTGATTATTCATTCATTTCTTCAAGAACTGTATATCTAGACCAAATGGTATCTTATGCGTCTAGACGTAAAGGTCAAAAAGCAATAGATTCTTATGCATTGGACTTTGTTGGTGGATTAGAATGTGGTGTAAGAAAATTAGATTATCATGATATTACTACAGATATCGGTAAACTTCCTTATATAGACTTCCATACATTCTGGTTATATAATATCATTGACGTTGTTGTTCAGGCTTGTATTGAGGCTCAAACAGAAGATTTCAAATACATGTTTAACAATGTAATTGAAATGAATACACCTTATCAAAAGATCTTTAGACAGACAAACTATTTATCTACCAAAGGCGCTGAATTCTATAAACACCATGAAGGTGTTATTATGGGTAATAACGTAAATAGATTTGGTAAGAAGCCTACAGAAAAGTTTGCTGGTGCATTCGTAGCAGAAGCTACAAAGATTAGTAATAAGAACCGTGTTAGAACCAATGGTATCTATATCTCCAAATTCAATAATGGTAATGACTTTGACTATAAACGTCTATACCCATCTTTGATGCAAGAATTCAATATGGCTCCAAATACTCAAGTAGGTAAGATCTTTATTGATAATGCACCATTCCAAGATCCATCTTATTTGAAACTAAGTACTGGTGGCACATTTACAGAGAATCTAGCATCGTATAACTACATTGAGTTCTGTCATAGATGGGTAGGTTTGGCAAATGTAGAAGAATGTATGCAAGATATTAAAGAATTTAAACAGATTACAAATACCAAGAAATCTGTAGTATCTATGATAAATCCTAATAGGGTTGTAGGTGTTCAAAGACCCATTCCAGATTGGGTAAAGAATGTTGTTGATGGTATGATTATGAGATTAGGAGAAAAATTATAATGATTAATAATGGAATATTTGAAATCACTATAGATTCTACTAATCTCTATTTAGCATTAGATGAATCTAAGAACCTAAAGTCTGAAATAACTATTATCCCAGCATGGTTATTACAATCCTCTCCAGAGACTTCTATCTGTGGAGTGAGTTTTAATTCAGTTGCTACTATAGGATATTTTGAGAAGATTAAAGATAAAGTTCATATTCTACCTATAGATTTAGGATTATATAGTATCGCATTTTTATCTAAAGACTTAAATCCATTTTTTAAATCTATTAAAGATAATGGGTTAGAGACCAATAACTTTATCCTTGGTCTTAAACAGTATGATCTAAATGGGAAACCATTTGTAGCATGTCATTATATTAAGACTCAAACAAAACATGTAGTTCATAATGAAAGACAACCTCATACAAATAAGGTTATCACTACAGAACAAGATATCTTTGCTCAGATGTATACCATTCCAGCAGCAGAAGTTTTAAAAGGCGTAAATTATTACTTCTTCTTTGCATATGAAGATCGGAATAGTAGAGTAGTATTGAAAGATTATGATTTAGAATCTGATGAAGAATTTCAAAATATAATGAATAACTTTAAAGCATCAGATGGTATATTTGCTTTTACATTCAAAGATTCTAATGGTAATAGAAATTATGAATACTTAAGCTATATAAATAAATCAATGCTCAATATCGCTAAGGGCGATATAACTACTATGGAGATTAGAGATAATATAAATGGCCAAGGAGCTAATAGATTCTTAGTTAAGTATGATATTCATAAAAAATCTAAGAAGTGCAAACTAACAGTCTTATTTATGGCATTAAAATTTTGATACAAGAATACCCCATAGCTATAACAGCTATGGGGAATATTTTAGTGACAGTATTTTTCGATTCTTTCTTCTAATGCTTTTAGATATTCTTTCATAGCAGACAATTGTCTATTAAGAACATTAGAGTCTTCATGATCTTTATTTTCTTCTAAGAATTTGGTTAGTTTAGAAATACGCTCTCTAAGTTCAATATGTTCATTTATTAATCTAATTTTCCAATCTTCCATTTTAGATACCTCCTGGAATGACTAATTCTATTTATATAAGATTTATAATAAAGTCAGACTTTTAATATTTTGGCAAAGTTCTAATTTTCGATTGTATACTATAGTAGTGAATGTATATTATATTATCATATTAAGGAGAATTAAAATTATGAAGAAGTATATTAATCAATCCATTATTATTATGATCGGCATGTTAGTAATTATTGCAATGGGGGTTATTCAAACTGCCCATGAAAATCAAATGGCAGAAGAAAAAGCTGCTGTTCAACAACAGCAAGTTATTGAACAGGGTAAGAAGGCGAAAGCCAATACTCAATGGAAATTGGACCATCACAATGGAACAATTCCAGCATATAAAGACTAGTTTAATACTAGTCTTTATTTTTTTTCATTTATAGCCTTTCCACATTAGGATAATAGAAAATATTCCATAAGAAAGGAAGTGTAAATATATGCCAATGGCAAATGAAATGACTAAGCTTCTCAATAAGATTGAGAGACGTTTAGGCACACGACAAATGAACTTACCAGATTATCTCTCTAAAGATATATGGGCTAGAGATGTAATCTGTAATGAAACTTTAGATACATTCTCAAGATATTTCCCAAATAAAGTTCCTTATACATTAGGACCAGAAAATCAAAAAGGTGATTACTGGTTAATAGATGAAACTATTTGTGAAAGCCAAACCATCTTAGGATGTGGTGATATTGATTGGCATAGATGGTCTGCTCATTTCCCAGGTCTTACATATGGTGGTGTAAACACATATGATATGATGACAAGCTCTGTAGACTTTGGAACTTATGCTGATATTACTATGATGGCCGATCATGTATCTGCATTCTCTAATGGTATTTATGTAGAATGGATCCCACCTAATAAGATTAAACTAAATGTAGCTATCTCAGCTTCATTCTTAACCAAATTCCAAAGAGTTCCTATCTCTTTATTTGTAAAGCATGCTGATAATCTTAAAACTATTCCTCCTACACAAATGGAGACATTTGAAAGATTGGCTACTGCTGACGTTGCTACATTCCTATATGAACAATTGAAAATGTACGATAACCTAGAAACAGTATACGCTAATGTGGATTTAAAATTATCTTCTTTAGAAGAGAAAGCTAGAGATAGACAACAGATCGTAGAAATGCTTGATAATACATTTGTATCTGCTGCTAATAGAAACCAACCAGCAATGATGACTATTAACTAGAAAAAAATAATAGATAATTAGATATATAACTTATTTATAAAGATATATAGAAAAGAGATCGGTAAATGAAACACTGATTATATACAATGGAGGTATTTACCTTTATCCAATAGAAATGGATGTTAATCACAGATGCTTTTTGATTTTCATAACAATGAAATCGATTAGTATTCTAACCAAATTCATTATGATTGCGGTTACAATCATTCTTAGAATATCAATATGATCCATAGAAATATCCTTTCTATCTCTCTTCTATATATCTTTAAACTTTAAAATTATTATGATCACAATTATTGTATATAATCAAAAAAGAAATTAAGAGAATGCAATTACTGCATTCTCTTGTTCTTGTGTGTATCGAAGTAAGATGGAGCTTCAGATGGAATGCTCATATCAAACATATTATATCCAGGAACTGGTCTTGGTAAGAAGTTTATCATAGTACAAGCATATTGATAAATAGAAAAGGTTCTAATAAAGTTCATAAACTGCAAAACAGTATTGAAGCTCATACTAGAGATATTGGTTTCATTACTTAAATATAGATCTACACAAGGTTGTAGATCTTCATTGTATAGTTTATGAATGCCTGGAGCAAATAATAAGAACTTATTATTACCACATTCGATAGTAGTAGCTGGAGCTTCTCCTAAATATAATTTTTTGTTTCTAGACTCATAAAATAACTCTGGCTGCAATACTATCTTTTCTAAAGTTGGAAGTAAAGTTAATCTCATCAATTCTAATTGAGCGCCTCTAATTATAATATTCTCTTTTGTACCAGCTTCTGTAGGCTTTATATTTTCTATAGTAAGATAAGCATCAAAGTTTCTATTTATCTTTTTTCTATTAAGCCCTTCATCATCAGTATATTTTACTTCTCCATAATAATATTTCTTACCCTTATTTGGATCCATATATCCGCCAGTATATAGAACCACATTCATTTTAAGAATAGCATTCATTCCCAAAAACATAATCTTATCTTGAACCTTGTTGTATAATAATACGACTTCTTTCATACGTCGTTCATCTGCTGGCAACATAAAAAATATCTCCCCTTAACCTCAAAACAAATTATAAAACAGAAGATCTGACCTCTAGTTATTTAGAGGTCAGACTTCTTGTCATTTTCTATTGTTCGATATAATTGGAGATATCAATTCCTATCATACCATCAGCATCTACTTGTATTCCAGAAGAGCCAATCACATTATCATACTGAGGAGTCTGATAAGATTCATTCACAACTTTACCAGTAGGAATAGGCTCAGAAATAATTGGTGGAACTTCCTCATTCTTCTCACCAATCAATTTCATTCTAGGAGCTGCTGGAGAACATTCTGGTGGGATTTCTTTAGGATCTAAAAGTACTCTTGTATTATATAGAGACTTATAAAGATCAATAGCATTCTTAGGACTCATGATATAGATCTTTCTATCATTAGTAGCTATAATAACTTCATTAGTCACTTTACTATATAATGCAAATCTATGCTCATCCATATAAAATGGTTTAGTAAGAATCAATTTATCTTTAGAATCAAACATGTCTGGGAAGCTTACTTTTAGACAAGTGAGGATTCTTTTGAATCTGACCATAACTGTTTCATATGTATCAGATTGAGCTTTGCTTCCATCTTCCTTAACAACCATATCTGTTAAGAATTTAGGAAGAGATTTCTTATCAATATATTTAAAGATCTCTTGTCTATCCTCATCTATTAAGCTACCATCAATATAATCAGATACCATAGATAAATCAGCAATAACATCATCTTCACTGATAAGCTTATAGAACTTATGTGCTTTATTATCTTCTAATCCAGCTTTGTGTGTTCTATACATCATAGACACACTACCAGATGGAACAAATTCCATAGAGTTTCTAAGATCTTTAGTAAATGCAAATGCTCCTTCTTGAGCATATATTTCATTTACTTGTTCCTCAAAGACTGTAAATACTTTGATGAATTCATTAAACATATCTTCATCTTTTCTAAGAGCTGCTATCCCATCATACTTCTGAGCATTAACAATCTTAGCTGCTTGTATTTCAGATTCTCTAATAATACCAAATAGAAAATCTGGGTCGATAATAGAAGCTACAAATAAAGGAATCGGATTCTCTATAATAGCTGCTCTAAAATACTTAGTATAATTTCTAAAGCAATTTTCGTAGTACTCCTCATCAATGTTTGGATTGATATTATAAAGTCTTCTAACTTCTACATGAGAAGTTAACCAGCTATCAGTTTTCTTTTTAACGATTGCCTTTCTAGAAACTTTATAATGGTTTTCTATCAAATACTTAATTTGATCAGGATCTGGCAATTGGAAAGAATGAACGTAATCTAATAGATTACCATTCTCTACATGACCAGCACCCCATAATCTAACAATACGCATTAAGTCTAATAGACTTGTAGGACCTAATAACATTAATTTGTTTTTTGTCATAGGCACGTCTAATACATTATTAGATTCATTGGCTATCCACTCAATAGGCTTTCCAGATTCAATCCATTGTAGACCAATTGGAGTGGTTTTAAATCCTAGATTATGGAATAATATAGAATTATAACCAAAGTCGCTTAATGGTTCAAAACCATTTACTTCATCTCCTTGTTCACGATGTAAGAGACGAGAATAAGAGGATACCCGTACTGGGTATCCTCCTAAATTAATTGTAATAAATTCGTTCATGACTTGCACTACCCTTCGTTATTTTATTTTTCTTTAACCTCTGCTATATCAACAGGTTCTTTTGGAATAAAGCCTACGTCTAATTTATTAATAGAACCATAAGTTACATATTCTTCTGGATCGTATGCTGTCATCCATCTAGTAATAGTTTCATATTTTCTAAAATCTGAAATATATAAATCAGAGCTGTTAACTGTTACCGCCCCTAATTTATTAGATTCTAGTCTAATATGACCATTGATTGTAGGAATCATAGTTCCAAAGAATTTTAATAATCCCTCTAATATTGTTAATGTAGCCGCAGTCTCATAGGATGAGTTATCAATATAAAGTCTGTTATAACCGTTTATATAAATTAGAGGAATAAATACAGGGCCATAACTATCTTCTTCTGGATCACATGTTCTAAGAAGTATTACATGCTTATATTGTGTATCATCTTCTAGATTAGTAGTAAACTTAGGTTCTAATTTAGGAGAAGTTTTGGTTACATCAGATAATCTAGCTAGAACAAAATTGAGATTGTGGAAATCTTTATCTTCTGGAATATCGATAACGCCTTCTCCGCTATTATAACCTCTCATTATTACATGAGCTACAGCATTCTGTAAATCAAATTTATGCATTTGTAAAGTACTAGCTACTATATCTAAATATTTATCACTAATATTATCAGATAATTTTGAGATAGTCATATTATCTCTAGTATTTAATCTTGATAAAGGTCGTTTGCTAAAACCTTCAAAGTTAAGAATGTTGATAGGATCTGCAAAGAATTCTTCCTCATCAATAGCTATAAATGTATGATCTCTATTTTGATTAACCCTAGTAATCTCTTTAAAACTATTAGAGATAGAATCATATTCGAGTCGTTTGTATAGCTGACCTAGAGTAATATTTTTATAACCGCGATCACATGGGAAATCCCAACTATCTGAAATTTCATTCAAAAGATATGTTCTTATATATATCTTTTCACCAATATGCATCTGAATAGGATCTTTGTAATCTGCAAAGTGTCTAATTTTATATTCTTCATTAGTTAACATTTTTCCAAATTCGGAATATACTATTAATTCTGGCTGGATATGCTCCCGAACGAATGCCCATGGTTCATCCTCACCAACAATACGATCTTCACAAGGATCCAAGTAAATATCCCCCAAATCCCCAACTAAAACTTGATCAGATGGACCATAATTCATAAGTAGAATTGGAGATAAATATGGTAATTCATTAGCAATGATAAGATGATAGTCCTTATATTCAATTCTAGAAGTATCTTCATTATACTTATAATCAAGATAAGTTAACAAATCAGGACCTAACAGTTTTAATCCTGCTTCTAACTGATTCATGATTCGACTACTTTTAACATTACGATCATCATTAGGATCTAATAAAGACTGAATATAGATCTTTCTTCCATCTTCTGAAGTATAAATACATCTATCCTCGTTATCATTTTCAAATACTGTAAAATGTTGAGATGGAATGATTCTATTATCGCCATAAGTAGATTTACGATACATATTCTTTGCAGAATATTCTGGAATATTAAAACCTGTTGATTCGCCCATCAAATCAATCATGTCTTTAAACGATACCTGAGTTTTAATCATTTTGATTACCTCCAAACTAAAAAATATTAATGCTCAAAATCAAATCACTTTAATTGAAGTATGTCCTTCATAATTATAGTATATAATTATACAAAAATTTGTAGAGAGGGATTACCCCTCTCTACTTATTCTATTCTAAATGCTAAATCTTTATATTCCAATGCAATATATGTATGAGTAGTAGCATTATCATGGACTTTTTTAAATACTAATCTCATACCATATTTCTTTCTAAGTATATTTAATACTTCAGTTTCCGATTCAGTTTCTGTTATTAAACACTTTATCGAATCTAATGCTAGCCTAACCTCAGTCTCAAGCTTAGAATTATATGCATTGATAATCTTCTTAGCTATAATTCCTGCCATAACTTCTGCTTCTATTCCTATAAGCATTATAACCTCCTAAAATTGAAGGATATTAGTATGAGTTACATTCTTACTATCCATTTTGCTAATACCAAGTTCTTCTAATGGGAAGTTTCTTAGATTAGACTGAATGATATCAGTATAGTTGATAAATGGAATTATCCAGTCTGGAATATCAATATTGGAAGGAATGGCTATAGAAGTAATACCAGCTTTATAGTTTGGATCTTTTAATAATTCACTAGCTCTCATACAATGTTCTGGATGAGATTTTGCTATCTCATTGATATTTTTTGCTGTTAGATTCGTTTTAATAATAAGAACACTATTACGCTCTTCTAGATTAATACCTTCTTCTGCTCTATCTTTAATGGTATTATAAGCAAAAGCCGCTTTAATACCTTGGATAGCCATAGGATTTTTATAGAAGTTCATAGATTTGATACGGGCAGGTTTGTGGAAGTCTTTACTTTTATTTTTTAGAGATTCATAAATCTCTTTTTCTAATACAGTAAATTTCTTAACCAAATCAATTTGATCTATGAAAGAATTACGCAATACATCATACTCTAAAATCTGCTCTAGTCTTCTAGCTGTAGATTCTGGAGTACCAACCTTACTCATAGGCATACCTTTGATATCCATTTGTTTATCTTCTGGAATAAGATTGCCTTCTTGAACTAATTGAAGAGTGGAGTAATTCTTTTTACCTTTTGTAAGTAATAAGGATTTGAATAAGAACTCATTCTTCATAATAAGTAAGCAGTCTCTATCTTCTGCATATGTATTATAGTTCTCACTAAATAAAACCATGTAATCTAAGATTAATTGGCTTACTACATAAGACATGATATCTACAATACTATATCTTAGAGAATCCTCTTCTATCACTACTAAAGGATATTTCTTTCTCTTAGCTTCAACTAGTTTACTATTATAGAAGTCATATTCGTACTTAGGTTCATTCTCTTTATATTGTAATACTATCTTATCAGATTCTTCATCTATTTGAGCTTGAGTATATTTGATCTTCATAGGAATACCAATAGTATATTTCAATACAAATTGATACCATTCATCTAGAGATATAATACAAGAATCTGTATCTGTAATCAATACGATATCACGTTCCATCTCATATACTCTAGGGAGCTTATCTATAAACATATGACGATAATAGATATATTCAAAGATCAAATCTTTAAATAATCTCAACTCATAATCAATAGTTTCAGGAACTTTGTTTGGATCTAGATATGGTTCTTCCATCTTAGTAAGCATTTGTAAGATTAAGTTGATTACTCTTCTATTCTCACAGAACTTATATAGATTATTTTTATAATAAACTATATTGATACATCTTTGATCTAGATTGCAGATAGTATTCCAAATAGCTTCTCTAGCCTCTTCTGACGGAATCCAATTTTTAGTACCACATATATCCATGATTCTAATATAGCATTCTTCTGCTGTTATATTTCTATCCAATACATCCCAATCATTGAATTTAGAGAATCTTTCTTCTTTCTGATCACTTACGATATTATCAATATATTGTAATACTTCAGTAAGAGATTCGAATCTCATGTTATTACCTAAGAGACCCTCAAACATCGTGATAGATGCAGAGATACATCCTCGACCTTGACCAGTTATCGCGGTACACAGATAAAGGTTATAAAATATGCTACTATACTGACCAGCACAACCATACAATGCATTAGCAGATACTTTATAATTTAGCTGTTTAAGATTCCATGCATTGAACTGCTCAGATCCTTTAGGGTACTTTTTCATTTCCTTTTTAGCTTCATCACGTTTATCTGCAAGGTATTGAATTAGATTATAGAATGGATTCTTTACTGAACCATGCTTTCCAAACAATACCCCTTCTGTTGTCATGATAGCTTTCTTATTAAGAAGATCATTTGCTAGTTTAATAAAGTCCATATCAACTTCAGTCTTTGTGTAGTTGTTATGAAGTCTAGCTGTACCAGACTTATATCGTTTGCTGATACTATAATCTATAGCATCTAATATATCCATTCTAGATAATTTAGGACATACACGTTCCATTACATAAAGCATAGTCTCTTTATATCTTTGAATTGTTATACCTTTCGGCATTTCGATATTATTCATTATTTTCCTCCTCTATATTTATTACCTATTAGGGTGTTTAAATCTTACTACATTTTAATAGTATATAACCAGATCGATATTTAATCATTTGATATGAGGAACATATTGGTAAACTCCTTGTGCGAGCACATATATCGCACTCTTTTAGAGTTATAACTCAAATTTTATTAACAATTTACTATCCTAGGAGGTAAAAGAATTATGTTATTTGATCAAACAGAAGGATTCGTAGTTAATGAATCCCACGAACCTGTAGTTGAATCTCATGGCACTGGTATCGTTGACCAAGACGCATTGTTGGAAAACATGTTGATTGACCAAATGAACCGTATGACTGATGAAGAATTCAAAGCTTACACTGAATCCGTTGATTTCCAAAACTTGGTAGAAGCTGGTGTATTGGGTCGCCGTTCCGTAGTTAAAATGACTCGTAAAGATGACTTGAACCGTCGTATCCATTTAGCTTCCATCCAAATGGCTCGTGAGCAAGGCGATGCTGACTGGGAAGCTCTTCGTAAAAACCGCGTTAACGAACGTCGTTTGTTGAAAAAGATCTACACTAAATATGCTAACCGTGTACGCCGTGATGCAATGCAATCTCAAAAACGTCTTATCAAATTGACTCCAGACGCTTTCAACTTCAACAAAATCGGTCGCTAATCTTTAACCGATTGATCATCTCTTAAAACTCTAAAAATATCTTATAGACTACGGATTTAGTTCCGTAGTCTGCCCTTTTTGTGTCAATATATATTTTGAATATACACTATAAAAGTGGTAGTAGATTTATACAATCACGTCTACAACCTTATAAGGTTAAAGTGATTAATTTAAGGAGGATCAAATGCAAGAAATGCAAACCGTTAGTAATTTCACTAATTATTACATCTATGCGGAATTAGTGAAAAAGGGAAAACTAAAGATTGATACTCGTGCCATAACGAGAGATAATTGGGATCATCACTTTCAAGGTGTCCTTAATATTTTAAGAGATGGAATTGAAATGCCGTCTATACAAGGTTTATTTATAGAACCTTTCTTTGAAGGAAATCAAAGTCTATCTGTTGAACTTAATATCATGGATTACTTATTAAATCTTATGATGTGGTTCCCGATAGTCTATATAGAACAACCAATCAAACCAGAGCACTTATTTTTTGAGAAATTTACTACTGCCGATGCTATTAAAGCATATATCGATAAGAATATAATCGATCCTAACAAAATCTCTATCGAAAATAAGTTGCTCAATAATGCTATTGCCGATACTGTATATCATTTCTCTTATATTGATGAATTTGCTTTGTTCTTAGCAAATACATTGAACTTAGAAGATGATATTGATATAATGCAAAAGAGTAAAGAATACTTTGATCTTCTTCATGCCGATCTTAGCAACGTACCTATTGGAGAGGTAAAAGATAAAGGTATGGAATTGGTTCATCATGCTATTGATAATTTCATTATGAAGTCTAATGAAATTGTAGGATACGATCACTGTCTTAAATATGCCTTTGGTGCTCAAGAGGGTATTAATATCAGACAGTATAAAGAAAACAATATCAATATCGGTACCAAACCAGATGGTCAAGGATCTATTTATCATGATATTATCAACAGCTCATATATCAATGGTGGTTTGAATAACATGGTAGCACAATATATTGATAATGGTGCATCTCGTGTAGCACAAATTATCTCTAAGAAGAACGTTGGTGAGTCTGGTGGTTTCTCCCGTATCTTAGGTTTGAATAATATGGATACCCATATCCATCCAGATAAACACTATGATTGTGGCACAAAGAACTTCGTTCATATTACCGTAAAGGATAAGAAACACCTTTCAATGCTTGATGATAGATATTTCCGTTTTGAAAGATATGGTCTTGAGTTCAAGATTAAAAGAACTGATACTCATTTAATAGGTCAAAAGATTTGGTTAAGAAGTCCTATTACTTGTAAATCTCATGCTGAAGGGCATGGTGTGTGTTATAAATGTTATGGAGATCTAGGTCATACAAATAAAGATATCTCCATTGGACGTATTGCAACAGAATTGATCACTTCTCAATATACACAAAAACGTCTATCAGCTAAACACTTATTAGAAACTGTTATTAAGATCATTAAATGGGTCCCACAATTTAATGAGTTCTTCGAAGTAGCAAATGTAAATGAAATCTCCTTAAAAGAAGATATCTTCAAGAATAAACAAATGTCTGGTTGGAAACTTAGAATCAAGACACAAGATATTCAATTAGAGAACGATGATGAATTCTTCAAACATAGATCCTTCTCTGATGATATGCATGCTTCAGAAGATGATGGTCCATTTGTAGATCAATATATTAATAGCTTCGAAGTAATCACTCCTGATGATGAAGTATTTGCTAAGATTACAGCAATATCAGAAGATGGAACTCCTATTGACGAGAAGTTATATATTTCTAATAAATTAGCTGCTATGATTTCTAAAGCTATTGAAGATGAAGATATTGTAATTGATAATATCGATGTAGATATTCCATTGAATGAATTACAAGATATAGAATTGTTCTTATTAAAGATTCAAAATAATGACTTAGGTAAATCTCTTGATATCTTTACAGATACTATTAATAAGAAAGCAGTTACTAAATCTTATGATAAAGATACAATTGTAGAAGCATTACAAGATGCAGCCATCCAAGGTGGTGTAAAATGTCAATCTATCCATCTAGAAACTATAATGGCCTCTCAGATTTGCTCGCATAAGAGCAGATTAGAGATGCCCGATTGGTCAAATCCCGACGCAGAGTATGAGATCTTAACCCTGAATGAGGCCTTAACGGATAATAAGTCTGTAATCGTATCTTTGGATTATCAGAAGCTTGCTAAGGCATTATTCTATCCATTGAATAAGAAGAAAACTGCACCAAGTATTCTTGATCCATTCTTTATGGATAAGCCTAAGAAATTCCTCAATGCTCAACATGAAGTATGGGCTGAAGTTAATAAACCTAAGATCAAGAAAGGTGAATGCCCTATTGCATTTAATCATGATCATAAAGGTAAAAAAGCTCCTAGAGATATTAAAGCATTCTTAGCACCATTTAGAAATGAACCTAAGACTGAATTAGACTAGAATTTATAGTAAAATGTCTGTGATACCAAATGTGGGGTAGGGATTGATTTCCCTACCCCTATTCTTTTTTGTAAAATTCGATTATTTCAGTTGTATACTATAATAGTGAATAGAAGAAAGTGAGAATCTATTCAATATATTTATTTTGCCGTATTAAATGAAAGGAAGGCAATATCATGAAAATTAATATTCAATTCACAAACAAAGAAGTATCCTTGTTAGCAAAGGTAATGAAGAAGTACGATTTTATGGATCGTATTAATCATGAAAAGCTTAGCCTCAAATACCGTGAAGGTAATAGTGCTGGCTATTTTTCTTATTCTGGCATTTCTGATAAGGGCGCGAACATTGAATTTGAGTCTCATGAAAAATTAATTGTAGCCGCATGCAACGTATATTTGAAATATGCGGATACTGTAAATGGGATCTTGGCTGGTGTGAAGTCAGTCGTGATGAGTTGCAAAGGTTTATTCAAAAATTTTGTAAATGACTACACTAAAGAATTAAACAATGCATTTGCAGAAATAGAAGAAGATGCAAAAGCTAAAAAGGCTGCTAAAAAAGCCGCTGCCAAAGCTGATTATGAAGCTAGAGCTCAGCATGTAAAAGACATGTTCAAGAAATTAGAAGAAGATGATGATGAATTATATTAATCATTAGCTAGTCTTCAAAAATAAAGGTGGATCAATTCCTGGCGGTTAATATCCGCCTTTATTTTTTTGTTTTTAAAGGAATTTTTCTAGGTTACTGCGCATAAAAAGGACTCTAGCCAGATAACCTGACTAGAGCCTGAAGTGGTATTATTTTTTATATTAAGTTAAGTATTCGATTGAAAGTATTTAGAATTAATCTTAGGTATTATAATGAAAAAGTTCTTCTGTATCCACAAAAGTGTTGCCAATTATGGATGGTCCCTTAGAGTAAGCAAGAAACTCTTTAAGGAGGTATTTTACTTTTAAGGAGAGTAATAGTTAAAAGTAAGTAAATTAACAAAGGCTTTATTAAAACAAAGAAAAGAATAATACCACCTCACCTAAATGTCAAGATAATTTCAGCTATAATTATATACTATAATTATGAAGTATTATATATTAATTTTAAGGAGGAAAATAAAATGTTTGTATGTAATATTTTAGATTCTAGACGAATACTAGATTGTAATAATGATCTATATCTAAATGCAGATCAAATGGCATCGTATTTGCAGAATCAGATGTTATCGTTTGCTTTTAAAGCTGATAGTTTTAAAAGAGATGGAGGATTGATCGATGAATATGATTTCATTGATACAATGGTAACCAAAGTAGCAAACTATCTAGGACAAATTTTATTTGATGGGAGTTTTATCTATGGGCATATCATCCTTGATTCTATATCATTAGAAGAATCGGATGGGAGAGAACTTATTAAAAAGGTTTTAAGTGAAGAATTCTTTGAGTTCTTTAAAACTCACTTTAGAAGATTTTACGACGTGCTTTATTCTAAGAAGTATTTTGTAAAAGGAGATTTTAAGTTCTTGGAGAATCATATTAAATCCATCATAGTATATTATTATGGTGAAGATATGAAAAGATTTTGGGAGCCAAAGTTTGTAGTTTAAAAAGGAGTACAGGGAAATGATTAGATTTCGTTTAAAAGTAATGAATACGGATAACAAGACAGTTCAAAGTGATCAAAGTTATACCTTTGAACCTGAAATGTTTTTACAAGGGTTAATAAGAGCTTTTGTTTTATTAGATAAAAGATATTATCTAATAGAGTATAATAACTCTCCACAAAATATAATGGTGGAAGTGGCAAAAGTAATAGCAAAAGTGATGAACAAAAAAGATGTTCATGGATTCTACTTTACCTCTTCTAAAGGAATGCAAAGAAGTCATATTCTTAATGTAACCTATGCTAGAGGGGATGAGAAACAAGTAGTTAAAGAAGCTTGTAAATATTACAACTTCAAACTTAAAGATTTTAAAAATGTTTATGCATTCTGCAAGCAAGCTATTATTTTAAAACATGAGTTAGGGTTGAATGCCATGAATATTGCTAGGGATACAAATGCAGAGTGTGTTAAGTTATATGGGAAGAAATTAGAAAATATATGGTAAAACTAAAGATAAAAAGTGATCATACTGGATTAATGGTTCCTAACAAATTAACCGTAGAAGAATTCTATAATATGATCAGACCAATACTTGCTGAAGCATTTAATTTGGCAAAAGAATCTGCTAAAATAGATGAAGTGCAAAAGATTGAATCTGGCAGTATTATAACAGTTAGAACTCCTGGAAGAAGAGCAGAAGAAGTCTATTTTCGGTTAGCTTTAAAGTTATATGAACTGCTATATACAGATTCTGAATTTCAATTAGTTGATGGAAGACCAGCAGCATTCTTAGAAGCTAGTTCAGTTGAAAAAGATATTATAGTAAGAATGGCTGCAAAGGAGTTTACTAAATTAGATTCAACTAAGCTTAAATTGATCATAAGATTAATACCTAAATTTAAAAAGGAGTTTAATAAATAAGTGTTTAATTTTCATAGTAGTGAATATAAAGAGTTTATCGCTCTTAATCCAAAAGCATTTTATACTATCTTAGATGGTGTTTTCAAGAATTGTAAACAGACTACGGATACTTATTATAATAATGCTAAAGAGCTCAGTAAGATTCTATATAATAAAAGAATCGATTTTAAAAATGAAGATGGTGTATTTGTTACATTATCTAAGATTACTTGTAGTAGAGAAGACAAGATGGATTTAATCAAAATAATTTCTAAAGATTTAAATCTTGATTCTCAAAAATTATTACTATCTCTTGAAGTACATCATAGGACTTTGAAAGAAGTAGAAAAAGTAATTAAAACTATAAAGGCATAGTAATAAGAGAGTGGAGTTATTCCACTCTCTTATTTTTTTTATTTGTAATCTTAGTTGTATACTATAAATATGAGGAATGAGACGATATAGTAATCTAATTTAAGGAGAATATATAATGAATAATGTAAATAGTAAAATAGAAATGCGTAAAACTACCACCATTATCCACAACTATGAGCCTGGAGATAATGAGTTTATTGAACGCAAGTTTTCAGTATACAACAAAGCATATCATAGGCTAGAATCTAAAGGTATGTATTATGATGCAGAGAAGAAAGACTTATATCTTCCTGCTGGTATAGAGCAGTATTATATTGAAAGATCTTTTGGTAGAGATATCTTCCATAAGGTAGGTCCAGATAAGTTTGCTAAAGTGAGTGGAGTTAAATTAAAATATACTCCTAGAGATGAAAAACAAAAAGAAGCTATCAAATTCTGTTTAGGTATGCCTCCATATGAGAAAAATGAAAGAGCATCTCAGTTACAAGTAAATCTAAATACAGGTGTTGGTAAGACTTATGTTGCTATAGTAACATTTGCATATCTCTCTATGCGAACTATGATGATTACATCTTCTCTAGATTGGATTGATCAGTGGAGAGAAAAAATTAAAGAGTATACCAATCTCAGAGATGATGAGATTTATACTATTGCAGGTGTAGGATCTATAGCTAAACTAATCAATGGTATGAAAGACGTATCCAAGATTAAATTCTTCTTATGCTCTCATAGTACTATTAAATCTTTTGCTAAGAAGTATGGCTGGGATATGGTATCAGCTTTATTTAGAAGATTAGAGATTGGAGTTAAGATATATGATGAAGCTCATCTATGGTTTGATAATATATGTATGATTGACTTCTTTACAGATGTAGCAAAGACTTATTATCTCACAGCAACTCCTATCCAATCAGATTTCTTTAATAATAGGATTTATCAAACAGCTTTTAAGACAGTTCCATCTATCGACTTATTTGATGAAGATAAAGATCCTCATACAAGTTACATCTCTATGCTATTTAACTCACATCCTAAAGCAACTGATATATCAGCTTGTAGTAATATATATGGATTTGATAGAGTCAAATATACTGAGTATCTTACATTCCAAGAAAACTATTATAAGATATTAAAAATCTTAATGGTTATGATAGAACAAACAGTCTCTCCAAGTGGTAAGGTTCTTATTTATATAGGAACCAATTATGCTATTATGAGAACTTATTATTGGATAAGATATTATTATCCTCATCTATCGGTAGGACTATTCTCATCATTAGTTCCTAAAGAAGAAAAGACTAAAGAGCTTAATAATAGAATCATTCTTACGACTACTAAATCTGCTGGGGCAGCATTAGATATTCAAGGTTTAGAGATGACTATTGTTCTTAATGAACCATTCAAATCTCAAGTATTAACTAAACAAACTTTTGGTAGAACAAGAGCTCATAATACTAGATATATAGATATAGTTGATGTAGGATTCTCTACATTAAAACATTATTATGCTTCTAAGAAACCTCTATTTAAAAAGATAGCAACTGATTGTGTAGAGATACAACTTTCCGATCATGATATCAATCAGAAGTTACTAGAAATAGAAAGGGAAGAGAGAAGAAGACTTCAACTTATTCAAGATAGACCTAATTTAAAACAAGTAGTCGAAATAACACAAAAAGCTGGAGAAGGGAATTAATCCCTTCTCCATTCTTTGTGCATAAGTTGCTAGAGATCTAAATCCCTAAAATTTTTTCTATGTCTTTACATACATTTTTTCCAAGCGGGTAACATGGAATCATAAAAATGTATAAAAATTTAACCTATCTTATTTTAATTGAGCAGTTACTAAATCAATCTAGTTTTCTTTCATTACAGTTGTATATAAAAGGTTTGATGTATTGTCATTATACATTCTTGTTATTGATTACTTGAGGTAATGAGAATACTATTAGATCTAGACCACAAATATCCTTTATTTTTTGTAACAAGTCATTGCGGAAATTTATATATTATAATTTAATACTATGCTCAATATTAGGATTTTGATTAAAATTAGATAGGTTTTTGAAAGAGATCAACTAAGGAAATGTGTCCTATAAAATACTTTGGAGAAGTTAAATGTTACTTTATCTATTGTAGTGGAAAAGTATATAGAAAAACACACAGTAGATAGGTCGTAATATTTAAGAGATTAAAGCAAATAAATAATCTGAAAATGTATAATGTATAAGCGATTCCCCATTCGGAGAAGATTTGAATAAATACTTACTTTAAAAGTGTATTTTATATAACACTATTTTTTATTAAGTTGTGAGAGAGCTCTTTCATTATTATTTAGTCAATATAATAATTTAGAATTAATATTGACCTCCACCCATGTCTCCGCCAGCATCTCCTCCAGAGGATACAGGTTTATTAGCTGCTGTTTTAGCTTTAGCCTTGTCAGCCATTTCGTTAATCTTATCCATTGGTAAGAAGGAATCATAATAATATTCCATAAGAAGAGATGTAAATGCCATCTTCTCTTGGTCATTTTGAGAAGAACCAAATTTCATTTGAACAATGTTTTGAATCAACTCTTGTGACATAGATAAGATTTGAGATGTATTTGTGAAGTTCAACATGATTGGAGGCGGAAGCTCTACTTTAACAATAGAGTTCGTATCATATTCATACTGATAGAGTTTTGTGTAGATAGCAGATAAGATAGGTTCATATAGTTTCTGTCTAGCATAAACCTTAATAAGGAATCTAGCATTACTCATAGTAAGATGAGTAGCGGTGGATTCTTGATATCTACTATTTACCATTTCTAGAGAAACACCAGTTTGGTTTACAGCCATTTCTTCTAGCATATTCATAAACTCTGTTTTAACTTCTACGTTTTGACCAGGCATAATTTCAAAGCTTACAGGAGATTCCCCGTTAGCATTTTGAGGGATTACTAAGTCATTGAATCTACCAGTAACGTTCATGATATTATTCATATTTTCGATTTGACGAAGATTGAAGTTAGAACGTTTGATCTGATTAATTACATTAAGAAGTACTGATGTGATATTTGTATCGATTGTTTGTTTTACATGGTACAATCGTTTATCATAACCACGAGTTAATAATGCAATGGTATTAGAAATATATAAGCAAGTATATAACTTAGCTGGGAATAAGGATTTGACAATATCAGATACACCACGATGAGTTTTCTTATTCAATTCGAAGTAAGAATGAATAATATCAGATGGTGGGATAAAGCTAATACGAAGTTTAGTAGTCTTACCATTATTATCTGCATTATACTTCAATACAGTATAAATCTCTTTGGCTAAATCTTGATTAGAGTTAATAAATTTCTTATCAATTCTTTGAGAGATCTTTCTAGCAATCTTCATAAGAACTTCGTTATCTTGAGTAGAAGTACCACCATTAGCTTCATTTTCTCTAGCAGTTCTTCTAGGTCTCATACCACCTAATGTAGAAGTAAAGGTCATTTGTTCTTCTGCATTACCACCATTAGGATCATTCATTTCGATATAGTAATATCCTAAACAAGTATTATTGATATAGATAGGTTTTACTCTATCATGCTCTAATATTTCAAATACAGCTCCTGGAATTTCCAATTGTTCTGCATCACTTGTTTTAGTAGGTTCATCTAGATCTTTTAATCCATCATCTGCCAAACTAGTAGGGCCTTGTAATGTTCCACCTTGAGCAGCTTTCTTTAATTTCTTATTTATATTTTTAATATAAAGAGAGTTAGATAAGTAAGCATTGCGTGCAGAACCAAGCGACTCCTCACCAAATAGAGTTACTGTTTCATTGAAAATGCGTCGCATATTACTTTCTTGGACTAAGATACTAGGAATCACACCAGTTTTGTTTATTTCTACATCTAAACCACTATACTCAATATTATTAGCTTGCATTCCTTCTATTGTTTTAGAAGATATAGTAGATTCGGATAGATCGTATACGTCTTTAATACCAAAGCTTTCTAATTTCTTTTCATCTGTATCTGTATACATAAAGCTTATAGTTTCATTAATAGACTGCAATCCCTCATTAAGAGATTCTTCTGTTAAGATCCCATCTTCAGATAATAAGCTAGCACCATCTGTTCTGGCTATAAGTTTATCAATAGCCTTCTTATAAGGAACAATATATACAAACTGTTCACCATATTTAGCAGTCTTAGAATACAATTCATTTCTAAATGCTTCTAAGTTGTATTTTCTAGAGAATAATTCTAGATCAGATCCTTCTGCTTCAGATTTAGAGTTGTTGTCATCTTTAATACCTTTACCACTGATATTTTCAATACTGATACGAACGGCATCGTCATTAAAGTGGTCTGCAGATAATACGTTATCTTTTTTGATATCTAATGCCTCATCAAGTTTAGGCATATATTTACAAACGGTATCAATCTCTCTATCTAAGTCCCTTACTAACGCATTTTGGGAATAGATATCCATGATATCTGCTAATACAGTTTCATCTTCTAATGCAGATCTAATCTCATTAAGAGAATCAGTATCGTTTCTGGCTAATGTTCTAGCATAGAGATCAGCCATGTTTGTTCCGCCATTTTGAGCTTTGGCTTTATCAATAAGACCTTCTAAGTCATCATCCATTCTACGTTTGATACTATCGATATATTTACTATTATCATTATTAGTAAAGTAGGTATTCTTATATAGGTCATCGATGTTAGCTTGGATACTACCAGCAATTTTTTTGTTCGTATCCATACTTACAACAGGTAGCTCATCTGGTTTCGGAGTACGTCTTCCTTTTGTATTGTCATCAGCCAATGATTTGTACCTCCTAAAAATAAAATGTCGATTTTAGCAATAATTACCTTAATGTACCAGGGATACTATTTAATCACTTTGGCATAAAGAACCTCTATACCGCCGAAACGGTATAGAGGATTAGATTGCGATTTATTAATCTTAGATAGTAGATTTAAGGTTAACAATGCTATCATATGTTGGAGAATCTGCAACTGTAGCATCAGCAGAGTTAGCATATACTTCAACAGCTGCTTCAGGATGTAAGGATTTGTTGAGGATATTGTATCCGAATTCCATTTCATCGAAGCAAGTGTGTTTGTTAATGAAATCTAAGAATTCCACTGCACGTTGGTTTACAATTCGACCAGGAATTGGGAAGCCATTGAATTGCAATGCGATTTCAGAGAAGTTGATTTCACCACGAGTTACGTTGTAAATAGAAGTATTAGCAACGTTTGGTTGGCAAGAAGCAAGGATGTATGCTTTTTCAACATTCAAGCCAGTGTTATCAGTTACAATCAATAAGAAATGGAAGATTTCAGATTGGTAACCTTTAGTAAGACCAGCATTGTCTTTGCCTGTATATTCAGGATATTTAAGCAAACCATTGTAACGTTTGAATTGAGTACGAGGGTCTTTTACACCACGAATGAATAATTCGTTAACCTTAGTAATCAAAGAACCAGAACGTTCGTAATAGTTCATGCTGAAAGAAGTACCACCTTGTTCAGTAGTTTTTGTAATAATATTGAGATCAGTGATACCATTTGTTAATTGGTTAGTTTCTGCACCGATATCTTCAATACCTTGAGCACCACGGAATTCATATTCTAAGATATGACGGTAGTTACGAATCAAAGTATCGTATGTATTATTACGGCTTCTAAGAGCTGTCAAGAATTTAGGAATATCAAGACAAATCAAGAAGGAGTACCCAGTTTCATACAAATCAAATTGTTGAAGATTTGTGAAGTCTGTTACACCACGCATCAATGTATATTTGGTTACATCGCGAGGGTCGAGGGTACTGTCAAAAATATTGCTTACGGTTTCTTTAGACATTATTTATTACCCTCCTATTAATCCAACGCAATAATCTTGAAGATCTCTGTTTGAACGAAATTACGGAATTTAACGTACAAGCAAGCATAGATAATTTTATTGGAATTATATAATGCATTAGACGTATATTCGATTTCGAAGGAAGAGAACAAGTTAGAATAACGGTTAACGATCAAGTCGTTTACGTCTTTCTTATACTTAGTCAAGTCATCACCATCAAGGAAGCTATAACGGATCTTAGGACAAAGTTCACGGATAGCTTTGATTACTTGTTGAATAGCAAGAACGTTGTTGATCCAAGATAATTGAGTATAACGTGTTTGAGAAGTATACTCAGAGTTCATAGTCAATACGTCGCCATTGTAGAAGGATAAGTAGTTGATACGCATATCATCTAATTCTTTGAATTGGTTAACGTATGGAGTATGTTTAGGAGCAAAGTTCAATGTACCTTCAACATATGTATCATTAGGAATGATGATTTCATATTTTTGACCACAGAATGGACGGTTACGACCATTGATGAAGTGTTTTACAAACAAACGTGTTAAGTCATAAGTAACTGTAACAGGAATTTGTTTCTTAGTAAATGGATCATAAATTTCGTAAGAGTTCATGTATGTTGCACAGTAACGATTCTTAGCGTTTTCATAATCCTTAATACGAAGTTCTTCAATGGAGTTGATGTTTAGACCCATATCACGGAAGTATACGAAGTCTTCACGGAATGCAGCTAATTGTTCAATAGCACGTTTAACTGGTTTTGGATAGTTAGCATCGAATACACAGTCAATACGGTTGTTATCCAAGTCATAGATATCATCGGAGAAAGAACCGTCGAAAGCTTTGATCAATTCTGCTTCATATTCTTTAGCTTTAATAGGACGATCGCCAAAGGAACCATTAGAACCATTTTGCAATCTAATACCCATTACGTTAGAAAGGTTTACACCATCAGAAACGTCTACAGAAAGGTTGTTGTAGTCACGGCCATTCAAATCAGTACCGAACAATACGTCAGCAAATTTGAACTCTTCGTCACCGATTAAGTAACCTACGTTGTTAACAAATGCTTCAAATTCGCTATCGAAGAACAACGCACGAAGTTGACGAGATTGCATACGGATTGCATTAGACAATGCCATATTTTTATCTTTTTCAACAACGTCTGGATTCATTGTGAAGGAGATAGTTTCTAATGTAAGACCATTTTCGATAATATCGATGAAATAGCGTACATAGGAAACTGGATGGGAACTAGTAGTGTCGGAATAAATACGGAAAGATTTATTAGAAGCACCACGACCATTATCAGCTAACAAGAACAATACATATTCGTCATCTTCACCGATTTCATGTTTATGACCGAAATCGTTTTTCAAGATTTTGCCGAATTTTTTGATATCGTTACCATCAGATGCAACAGATTTCAAACGGTAAGTAACTTTAACGAAGTTTTCCAATACAGGAATATTCGGAATACCATTTGTATTAGCATCTGTAGTAAGTCTGTTAGTTGTAGGGTTAGTGAACAATGGAAGACCATTGTCATTTGTTTTTTGTTTCTTTTCGTTCTTAACTTCTGCAACTACACCAATATTTGCAAGAGTAGCATCTGTAGCTACAATACGTTTGAATGTAACGTAGCCACCTGCATTAATGATATTTGCAGCTTGGATTAAAGGTTGACCATGTTTGGAGTAAGAAGGAGTTTTACCGTATAAATCAAAAAATTCATTACCGAAAACTTTATGTTTCCATTCTTCAGGACCTTTATCAGCAGAACTTACGACCATGAATATCGGACGGTCAGTAGTGTCTTCAGAAATACTCGTAAGAGATCGAATATCAGACTGATCGTCGATGATGGTAGTTACACCAGGAGCTGGCATATCGAGTTCCTCCTTTTTCATTAAATAAAAAAGTTATTAATTTTTCGAAAAACTAATAATTTGAAATCATTACAATCAATGATTATTAGTGATTCTATATATATAGAACCTAAGGATTATCATATTTCACTATAATGACTAGGACACATAGCAAAAAATGGCCCCCAGATTTAATATAATGTTATACTAGAGCCTTCCAGCTTGATTGCTAGTTCTCCCCTACTAAGATCTCTTCTAAAGGAGTTTCTTTAGGATTTTCATTCATCATAGCAGCTAATACAGATTCATCAAAGTCTTCAGAGATCAATGCTGTATATGGAGAGATAAGTCTAGAAACATTACGAAGAGACATGGACTTATATGCATTCATATCTTTAGAACCAGAGAGTCTGAATGGTACAGTCTCATCTAATCTGTCTCTACAAGTTTCAGAAATGGCAAAGCCAAACATTTGGTTATTAATCCCATAAGAGAAACCATTGATTGCCATATTGTCGATAACCAAGTCTTGAATATCTTGATATGGAATAGTATTGATAATATAACCAAGCATAAAGAATAGATTCAGCATCTTTTCACAGTTACCAACAAACTTAATAACTTTAGTAGATACAATGATTTGATCATCATCTCTATATCTAAAAACCCTATAATCTTCAGGGTCGCTGTTTACTGTAAGTTTAAGTTTTTTAACCTTTGTAACCTCATAAGGTCTAGTAGCAAACATAGATGGGAATTTAAACATTCTTAACCCATCATCTTTACCAGTTTCGATATCTTGAACAGTGTAGTTGAAAATACCCATAATATTGATATAATCACCTTCTTGTTCTGCAATGTTTCTATCGAAATACTTCTCTGGTATATAAGCTACCATTTCTTTACCCTTAGCTGAGAATAAAATAGATTCTTTCTCTTGCTTGCAGAAATAAGGAAGTTTAGCCATTAATTTTCACTACTTTCTTCTCCAATATTATAGAGAGATTCAAAATAAGGGAATGCAGATTTATCTTCTTCGGTAATATCTTTGGCTATAATAAACGAATGTCTAATAGCCATCTTTGCAACATTCATTCTTTGTTTTGGGTCAGCACCATTATCTAAAAGATATTTAGCGGTACGGAATTGTCCATGCTTTAAAGCATTATAATAAGGCCAATTACCATAACAATCAACTTTGGCTCCTAGAGAGTGTAAGTATTTTACAATCTCAAAATCTAGTTTAGCAGCTTCGTTAAACCCTAATTCATCTCCAATATTACCAAAGTTATCTTTTAATGGTTTAATATGATGCTCATTAGCAAATTCTACAAGCATTTTTAAACCATCTAAATTCTTAGCATATACAGCATCCATCATAATATCTTCTATACGGAAAGATCTATTGATAGTCTTGTAATTATCATATACTACAGTCATTACCTTCTTGACTACAGATTTCTTTGCTTTTGGGGTTTGAATAACCGCAGATAATACATCTTCGTCTAAAGATGAAGAATGATGTAAAAATAAAGAGTTGATAACTATATCTAATTCTTTATCAATAACAGCACTCCAGAAGAAAGGGTTATTGTAGAACTTCTTATGTTTTACAATAAAAGGGTTCTTCATCTTAAACTCTTCTGTATTAATATCTTTTTCCATAGAGGATTTGTAATTATAATCTCTATAGTTAATTTCATGAGTTAATAGATAACTCATCAATTGACTGTCGTTAATAAGTGCTTCACTCATTCGGATTCATCTCCTATCCTAAAAATATCTATTATAAGTAAGTCAAGGAAATAGAAAATACCCTAAGGAGAATTAACTCCTTAGGGATTATTTTAGTTATTACAGTCGTCAGTACAAATACCAGCTCTTTCTTCCCAGTCAGCACTCATATTAGTTCCAAAATTATGGAAGTGTCTATCTGCAAATAAGATCAGGCCATTTTTATACATTACTTCTTCATTAGTGTGACAACCGCATTGGTTCTCATGTCCATCTACTGGTACATCAAATTGTTTAATAACTTTAGGCATGGAAGTATTTCCTCTACCAGCATTTTTAGCAATAGGAGTTGTATCCGCTTTAGAAGTAGTAATAACACCTTCAGATGTATTTCCTCCAGTAGTAACACCATTGCTATATACGCCACCTTTGATAACAGCGTTTACAATAGTTCTACCAACTTTAGTACCACCAATGATAGTACCGCCTACTAGAGTACCGCCAGTGGATACTAGATTACCAGTAGTTTTACCGCCTTCAATAGTGAATTGTTTACCATTAATACAACCAGTAGCGATACCACCTTCGCCAATACCACCTTTAGTAGTACCGCCTGTTGTAATATCGCCTACTGTAATACCACCAGTAGTGACCATCTCATTACCAGTAATAATACCATTAGTAAGAATACTATTATTAATTACGGGATTGATGATAGTACCATTAGAAGTTTTACCACCAGAAACAATTGTATTGATAGCAATCACATTAGAGATAGTACCAGTAACAGTAGCTTTAGAAGTGATTTCTGTTTTAGGATCTTTTTCACCATCTACACTGCCAGATCTTAAAATACCATTAAGGATTTGGCCTTCTGTAATAGTACCATTCATAGTTTGACCATTGATAACAGTAATCGGAACCATTCTATCATTCTTACCTTGAGCCAGACCATCAACAGTATAACCATTAATTTTACCATCAATAATAGTACCTTCAATAAGGTTGCCATTCTTATCAATAATAGCATTTACTACAACAGCATCTTTGATGACCTCTGCAGTAGTCGTACCATATCTATGAATAGAGTTATCAATTGTTGGATCTTGATCAGCAAACTTAGAATATTCGGATACTCCTCGTAATTGATCAGATTTGATTACTGTTCTACTAGTAGTATAATCTACAGAGCTATCAACAGCTAATTTGAATAAAGTGTTGTTGTTACAATCGTAAGTCTTATAGATATCTGTAAGCTTACCAGTAACTTGTTTTAATACACCATCTTCTATATATTGGAATGTATAAACCTTGCCAGCTTCTAATTCAAGAGAAACATTCATACTAGAATCACTATATTTGATAGTAACTACTAAAGTACATTTTTGGTTTACATCTACCCCTAAAATCATAGAAGGAGTACATTGACAACAAGCCAAATTCAAAGGACCATCAGCTCTATATAAACCACTCATTTGACCTGGAGTGATATTAGAATTCTTTGTAGTAGTATAATCAGAGCAACATCTTCCACCAACTGTTCCGCCATTATATGCAGGCGTCGGATCAAATACATGATTAATGTCATAACAATTACCATTATTAGAACTGCTAGAAACAACAGTGTATTGATTATTAGAATTGCAAGATTTGCATTCAGACATTTACTTTACCTCCTTTAGAAATTTAGTATTATAAAGATGTGAACACACAAGAAGATGGATAAGGGAAATTAATCCCTTATCCATGTTGTTTATTCATCAATTCGTTGAACTGTAGCATTTGTTGCTTCTTGTAGTGGGGTATCCTTGATATCCTCTACATCAGCTGTAATTTCTTTAGCTCTTGCTTCTAATTCTTCCTTAGTAGGAGGGTTTGCAGCACTATAAACTAAAACTAATAGTTTAAAGAACTCTCTAATTTGATTATTAACTTCTGGATACTCATCAACTTGTTTTTGAGTCATATAAGACCAGATAGAGATATTCTTCATAAGCATCATAATAAAGAAGTTAGTACAAGCATCGAATGGAGATATATTTCTAGCTACTTTGGATAATACAATAGAGAATAAAGCTCCGAAGTCATATTTCTTCTCAGCTCCATCTTTTAGTTTAAATCCAAAATGTACTAATACAGCATCAGCCAATTCTGGTAAGAATGCATTGAATGTAAATCCAGATTTGTTTCTAGCAGTGTACAAATCTTCAATAGCTCTTCTTAATCTAACTTCATTATTATATATCTTCATGATATTAGTTCTTAAAGCATTTACAAAGATTGCTGGATAGGCTTGAGAAGTAAAGTTGGCCATCTTATAAGCTAGGTATACTTTATTAATGATCTTCTTAGTTTCTTCATTATCTTTATCAGCTTCTGCTTTAAGCTCATCAACCATCAAATCTCTTTTCTTAAGATCTTTATCCTCATAATAGATATCGAAGATCTTTTGAATATATCTAGCATTAAGCTTAGTATGTTTAAAGAATAGAGAACCAGAGATATCATGCTTACCTTTGAATAGAGGTTCATTTAGTTCTTCGTCTAATTCAGCTTCTAATTCTTTGATAGTACGATTCATCTCTTCAGTTTCATTTTCGAGAATTTCAGATGGTTTTAAAATCGTTTCTTCAGTCATAAATCCTCCAAGTATTAACCCATAGTAGCTGCAACTTTAGGATCGAGAGATTCGAAATAATCTTGTTGCATTTTTAGTCTAACCAATGTGATGATATCGCCACGAAGAATGTCATTATTAATCAATTGATTGTATAATACAAATAGTGGAATACCATTAGTGATTTGAGATAGGAATAGATTAACGATATTGAAGTCATTACCATATGCATAGCCATAGACTGTAGTATCATTAACTTCCATATTCTTAATATAGGATAATACTAAAGGAAGATTAGCAGTAATAACCAATAATGCATTATCTTGACCAAATACTGCTTTACCATAATTAGAACTCATGTCTTTATTGAGTTTCAATTGTTCTAGATTAAATGTAGAATAGATATTATCTCTTTCTTCATAAAGGAATCTAGAGAAGAAGGATACTAAATAATTATTGAAGTTTGATACGAAGAAATCATATACAAACATCGCAGCTAGATATAAATCAGTATCTTCGTTTTCAATAAATTGGAATCCATATTTTTTAGAAACAGAAGAGATGATATCTCTATACATCTCCTTCTCTTTAGCAGCAATTTGTTCCTGATCATATGGATAAGTTGTGTATAATTGTTGGAAGGTTTGTTTAAACGCTTTAACGATATTTGGTTTTGGCAAAGTATCGAAACGGTTAAACATTTGAGTCAAAGTATCTTCGACAACATTCATAGCGTAATCGCTATCGAATTGAACAAGAATACTAGCTAACTGATTATCAGATTGGAGCTCGTACTCTCTGTTATTCATAAGAAAATCTAACATTGGGCGGTACCTCGGTTATAACGACGAAAAGTTTACAAAGTTCTTATCTATTTGTAACCAGTAGCTTAATTTTTTATATTGAAGAATGTAGATATTAGGCCATTTGTTGATAAGTAATTTTATAACGAGTCCTTACCAATTTATTATTATTGGTTTTGAATGTAAAATAACTTCTCCCCGTCACTATTCTAAAGAAATAGTAGAAGTCATCCATTAATTCATAACCGTATTCGTTATTGATATCATTCTGCAGAATAGAAGCCACGGCATGATGGAAACTAATAACCCAATACTGCATATCTTCAAATTTTTTAGACGTCTTTTGAATATTTAGGAATCCCAATCCTAATAATATTCTAAATTGAATAAGCTCTAGTAATGAAGCTGATTTTCGCGATTCCAATTCTTTATAAAGCTCTTCCTTATCAACATAGAGCTCTTTAGTATTGATATCAACTATTATTCCTTTCATTTCGCAATAGTGACGATTTTCATCATAGATATCTTCTAGATCAAAACTATCTATGAATACCACTTTATTAAATGACGATCTATAAGTTTTTATCAAATCAGATTTTAATACCTCATCTACTAGGTCTACTAACTCACTCATGATATTTATATAACTCCTCTTATCATAACTCTTATTATATTTTATCTTGCTCTATTGTAACCCATTATCTTCTCTATTGTTTTCATAATAGAGATCACGCTCTCCAGCGTTCATAAGATTATAAATAGAACTTTGAGACATTTCATCTTCATCTTTATTAAAGTCTAAGAAAACAGATGTAGGAAGGTTGCTGTTATTTGATGCCATAGAATACTCATCATCAATAGATACATCATCTGGATTGATTTTATACTTTCTAGCATAAGCTTCTCTTACAACTGGATTTTGAAGCATTTCTCTTAGGAGTGCAGTTTCTTGTTTTCTCTGTTTCATCATGTATTCCCCGAATAGAGTATCAACAGCTTTCTGCATTTCTCCCATTTGTCTTTGGACATCCGAACCTCTATCATCATCAGATCGATTTATATATTCGATCTCTTGAGTGATATCGGTCATGTTTTCATCTATGCCCATATCGAGAATTTCATCAATATCGTCTTCTGTTTTAATAGAACCTTTTTCAATACCAAATAATTCTCTTAGGTTCTTGCCTTCATACCATACATAAAGAGCAACTAAGTATGAGAATATTTGGTCATCGTGTGTTAAGGCAGAGTGTTCTATCTTGCCATTACGTTTTACTTCTAAACCACGCATCTCTTGATAGATGCTTGGAGAGATGAATTTATCTTTATGATAAGTAACCCGTTCTCTAAGTATTTCTACTAAAAGATCACGAACGTTATTTGTAGAAGTAAGACCATATACTTTAGTCTTACGTTTATTCCTAATAATACGATTGCCATCAGTAGTCTCTTCAAGAACTCTATCTTTGATTTCATAGTAAAGATTTTTCTTTACAGGAGTTTCTAAAAGTTTACCAATTACCGAGAGTCCGTAACCGTTGTCTTTTAATATCGACGCAACTCAATATCAGATGGTCAATTCCATCCACCCCCATTACAAGGAGTGACGAGATCATATGTCGTCCCTATTTCCGATATAGGGCCAGGATTTTTCTTCCACCATAAGCTTGTGGTTCTACGCCCCCGCCAGGGGCTGATCGTTGAACGTATATCTATTTAATAGATATTTCGCTGCTAAACTAGGCCATTTGCAAACTTTTTAAACCATCACGATTATCATCACTGATTGCGTTGTGGTATTGCAACTCTTAACAGCCTTTTCTAAGCAATTAACTCTGTAGGAATATAAGAATTACTCCTTATACTGTGCTTACTTACACCATTTCTTTCTACGTTTACTACTGCATTCGGCATCATATTAGTTACTAGATATTGTACTACTCTAGCAAGTTCTATATTAGAAATTGTATTACATTTTAAATCAGCAAATACTCTAGTTGTTTTAGAGTCTACACAAGTAATGCAAGAACTATCTTTGGATACACCACCAGATGGATCGACACCAATAATTGGCGGGTATTTAGGAACTAGATTAGACTTTAATGGAATCTCTTCATAAATATTGAATTGATATTTACCGAAGATAAGAAGAGTCTTCTTAGGATCTTTACAATACTTACGAATGCCATCTAATTCATCTTTTGTAAATGGGTTGTTTTCAGATTCATCAGACCATTCAAGAAGAATTTCTCGACGAATAAGAGGCCAATCCCATTCTAGTTCTTTACATTGTCTTTCAAACCATTCTTCTGTATAACCAAGTTGTTGATAAGTAAATTGAATATGAATAAAGCTTGATAGTTTATTAGCATCTACAATTTCCCGTAATTGTGGATAGGTAAGATCATACCATTGCTCGCTAAACTTAGAAGCATTATTCAATACTGTATAAGCGTATTTACCTTCATCATTAGTTAAGAACCCAGGTGTCGTAGTATATACTACACCATAAGGAACATTGTTTTGTTTGGCTATTTCAATAGCCTTACTCATCGCTGGTCTCATATTACCATAGATGGTTTTCATGAATGGAATAAATGCAAATTCGTCAGCCCATAAGAGAGGGAATGTTTGACCACGAAGCAAATTAGCTGCAGCCATTTCATTTCTGGCTTTGGCATACGTTTTAATATTGTTTCGATTGATCGCATTTTCCATATAAACTTGAGTACTTTGTACTTGTTTCTTACGAGTACCATCCATTGTAAACTTAGAATCGAATCTAAGATAAGATGGAAGTAAGTCTCGAATATTTCTAATACGAGATAAGTTCAAACGACAGTCTTTTGCTTCTTTGTTTAGAAGTGAGATCTGTGTATTTTGTGTTCTAAAATTATAAACGTAAGTATAAAGGACAGCAGTACCAATAGTCTTACCAGTCTGACGAGGCTGTAATAATAGACAGTCAAAGTTCATGATTGCCATATATAAGAATGCCATATTACCACGGTTCAATAAGAACTTAGATGGCTCACCAGATGATGGAATTCGTACTACTTCTCTAAGATAATACCAGAAGTTATTTCTAACTTCTGCCAATACTTTCATTTTATAAACGGTACTTAGATTGGGGTCATGAGGATCAATATTAGCCAAATCTGGATCTAATAAAGCTAGCATAAATCTATGATTTTTAACACCTATAGATTTGAGATAGTTACTCATCTCTATAAAGGTTTGGTTCGTTGTTGATCTATGATAATAAACCCTCTGCCCCTGATTCTCGACCATTCTAATCTCATTTGAAGGCATGATTGAAAATAGTCCTCCTTTAACTAGAATTTCTAATCTTAAAAGCAGATTATTATGTAAATGTCGCAGTTTATAAAATTAGATTTAACTGTATACTATATTAATGAGATATATTTATATCATAGGAGGAATAAAATGGAAACAGTATACTTACAAATAGTAGATTATGCTTATAGAGATCTTCTATCTAGAATATTTGGAAGTAATAATCAAATGCTAGAAATGTATCATACTTTATTTCTAGTAATATTCTTAATTATCTTTGCTAACAAAGGTATGAACTTCTTACTTAAAAGAAATCATATCCTTTCTAAGATAATTTCATATTTTCTCTATTTTCTAATTATAATAATAGACGTTAGTTTAATTTTGGGGTTATATTAAAATGAATGAATCATTCTATACTAAAAGCTGTGAGTTTGCAATCAGAGCTTTTAATTATCTAAATACAAGAGTTAATAGAACAAAGATACCGTTCTTTCAACTAGAGACTACTCCTAATACGGAGACTGTAGGTCATGTAGTAAATGGGGTTATGACCTTAAATATCCACAATATTTTGATCTTAGCTGAACTGTATGGTAAATATGACTGGGCTAATATTAGAGGGTTGATACTTCTTACCATAATTCATGAGTTATCTCATATCAATCAAAATATTGATTATGATAGATTTAAGAAAGACGATGTCTACCATGACAAAATCGAAATGGAGAATCATTATAATGCTTTAAATTTCATGCTTAATCGGGAGGAAGAGTTACATGCTATTTTTGGAGATTATAGTGATGATATTTGTTTGGATCTTGAGCTAACACAAAAGTGTTTAGCAAATCCACAATATAAGAATTCTTATAAGATGAGAAATACGGATAATGTAGCAATGGTTACATTGCTCAATATGTTTAATACTGCATCTAAGGCACAAAAGGACAAAGTAAAGGTGTTCATGGAAAATGCTAGTAGGGTTATCATTCATTATAAGAACTCTAAAGAAGGCCAAATAGAGTTTACAGATATTGTAAAAGATGAGGGTGGTATTTGGTATACTTATAAGATATTTAACATAATAAAGTTCTTATTAAGATTACCAGCATATCGTATACTACTTCTATCTGAAGAAGGAGACTTAGTATTCCATATATCTAGAGAAGAATCTAACGATCCTATATCTGAAAATGCTGGTCAGTATGTAGCAAATATTATAACATAAATAAAACAAATACTGGGTATAGGCATTACGCCTATACCCTTTATTTTTTTAAGCTTTTTTAGTTTCTTTTTTTAAATTAATAAATAGCTCACACCAATTCTCTAGTGTAAGATCTACTAATTCTGATACATCTTCTTTTTTGTATTTGTTTGCAAAAGTATAATCTTTATCGATATATTCTATTACAGATTGATAAACTCTTTCAAATAGTTTATCATATAATTCTTCATCTATTGACCCTTTATTACCTTCAAATAAAATGGTCGAATAGAAACTTTTAAAATCTTTGGTATCCATAATAGTAGATACCGATTTACCATCTAGACTTCCATAAACATTTCTTAATGTTTTTAAACCATTTTCATCTAGAGTAAGATTTTTGTCTTGATATTCAAAATAAATTGTGAAGATATTAAATAAAGTAGCCCTAATAACTTCATTTACAAATGATTCATAAACCTTATCTTCTTTTCTCTTCTCATATTCTGATACACTACATTGATCAAATAATCTACAAATGATTCTATTTCTAATAGATCTACAACTAATGATAGTTTTCTTATATAGATCTTTCATAACTCTCCAAGTATTTAAAGTATACTTAAATTCCTTCTTTATTAGAACTAGACTAGTATGATTTTTGATAACCAAATAATAGGTTAGTACAGATAAGATACAAATTACATAAACTGATGATATCAAAAGTAATTTAGTTTGAGGCACAGGACCAGAGTCTGCTCCAATTGATATAAAATAATGATTTAAAACATATGGAGTTATAGCCCCTAATATAACAGTACAGAAAATAATTCCAAAATAAGTAGCTTGTAATCTCCATCTGTACATCAAATGAGCTAATATAATACTAGCCAAATCTTTTTTTAGTTTGAAGCTAATTATAATATCTTTCATGATGACACACTATCCTTGTATGAGAATTTTTACCTCTCTCTTTAAGAAATCTAGTACATAGTCATAGAATTTTATTTCTTCTTCATCTGTAGGTCTTGTTGGATCTTTAAATCTATTTTCAGATTCGATCTTTTTATAAATAGATGAATCTTCGGAATAGATACCAAAAGACTCTAGCTCTTCTTCTCCAGTAATGATATTATTAAAAATATTATGATAAATAGAGTTAGATAAATAAACTTTATCTATGGAATCATTTACTTCCATATTATCACCTTGACGACATCTGCTATGTTTTTGCAATAGCCCAGTCTCAGGAGATAATAAGAATACTCTATTAGGAAAAGCGCTTAAGTTACAATAATAGGAAGAAAAGTCTTCAATGTATAAACGATTTCTACGATATCCAATTCCAATATCGGTATAAGTAGATTTGGATTTGATACCTAAAAGAGAAAGGATGTGACTAATAGACGAATCTATTATATTACCTTTGTTCATTATATTATATACCAAAGTAGAAAGCAACCATCTGTCTAAGATGATAATAATCTTTTCATTCTCTAATTTAGGAATGATGATATTATTAAACGTATCTTTCATATTAACAATCATCATACTTTGAAGTATATCAGTAGGAACATTTTCTTCTGCTAAAAGCTGTCTGATCTTTTTATATAACTCACTACCGTCATTATATGGTAGTGACAAAGTCATAGCTTTATAACCATCGAATTCCTCTGGATGCTCATTAATATAATCAGAAAACTTTTTACAAGTAGTAGACTTGCCTGAACCATCGGTTCCTTCTACAACTATAAGTTTACCAAGACAATTAATTGGTTGCATAAATACCCTCCTTTGGATATTATTAAAGTGTTGTGTTAAAATACCATAAGAACAAAGAGTATACCACTTAAGGTATACTCTTTTGTCTTTTTTATCATTAGAAATAATCAGCAACACCATTCAAGATTTCATTTTGAATAGCTTCTTCTAAGGACAATACGATTCTATCACCATTTTTCAATTGCATAGATACTGTACGGCCATCTTCATTTAGATGAATTCCATTGTATAGGCAATCAAATGTTTCTAATACTGTTTTAATATTACTAGACTCAGAAATCAAGAAAGAATTGATTTGAGATTGAGTCAATGGTACTAAGATTTCAGAAGATTCTGCTAAGTTACCATATTTAGCAATATTATTAATTTCTTCACTACGACGGAACAATTCAGAAGTAGGATTAACTTTGTAATACTTCATATCACCATGATAACCAACAGATTCGGTTGTCACGATAGAAGTAGTATATGCTTTAGAATGAGAAGGGAAATATACACGGTCATAAGTAATGATTTGCATACCCTTTACTGTCATACGACCATTCTCATTTGCTAAAGAACCAACTGCTCTAAGAGAGAAGGATGGTTTTTGACCGTCTCTTAAGTCATCATTAAAAGATCTACCAAGATCATTATTAGTACCACGGAAATGAGCTTTTACAAAGTTTCCTTCCATCCATAATTTAGTATACCATACTTGTTCTAAAGTTGGATCGATTTTACTTTGTCTTGCAAGAGTTGCATCAGACGGATGACCAGCTTCACCTTTAAAGTTACCAGTTTCAACTAGTTCTCTTGTTCTATCAGAATTGATACCTTTTTCCAATTCATCTGTTGGATAGTATCTTCTGTTACGGTTAAGTTCATCGCCTTCTTGGAGAATACCTTCAGCAATAATAAAACCATTTTTATTAACTTCTTTTACTGTAAATTCTACATTGGCTCTAGTCTCTTCACAGATAATAGTGCCGACAAGATTATTTGTATCCAATTATTTTTCACCTACTCTTTAATTCATTATGTATAGAAATTACCTATATGTTTTCCATATAGATATCAGCAGTAAGATAAGAGTAGATCTTAGTGATCTACTCTTGATTCTTATTTATTTTTATGAGACTTATCTTTTTTAGGAGAAGCTTCTGTATTTTCAACTTCTACAGAACCGATCATATCTGTTTGTTCTAAAGATTCTTTAGGTTGAGGATCTTGCTTTTCTTCAACCACAGGAGTTTTTTCAACTTCTACTTCTTTTTTACCAGTAACAGTTTCTACAACAGGTTCGGAATAGCCTTCTGTAATAGCTTTAGCAGTTTGAATATTAGGGAATTTGGATGGACCATTATAAGTATTATAATTATCAAACCCTAATGGAACTGTAATACCACCAGCCAATACTTCTTCAACTTTTGCTTTATATTCTAAACAGATAGCAATATCTTCATCACGAAGAATTACAAGATTACAAGTACCTGTAAAGCGAACTCCATTAATAGAGAAAGCTTTATCACAGTATACGTTAACTAATTTTTTAACCATTTGATATTACCCTCCTAAGGTAGATGATAGAATTAGATTATTAATTAATCGTCATCCTCATCATATTCCATATATTATTTTTTCATAAAAACTCTCATATCAATTCTAAAATTATTCAGATTTGTGGATTGTTGACCAAACCATTCTATCAAATCTAATATATTATCTGGAGTTTTATTAGACTCTAAATCACGTTTTATATACCTAAACATTGCTTTTAATTTACTAGTACCTTTAATAATAATAGGATACTCACAAAGTTCTGGGTGTACAGTAAATATTGGATATAGGTCTACTCCTTCTAATATCATTTTATGAGATTTAGATATACAAAATTCTAATATTTTGATACGCCAATTTCTACGCTCAATAATTAATTGTTTCTTTTTAGGAGTGATCGGATTTTCTCCCTCTTCAAATTCTGATTGATAAGAGTCGATGAACTTTAAATACTTTGGATTCTTCCTAATAAACTCATAAAAAGTTTTATAATTATCCTTACAGTATTTTACTAACCAATCACTATCTTGAGGATACATTATAACGTCTAAATTTAAAAGCTCAGCTTTATATTTTTTAGCCAATTCAAATGATAATGTGGTTTTACCAGATGCTGCATATCCCAAGATAAAACATATATTGAATTTTCTTCCATTCTTGAATCTATCAAGATTTAGGCATATATCTTCATCATCGAAAAATAATGCATGCTCTATTTCTGATTTAAATAGGCTCACTTAGTCATCACCCTTGTCATCGGAATCCTTTTTGTCATCATCGTCAGAGGATTCATCTTCTTCATCAGAATCATCGTCCTCGTCGTCGTCTTTATCGTCCGAGTCGTCATCGTCATCAGAGTCCTCATCATCTTCATCAGAATCATCGTCCTCGTCATCATCCGAGTCTTCATCATCATCTTCGTCATCGTCATCCGAGTCCTCATCGTCCTCGTCGTCGTCTTCATCCTCATCATCTTCGTCGAAGTCGTCTTCTTCGTCTTCATCATCTTCTGAATCAGAATCTTCTTCCTCTTCCTCATCAGTGTCGGACTTTTTATCATCAACGATATCAACTAAGATTGTATCGCCAGCATAATCGCCTTTAAGAATTTCTTCTTCAGCTTCTGTTTCTTCATCGATAATAGTATCGATTACTTCCATAACAGCATCTTCATGTAAATCTTCGTCAAATTTACCTTCTACCATAGCATCAATGTTTAGGTTTTCGAAAGCCATTTTTTATACCTCGCTTATTATCTTATTCATCAAAATTAGTAATAGGTTGTGGGAAGAGCATATTTTGATCTTCATCATACTCTTGGGCTTCTTCATCCCATCCACATATAAAATCAACGGTAGAATCATCGATATCATTATCACCGATCATCATATCTTCTAATAGATCTTTTTGAATATCATTTACAATGATTTCATCTACTGCTCTAGACATTAGTTATCCTCCTATTATATTCTTTTAATTCATTACTACTAATGTAGGAAATATCAATTATTTGCCTTCTAAATAGGTTTTACCATTAGTATTACAAGAATTTTCATCTAAGTATTTTTGATACTCAGGACTGTTGGCTCCACCATTAGGAGCATCAGCATTAGGCTTACCACCAGATTGTAATCCAGTTAAATATGATCTTAGCATATATAAAATCATAGGAATTTCATAATATAGATCTTTAGTAAAGTAGTAGTCTTTACATTCTAAACTTTCTAAATCCTCCATATTGAGATTAAACGGATCAGCTGTTTTATTCATGTAATTAATGATAATATTTTTATAGAAGTCTTTCTTATCTTCAGTATAAGGTTTGTTATTTACAATTCTATCGAATAGATCCATACTGATCCAATTAATAGGATCTGCATTAAATTTATTTCTTAGATTAATAGATAATTCCCAATACTCTTCCATTCTATCAACTAATAAACTATTAGGATCATGAACTGGAACAGGATAACAGCTATTCAAATGCATTTTAGGATTCACATTTTCTATATCTCTAAAAATAGTTCTAGAATATTCTATAGCAAATGTATCTGGTTTATGAACTGCTTGAGAGATGTAGATATAGAAATCATCATCTTCTGAGAAAATACCAGTTCTAATTAGAAACTCTATAAGATAAGGATCATAGATAAACATTCCTAAATATCCATATACAAAGGTTTGGATATTTCCTTTATAGAATAGATTAATATAGAAAGATTTGAGCATTGTATATGCATCTCTAACTCTATCTAATAATTTAGCATCGTCTGATAGAAGCATAGGAGATAGATTAGTACCTACATTCCCTGGCATATATTCAAACTCATTTACTAAGAGTTTCCCATTTAAGAAACCATAAGATCTCTCACTAGAAGTTTCTAGATTATATTTAATCTTATAGAAGTTGGCACCAGATTCTAATGTATCTGGACTGCAAGAGTTTACCCTAAATAAAAGAGTATTGTCTCTAAGATAAGTAATCATAAAATAATCGTCTACACAAGGAACGATTGTATTAGGAAGGATAATAGCTTCACCTTCAATAGGAGATTCTGGACCAAATTCTCCTCTTTGAATATCAAGCATCATTCTTTCTACTCCATAAATTTGGAAGTTTTTGATTTTGTTGTATCTTAGAGGTGTATTCTCACCTAGTTGATGATACACTTCTTTATCACCTTGATCTAGAGTGGAGTGTTTATCATTTATATTCCAATAAGTTACAGTTGTTGGTTTCTTATCGGTAAATAAATAATAGGGGTTATTTGCTAAACGATTCTGTAAGCCAGTTACAAGACTTTCGGCAGTTTTTCTATAATTCGTATTAGTAAAACTTCCCATACCAAATTTCACCTCCGATTAAGTAAATACAGGATTATATTGATGTGAACTAAGTACCTTTAAACAAAAAAGAATACGGAATCCCATAATAGGATTCCGCTATAGTTATTATATCATTTCGCTGAGATTTTCAATATAAGATGAAATCACTAATTTAGATTCTTCTCTTAACTCTTCAATAGTCTTGCTTTCATCTAATAACTTACTACAATTTTTAGTATAGCTATCATATAATTTATAAAGCTTGGTCTTCTTATCTATCCAAGAAGACAAACCATTGCTATCTGAGTCTTGTTCTATTAGATTTTTGGCTTTACCAGTTATACTAAATAAAGCAGCAGAAGTTAGGCAAGCAATATTGCGCTTCTTTTCTGCTTCGCTTTTAAAAGTATTCATAGCATTTTACCTCCATATCTTTTAAAGAAATATCTCTTCTTTAAATCAGTAATATCTTTTCTTCTCAAATATTATTAGCAAGTAGTCTATGAAGCTATAAAAAATAATGATAAGTTAAACAAATATATAGTATAGAGTGTGTATATGTAATAAATATATTTGCATCTTTGTTTAGCTTTTGTTTATTCTCTTACCATAAGACATCAAATCTATTGGCTTATGATTTGATATGGTTAACCTCTTAAAAATAATAAACATAACTCTTTTTATTTATTTTCTATAAACTATACTAACGGCATGAGAAAATAAGACTTCATTTTAAACACATATTTACAAACTTTTCCTTTCTTGTAAATAGAACAATAACTAACACATATAACACTATACCCGTAGTCACGAGCATAATGACGGTTATTACATATTGCCTCTATACTAACTCCTTATCTTAACCGATAAAAAAAATACAGACACTTACAAACAAAACATCATGGGATAAGGTCTTAGACCTTATCCCACCTCTTTGTGTCTAAAATATAAAGTCTTATCCAAATGTTTCTAATTAACTAAATACCTTAAACCCTGGATGATTAACACCTTTTAGTTTATCAGTAATAGGATTAGAGTAATCTTTATTAGGATCAAATGCAGGAACTTCATTATTATATTTAGGAAGTTCTTTAGTTTCTTCTGGCTTGTAATGTTTCTTACAGCGGTTATTCAATTTAATAACCTCTTTTTTAATACGCCGTTTTGGATCTATACCTAATTGGATAAAGATATCAGCCATCATATTCAAAACAAGAGAACTTCTGATAAATCCATCTCTACTAGGTCTATCCCAAGAAGTCCAATTATATTCATCTTCTTCCCATACTGGTAATTCTAAAGAATCGAAATCAACTCTATTACCATAACTTTCGAAGATATATTTTAAAGGCTCTTTATCTTTATTAATATCTTTCTCTAATTTAGGGAAATGAATGATGTTTGGATCCTCTGGATCTTGCTTACCAATAGTTAGAGTTTCATAAGCATATTTAAGCTTATTGAAGTATAACTCATCTACAAGATAACTATTAAAGGTATTTAGGATTAATACTTCTTGTGGAATGCTATTTAAAGTTGTTACATTGAAGAAGATATAATTAGTTCTCTCATTATAGAAAGGAACTTCAAGCACTCCTGTAAAATATTTATATTTGTATTCTGTGAAGTTGTGGAAATTATAGTGGATTAACTTAATATCTCTCACAGCACTTTTTCTAGTTCTTCCTAAATAAGGAACTCTTAAGTCTTTAGGTACTTCTCTAATATCCATGAAATTCATAGTCGATTTATAGTTATATCTAACACTAGAAAAATCATGGTTTTGGATATAGACTTCGAATTCTTTCATTCTATTTCCTCCTTATACTCTTCTTAACACAGCTTATATACATATTCACTTATCTTATCTTTAGAAACTCCAAAATCTTTTTCACCTTCATACATATTCACATGAACGTATACTGGAATACCTAATGGGGTCATTTTTGCTCTTACTCCTTTTAATACATAATCTTCTATATCATTATCTATATAGATATGGAACGTTACGTCTATTAAACTTTGAGTAGTGATAAAATACTTAATAAGGCTTAAGTATGTATTACCGCCTATGGCAGCAAAAATATTATTATTCCTATTAGCACCTCTTAGATTATAGAATACAGATAAGATATCAAATGTACCTTCTGCTATGTGTATATCTATATGCTCATATATATTACAAACTGATGGGATAATATAATACCCACTTCCTTCTCCATCTGAGATAGTATATTTAATATATCTACTATCTAAAGATTTATGGACTTTCTGTCTAGCCTCGTCATTCATAAGATTCCTGAATATGATAGCAGAGTTGTTATTATTCAAGAATCCTATAAAGACGTTATTAATAGTATCTGCAATTGGTTTTGATCTAGTTACTTTATTAAATTTATTGTGGTTTAGAAATTCATATAAGCTTAGTATTATTTTACAAGATGCCAAATCCTCATAAGTAAGATTTAATCCTAATCTTTTATTTAGATAACTCAATTTATATGCAGAAATTTGATTATCTTGTGGAATTGGCACCTGTAAATCTAGTTTACCTTGTCTATTTAAACGATACCTGCTTAAATTAGACACCCTCTTATTGTTAGTTTCGATCTCAGATAATAATTCTGAGTCTATGATGTCTCCACGTCCTGTAAACTCTTCTAGAACCTCTTTTGTTAAAATACCTCTATGATTAATATTTCTAAAACAATTATACATTGGAGGTTTTCCATCAAGTCCTAAAGAGATATACATATGATGGCCTGTATCAGTCATACCTTCTCTATTACATAGAGGACAGTTTATAGTTACTTCTCGTTTAGCCGATGCATCTTTAGAATCAGGGAACAGCAAATGAAGCTGTTCCCTTAGTCTGTCTGATAATTGGGTATTGATTAGATCTTTATTCTCCATTGCTGTTCACCTTCTTTCATTATTAAAGTATATGTATCAGATTAGCATTACAAATCTACATACTTCTTCTGATACAATATCTGGAATCACATTGATTGGTCTACCATTATTTTCTGGATTATGATAATCAATCGTTTGGAATTCAGATGATAGAATTTGAGCAATAAGCATTAATATTACATCATGCTCAATCTTAGGATTATTATACTTCTCATGAATCATTGGGAAGTATTTAGATGCTTCTATCTTTTGTAGTTCTTTCTTGTTAATATTCTTTCTAGTAACAACACGAACCACTTTACCACCAACCATATATGGAAGTTGGCACAATTTGTAAGACTCTAATAATCTTCTAGCTGCAATAATTAGAATGATATATTGTCTCACATTCATAATCTTAATAGATTGTGGGTCATCAAACTCTTTAGCAAATAGATAAGTAACTAATGTCTTCTGTAAAGAGTTTACGATAAGTTTACCATCTTCATCGCAGAGTTGATTGTAATAGAATTTAATTTCATCTTCATTAAATGGTCCATATTTCAACTCAATACGCTGCATAGTAGTTTCACAATTTACTTGAGTTTGAATAAGAATAGCTTCATTGATCTTAGCAGCATGTGCTTCGAATTTATCACATTCGGAGTTGTTATCATCATCTCTATTAGAAGAGGATAACATTACAAAGCCATATTCATAAGGTACATCTGTGACCTTAAATCTAATATCCCTATTAATGGCATTATAGTTGAAGTGGATGATATTCTTATTATAAGTATATTTAGGAATAATCTGCATAATGATATTTTCTACTGTCTCAATAGAATGAGTAGTAGTATTTCTACCACGAATTGTTTGCATTTCCCATAATACACCATTATTCAAAGTATTCTTAGTTACATTACTAGATGCAGTTTCATATAATTTAGATGATAGATTAACTCCGTAAGTTTTTGATGCTGCTTGGAATAACAAATCAAATGCTTTAAGTAATACTGTTTTAATATCTTGAGGATCAATCTTTTTCTTCTCAATGAAATGAGTTAAAAGAGGGATCATCATATTCTGCATAACAGAAATCTTAAGCATAATCTTAGCATGGAAATCTGAGTACTCTAATACTGGAGATTTACTATTCTTGTAGGATTCTAAATCATCAATAGAATATTGTTCCATATTCATTTGATCTAGATGGTAGTTTAAATATGCGGCCATAGAAGATCCATTTGGATTGATAAAATATTTCCAAAGATCCCCTAAGAACATATCTAGACTATAGTCATTAGTATTTATATCGATCATATATTTGATCTTAGCATATAAAGCAACAAGCCTTTGTTCTTTGTCATAGTACTTCTCAAAGTAATTAAGATAGTTTGTACAATGATCCCTGAATCCAATTGCAATAGTCCCATCTTCTTTTACTTTAGAATCACTATTGTAACAACGCTTTGCTTTAATAGAGAAGTAATCGATCATCATATTAGCTTCACAGTCATCACTCATTCCAAAGAGTTTGTGAATAGGAGCTATGATCATACCTCTTGTATGTGTAAATACGGCATCTTCTGAAGTTTGTGGTCTCCAATCGTCGATATGCGGCTTTTGTTCCATATAAGGATTGCCTTGTTGACTAGCGGCCATCATAGTCTTAACAGTATCATGTTTAGCAACCTTATCACCATCTTTGATGATGTTGTGGTTTATGATAGATACTACTGGAATCTTTTCTCCCTTAGCATACTTACTTCTGTCAAGTACAAGTCGAGGCATATAATAAGCTTGGTTATTATACGTTAATTCTTCTTCAATGTCAACTTGTTGGTCGTTGTAATAATCCATTCTTGACTCCTTCTCCTTACTATTGTTAAAGACTTACATGAATCTTTTGAGGTCCACTACACCTCATAATTATAGTATACAGATAAAACTACGATTAGTAGTGTCTGCTAACTTTCTTTACATAATTCCCACTACGTTTCGCATTGTTTCTTGCTACACGTTGAACAGATTGTACACTTTTAACTTTATTTGTGTAAGCCTTGCCTTTCCCCTCAATTTTGTCAGTATCAGAGTAATCATCCTTGGAAATATAGTTGCTACCATATTTATTAGTAGCTTGAAGTTTCTTAACGTTCTGTACTTGGATAAGTTTCTCTTTACCACTCATAATTTGGCTAGCAAGATTTTGAGGTTTATAAGGATAAGCATTCATCCACATAATCTTATTATCTAAACCTTTTAGTTTAAATAATAGATAAGCAAAGTAAATAGATTTCACATAACCTACAAGTTTATTTGGATTTGTCGTTTTTGGTTGTTGTTTAAATACTACTGGGTCAAACTTTTTAATCAATTCTTTTATAAGAAGATCGTTATGTTTAAATGCATTAGCATACGTAAACATAAAGTTCGGATCATTAGAGAATACTTTTATATTGTATCCACTAATCTTATTAAGTCTTTTTTGCACATCGTCATTTGTAGTAAATTCTATTACTACATCATAAAATACATTCTCCTCTTTCTCTGACGGCATCATAATATAGAGAACGTATTTATCATTAGTATTTTTATATAGAGTATAGTTAATCTTACCATTCACTCTAAGCATCATAGCATCAAATTTCTTAGAGTAAAGTTCCCTGGCAGTTTCTGCTTCACCCACCATTCGAGTACGTCCTCCAGATGGGTTCTTAGCATAATCCTCAAAAGTAATTTGCATTTTCTTCTACCTCTTTTCTTCTACACCCTCTTATGATATGAAGTCTAAAATACCCAGTAAGGATCTATTCCTTACTGGTAGTATCTTAGATTATTCTAGATTTGAGGGCAAAATGACATTAAATCATTTAATAATGTGTAGTTCACTCCGTAAAAAATTATTTTGAAAAATTGCTTTTAATTATATACTATAGATATGAGAAGTTTGAGAGAACTTAATCTTGTATTTTAGAAATGGATGTGATAATTTTTTAATATTGAACTCAAACACTCGTTAGAAATTTTAAATGATTAATTCAAACAAAGGAAAAAACTATGAGAAACAACGAATTAGTTCAAAAAATCAATTTCAATTTAAGCGGTATTAACCTAAATGGTATCTTGGTAGCTAAAGAGGAGTCTGATAAAGCTATCAAAAATTTACTTGAGTTGCGCAGTCAAGTAACTGAAATTATTGATTTATTAGAGTCTATGAAACCTGAAGGAGAGAAGCCATTTACTGATGTGATTCCTATTCCATCAAATGATTTTAGTTTAGCACAAAAAGTGGAGCAATATCAAAAAGAGAAAGAAGAAGTTTCAGATAATAATGTAAATGAACAAGCTGGAATTAAAAGATCTAGATACTTTGCTGAGGGATCTGGTAAGAAGCAACCTCATTCTAAAAGCTGCTTCTACTCTTTAAATGGGGAATATTCTGCTAAGCTTATTAGTGTGAAGAACTTATTAAGCTTCTCAGAAAGAGTATCTCAGGATATGCTTAAAATAGATCATGTTTTAGAAACAAAAGTTTTTAAAGAGCACAATACTGAGTATATCTTATTATCAGTATTCTGTAATCTTATGAATACAGACTATAGCACTGTGAGCAAATATGCTGAGGGTGATACTGATAAATTCGCTATAGCGTTATTTGAGAATGAAACAGGAAGAGAATCCGCTCGTAAACTTATTGAACTGAATTATGCTCTAGGTATCATTAAGCAATATGGATTCAAGATTGAAGTAAAGAATGTTGAATTTGAAGGGTATCTAAATTTAAAATATTTATTAGATTTATCTACTGCCATTAGTAGAAGATCCTTAAAAGATCATTATTTTGAGGGTAAACCATTACTAGCATATATTATGAATAATTCTAGATATCCTTGGTATTATCTAAACTACAACAATACTTCTATCAAAGAGTCTTGGAATACTTATGAAAATTACGCTAATACTGGAGACTACAACTTTGATACTAAGAAACGTTTATTTAATGATTTCTTAGAAGTAGGATTTAGCTCTTTTGAAAATAGATTTAGCAGACCTGTACGCCAAGATGTTGACTTCTGCAGAAGTGCTATTACTGTATATGATGAAGCAACTGATAATTATTATGCAGTATTTGGCACAAGAAAAGAATTTGCAGTAATGCTTATAGATCATACAGATAATCGTTTAGATAAGATCATTGAAAATTCTTATATGCTTAGAGATAAAATCTATACAGTCGATGAATTGGCAGAGCTATGTGATCGTAAACAAGACTGGGTTGTAAAGGCTATTAATCATTTAGATTTGGATCCTGAATTTATTAATAAAGATACTGCAAGGGATGTAATGCAGTTATCTACTAAGTCTATAGTAACAGCCGCTTATAATGAGGAGAAATAATATGGAGAAGAACTACAGCGAAAGCATTAATATCAATATGGGGCCAGTACAAATCAATGGTACTTTGATTTCATATGATGAAAATCTTCTAAAGGAGTTGCATATCTTTAGAAATGGTATTGATTTTATGCTTAAATTATATGGCTACAATGGGGAGGAAAAGGCTGATGCCAACTTTCCCAAGTTAGCAGATAAAGCATTTGAGCATGTACCTGAAAATCTATATGGTGATTCAAAAGATAATTTTTATGGATATGATAAAGAATGGTTAGATAAAAATATTGTTGCAAGATATGGGAACAATATGCTATATGCTATGCTATTCTCAATCAAAGATGAATTTAAATATCCAAATCTATTCTTTGATAAAACTAATGATGGAAAATATGCTCTAAGATTTGTAGCATTGATTACATTTTGGGGAGGGTTATTGAAAGATACAGTAAATGAGATGGAAGAAAGAAATATTTCATTAGATGATACTGTTAACTTATTCCATCTTGCAAAATCTAAACTTCATGAAATTGAAAGTAAGATTGATCATCTTTTTAAAGAACTTAAAAGAAAATCTGAAGGATATGATTTTATCAATGTATCTACTCTAACTAAACGATTAGATTTGTTTAAAAATCAATATAAATTATCTACAATCTATGATAAGTTGTCTTTCTATGAAAAGATATATCCAACAGATTTGCAAAATAGATATAAAGAAGCCAAGATTAAGAATACTTCTGGAAAAGAAGCTCCTATATATTTTATCAAAACAGAAGATATTGATAAGGTATTCGAGATGATTGTTTCTGAACCTTTTGGAAATAAAACTTTCTTTAAAGATGTATTTGGTTTTAGAACAAGATTCATTGGTGATGCTATATAAAAAGATAAGGAGTAGAGCACTACGCTCTACTCCCTCTTTATTTTTTTATTAGATATCAGTCATTGTTACACCGATATACTCTTCTTTAGTTTCTTCTTCCATATTGTAGATATTGAATCTAGCATCTGGAACTAAGAATTGATTTGTTTGGAAGAGTAGTGTGATGATTCTAGAAATAGAATCTAGAATAGCTGGTTCTGTCTTAATGGAGGTTAGTACTTTACCATCGAAGTCTTCAGAAAGAATATTGAATGGAGCGCCTTTTGTAAGACCTTGGCCAACTGTAAGAATAGCTTTATCTGCATCGTCATCAAAATATGGGATATAGATTAAAGAGCAAAGTTTTAGATAAGAACGGCATAATAATGTAGCTACTGCTAAATTAGTATTCTTTTCATCACCATTTACTAGATCATGATATTTCTTTTCTAATTTAGAGAATGCACGGAAGCCTTCAAAGTTAGCAGCATTACCAACACCGTCTTTAGCAGCAGAACGGCAGTTCAATACTGCGTCTTCAATAGCATCAGATAATGGCATACGATCAGATGTACCAATACCACCTACATAAAGATCTACCATATTAGCTTTCAAGATATTAATACGGCGTTTTAAGTTACCAATCTTAACAATCTCTTGACGAGTTTCTTCGTATTTCTTCAAAGTAGCTTCTAAATTACCAAGGTAGTTTTTGAAGAATTCTGTGTATTCACCTTTACCATCATACATATTTTGAGGATTGATGATTTTAGTAGAAGTAGAATCAACAATAACTTGTTCAGCCTTACCAGCGAATGTTTTTACATTGAAAGGAGTCATTGCTAAGTCTTTAGCTTTATCTTGGTTGTATGTTTCAGGATCAATGTATTTCTTAATGAACTTAGCACCAGTGAGTTTCATAATATCCATCAAGTATTGATTTTCATTATCAATATTAGCAACTACACAAAGATACCCACGTTGCTCAACTGGAGTATTTGTAAGATGTACCATGATTTGATCAATAAAGCTATTAGCATCACGAGAGATAGTAGGGCATACGATCAAAGTAGGAGTTGGTAGATCTTCTTGTTTGATTTCTTTGCCTTTGTTAGCTAATTCATTCAATTTTTGTAGAGGTTCAAAATATGATTTAGTAACAATCATTTTGAAGTTTTCTACCATATCAGGAGTATCGATAGGAGATTCGAATACATATACATTAGGATGAGCTAAAGTACAAGTAGAATCTTTTTCATTATTTGCAAAGCAAGGATCGATAAAACCAGCATCATATGTCATACCATTGTATGTTTTGATTTTAGTTTCTGGAGTATTAGATGCAGATACATCGATGAATACATCCATACCGTTTTGTTTATAGATATCAGTAATTAAACGAGCAATTTCGTCATTGCCATTTAAGGACGTATATGCAATATTATAGATATCCGTAAGATTAGCTTCATGACCAACAGATTCAATTTCTTGAATACCTTCTTTGATGATATCTTTTAAAGCATTAACAAGCTTACGTTTAGGGAAACCTTTTTCTTGTAATTCAAGTAATCCTTTGAAGATCAAGTAAGACATAATAACGGCAGAAGTGGTACCATCACCAATAGATTTAATTACTTGAGTACAAATAGTACGAATATCATCTTTAAGAATATCTTCAATTGGTTTATCTAAGTCAATATTCTTCAATACTGTAAAGCCATCTTTTGTATAGTTAGACATGATAGCTTTAGTACCTTTTGCACCATCTCTATATGAATAAGCAGTATATCCACCCATAGGACCATAAGTGCTTTGGATAGTATTAGCAAATAATTTAAGAGCACGCAATTGCGCTTCTCGTAATTGCTTTTCAGATACTACGTTGCTTACTAATTTCATTTAAATACTCTCCTTTACATACCTTATTGAGCAAACTCAAAGTTTGAATAAGGTGCTATATATTTTATTGCATTTGTTTTCGATAAAAGAACTGCATATGGATGATATTTCTTTTCAAAGAAGTCTTCATAGTTTAAAGCATAATCATATAGATATATTGCCTTACCAGATACATTTTTATACCCAGTAATACTATCTACATCGTGGACGAAAATGGCATTAAACGCAGAAACATCATCCAGTTCAATAACTGTGTTCCACTTACGAGTATGAAGAAAAGCTTCAATCTGTAATTGGTCAGTTAAATTTTTGCAGTTCACTGTCACCTTAATTGAGCTGGTATTCTCCTCAGTACCTTTTAAGACACTGAGAATATCAGTTAGTCCAGCATACTTTATAACTTCTTCATATCTGTTTGTAAGAAGTTCTTTATAGACACCATCTATCTTATCATGCATTTCTTCTTTGAAAAGAATAGACAGAGGATTCTTCTTTGTTCTTGTAAGAATAAGGGATTTGATATGATATAAACTGCTATAGAAAATCCACTCATTAAAGTATGGAACTCTCCTATCGCAATTATCGATAAGGTATAGCACACATGCTAAATCAATATCATAAAGCATATCAAAGTCCACTAGTAACTTCTTGGCATCCTTATCTTTTTTATTTATCATATACACCTCAAAAAGAAAAAAAGAAACGACGCTTAGGTCGTTTCTTTATTATCATTTCTTATTGCATAGAACCCATGATGGAATCTAATTCAGAACTTTGAATAGATTCAGTAGTTCCTGCACTTGTATGAGTGGACTGATTATTACCACCACCATTGTTGAAATAGGATTTGTTTTTATAACCACCGTTATAATTGGAGTCTAAGTCTACACCAAGTTTAGCAGCAATCTTATTCAAGTATGGTTGAGTGTGAATTAAGCTAGAGTATGCTTGTGCATTGCTCATAGCTGTGTAGTATTCACGCAATTGAAGAGAAATCATTTCTAATTCAAGCATATTGAAATGATCAAAGTCTTGTGTATAACCAGCTGTTTTAGCGTCAAAGCCTACGATAGCATTATAGAAACCTTTGCGAGTTTCATAGCTGTAAGCTTGTTCGATTTGACCATTTTCATTAAGTTTCTTAATACTAATAACGATACCAGCTTCTGGTTTGCCATATACAACTTCTGGATCTTCTACAGTGATAAGGTTATTACCAGATGCTACACCAATATTACCTTGAGTCAATGCTTGTTGTTCTTCTTTAGTAGCCTTCAAGAATTGATTAATCAAATCTTCAAACATTTTAGCTTTTTGTGGAGTCAAATATACAGAGATGCCGTTCTTAGTGTCATAACGAGTTTCACCATTTTCAGACTCAATAACTGGAGAGATTGCAATCTTAAGGTTGTTTCTCCACATAGAGAAGCTAATCATCGTCTTATCAATGATAGACTCTTTGTTGAAGAAAGAATATCCAAATACGCTAGGACTTGATTGTTGTTGGTTATCAAAATTGCCGAATGCCATTTTATAACTCCTTTTCTTTTCTTACTACCTCTAAAAATAAAAATTCTAATATTATGTATCTGATATCATAAATTATGAGTTTTTATGAGGCCTATACCAGATATATTAATACTAACTCATAATTATAGTGTATAATTAAGATTCTAGTTAATTATATACTATAATAGTGAAAGTAATATTTTTGTAAGGAGGATGAAGATGGCTGTTAAGAAAACTGCTACTACCGAAAAGAAGCGAAAAAGAAAACTAACTATGAAAGACCTTATTGAGCTTTATAATGAAGGGGCATTTACTAACGAACCTGTTGGAAAGATGATAGCATCTGCAATGGAAGCTCATTTAAGATTATTAATCACATCATATCAAGATGATCTTGTTAAATTAGCAGAGGAGCAAGAAGCTAATGGTGAGATAGTTTATACTCCTATCTATTATGGTAAGGGCGCAGCTGGTGTTAGAAAAGCTATTGCAGAAAGAAAAGAAATAGAAAAGAACATTGGCTCTAATAAAAAGATTGGTTTTTTACGGGAGGATTAAATCATGAATGCTAAAGAGAAAATGACTTTAGATCAAGCTATTGTTGCTTTTGATAATGGAGAACTTCCATATCAAATTCAAAGAAAACTCAGAGCTAAATTAGATGATTATAAAGAATATCTCATCTATAGAGAACTCTCTAATATCATTGAGGTAAAAGAGTTTACAGCTCATCAATCTTCTAAAGAAGAGGATATTGCTTTAATAGATAATAATGTTGATAATGTTCTTGCTAAAGAAAGTGATGAATTCTTAGATGATATTTTTAAATCTTGTTTAAGAAACTCCAAAGATACATTCAATTCAGTATCTAATGTAGACATTCCATTTTTGCGTTATCTTATTAAAACAAATAGCCCATTTATTGTATTGAAGGATGAACTAACAAAAGAGAAATATCCTAGAACGTATAAACAGTATGTAGACGTAAGACGCTTTATGGGTGCTAGAACTGCAACTAGAGAAATCTTTAGAGATTTATATGATGAATACTGTAGATTTAGAAGAGAGATAGCGATACCATATCTAAATAAAATTGGTACTACACTATATGGGAATAAAGCTGGTATTGCTGAATTCAAACATTTTATGAATGTTCTTCAATCTAGTAATCTAAGACCATATACTAGCAAATATCTATTCTTTATTAACAGCGGAGACTATCCTACAAGCATCATTAAACCTAATATGGTTAAGAATGGTATATTAAGAGGCAATGATTTAGACAGAGATTCACGGGGGTTGTAATGGCAGAAAAGAGATATACTTTAAAAGAACTTTCAGAATTGTATCATCAAGGATTTTTTAAAAATACTCAAGTAGGCCAAGATATAGAAGATAAACTAGTAGCATATAATATTAAGGTATTAATAGATTATGAGAATGAGCTTTCTAATACTTTAGAAGAGATTCTAGAAGAAGAAAAAATTTCAGATACTTCTGAATATTATAGAAAGCTTATAGATGACAAACGTCTTACTAGGGTTAATACTGCTATTTTTAATTTTATTACTTATCTAAAAACACATCATCCAGATATGATGGCTCCTATAAGTAGGCCTAATAAAGATAAAGAGAATTATTTGGATCTAGCTAGTTTAAGATTACAATTTAAAGCTACTAGAGACTTATTCTCTAAATTATACGGTCTATACCAAACTTTCTATACCAGAAATAGATGCCCATATATTAATCAAAGATTATTCTTAGAGAAATTATCTGGGTTCCCATACTATTTCAAGAAAGATGAAGATAAACAATTATTATCTAAAAATGTGAAATAACACAAGAAGAAAGAGAAGGGATTAACTCCCTTCTCTTATTTTTTTATTGTTCAGCTTCAGTTTCGTATTCATCATAGATCTTCATTCTTGTATCATAAAGATCACCTTTGAATAATTGGTCACGTTTAATAGTGAGTTCTTTATACATATGATCAAGTTGTTTGAATTCTTCTTTAGTAAGAGCATTATTTTCTACATAATCTTGAATGTATGCAAGTTTAACGTTGATATTAGCCATTAGCATAGGAATAGCATCTGGTTCGTTGTATAAAGCATTTTCTTGCTCCATAGCGATCTTAACAATATCATCTTCCAATGCTTCTGGAACTGGTTTCATCTTCTTATTAGGGAGGATGGAGGATTTTACTTCTTCATAAAGAATATGTTCTGGAGTACCAGCAGATTCAATCAAAGCATCATCGTCAATTCGATTTAAACGTCTAGCAATATTATCCAATTCTTTGATTTCAATCTTAGAAGGGGATAGTTGTTTACAACGATCAATCATCATAAGAGCAGGAATACGGTTATGTAGTACATCACGATATACTCTTAGAACCCATGCTAATACGATAAATTTATTATTGATTTCTTTATTATAATTATACCAGTTACGAGCAATCTTATCAAATGCGGAATGGATATTTTCTTTATAACCACACCATTCAAAGAAGTCATTCATAACTTCATTTTCATCAACTTCTGCTTTATCGAAGATAGTGATGAATTTACGAACAGCATCTCTGAAGCCATAGGAAAGTAATTCCATATAATGGATAGAATCAGAGATTTTCAATACGTCATTATTTTTTGTAAGATGAGCATCGATAGCTTTACATACTGCTTCACAAGGAGCTGCATTGCTTACTAAGTTATATACTTCATGCATAAGAAGAGCAGCAATCTCTTTAGCGGAAAGATTGATATCATCTTGGAACATTTTTGAATCAAGTTCTAAGTAGTAGTTTTGAATAACATATTTCTCACCACCAGTAATAATCTTGATTACTTGTTCAGCATCAATCTTAGGCATAGCATAGATACCAAAGAATAGTTTATCTGTATTATTAGTATATAATACGCGCAAACATTTTGCATCAAAGAACTTATTTAATGCAGTTTGTAAGTCTAAAATAAATTCTTGTTTTGGATCTTTCTTTATATTTTGAATCGCTATTTCGATATCATCATAAGCGTCTTTAAGTTTAGTTCTAGCTAGGATATCCAATGTTAATCCTCCTTAAATAACTCTAGAGTAAAATAAATTGTACAATTATCTAAATGTTTCCAGCTTAAGAAAGGAAGGGATATCTCATGAATACTAATGTTTATGTAAGTGCTAGAAGAGCTCTTAATGATTATGATGCTAATCGTGTAAGTTATAGCAGAAAGAAATTGATTAAAAAAGAAGAACCATTTGTAGAGCCTAAAAAAGTAGATACATGTATTGCTACTGGCTCTCCAATGGATGTAAAAAATAATAAATAGTTCTACTATATATTAGAGGTTCGTTGCCTCCCAAAGTTTCTTTTCTTCTACTCTCAGGCGTATGATATAGGGCTTATTGCTCTATATCATATCCTCTTGTGAAAATCTGTTTCAATTATATACTATAATAGTGAACCTGATATGTAGAGGTTAGAAAATATTTATTTGTTTCATATTTTACTTTTTTTAAGAGGAGGAATCTTTTTATTATGAAACCAACAACAAGCAACAAACGAGGTACTACATTTAACAAAAGCAATAACAACAGAGGTATTGCTAAGCCTAAGTACAAAAAACCTATGAGCGTTAGCTCTGGTAACTACTACGGTAAACCAGTTTCTGGAAAACCTGCTTACAATAGTTATGATAAATACGATAACTATGGCAGAACAGTAGCAACTACTGAAGAATATGGAAAATGTCAAAGTGCTGCTATCAGTCTTATGAATAGCGGTAACAAAGCCCATATCAAGCATATTCCAACAGTAACTTATATCAAAGCTACTTTGAAAAACAATATTCAAGATCCAACAGCAGGATTCTTGCATATTACAGAACGTGGTCTTGATGGAGTATCTTTCGATTCTATGAAAGAAGAATTCGACGTACTTCATCCAAATGAGTTGAAAACAAATATTCAACCATTCATCGATGCTATCTTTTCTACATTCGTAACTAATGGTGTATTTGATAAGAGAAATGAAAATAATATCTCTATTATCAAACTATTGGTTCGTGAAAAGAACTGTATTGAAAAAGTATTCAATTATGACAAAATGGCATTACTAGCATCTAAATATGCCGTAGAATACTCCGCTGAAACTTTGGTCACTATTGACATGATTAAAGTTAGAATGCTCAATAGTTTAGCAGAAAATGTATTTGCTATCGAATCTGAATTAAGCAAAGGTCCTGTAGATCTAAAGCATGATGAAGCTCGTGTTAACTTTATCAAAGTGCCTATTCGGGCATTCCTTATGGAATATGCTAACTGCTGCCAAGAAACTCTAAACTTGGTTAAACCTAAACGTCGTTAATCAAACAAATCAATTATAGAGAATGGGGTGATTCCCATTCTCTACTTTTTAAACACATTGTAAAGGAGAAGAAAAACAATGAAAACGATTGCAAGATTTTTATTAGGGGTTACGTTTATGATAATGGCATGCTGCACTAACGCAAGTGCATTTAGCGCCACTGCTAATGATAGTTACGGAAACTATCGATTAAACTTTGTAGCAGAAAGCTTTGGTTTGTTTAAAACCGACAAACCAAATGTATTCAAAGGCCGTGTTACTATGGAAGCAAAGGATTTACAAAATCCTAGTACTAAAGACAACATTATCGAGGCCTGGTTTATGTGGGATAAAAATACTGGAAAGTTCTATATGACTACTGGTAAAATTAATGGGATTAAACAACCACATCCAAAATGGGGTCCAGTAGATATTAGCGATCCTGAAACATTTGCTGTTGATAAAACTACTACAGCTTATATCTTTTATCGTATGTGGTTAAACAACCAAGACACTGAAACTGGTGAAAGATTGGATACATTGAGTTTCATGGAACTATTCCATGTTTTAAAAGACGATAAATTGCCAGAAAAGATCTAAGGAGGGATTAACTTATGAATAAAGCAAAATATATCTTCATTCTAGTACTTTGTGCTGTCATTGGTTCTGGTACTGGATATTTACAAAGTAAATACGATATCTTCAATACATATGCAAGTGAATATACTCAATATTCAAGCTCTAAGGATATGATCGAACAAACTTCACATCCTCCTATTAAAGAACCTGAAGGTAATACTAAAGTAACTAAGAATGTAGATAAATCTGGAAAGATGAAAGTTTCTGCTTACCCAGAAACATATGTATATCCAGATACATTGCAATACTCAGTTGAAAATGGTAAAATAACTGGGTCTATCAAAATTAATACCATGCAGTATGATACAACAATGGATTTTGAAATTTATTTAAAATCTGGTATTATGAAGACTAGCGAAAAGGGAAGCGCTAACTGGTTAGAAACAAATCCTATTAGACCAATGGGATCTGAACCTAGATATTACATTGCAAAATATGTAGTAGATGTTATGATGAATAACAACAGTCATGTCTTAGATAATACCTACAAGCTCATGGTAAAACGTTACTAAGTTTTACAATAAAGGGGAATATTCATGAACTTTAGATCTATCTTATTGTCAGTCCTGTTTATATTTGGACTGATATTCAACTCAAATGCTTATGATAATATCTATCAGATATATGATGATGGAAGTTATGCACAAGTAGCAACTTATGACGAAACATCTTTTACTTATCACCATCTTGGGGATAGAGATATAGTAGAAGGTGGGGTTGCTGTAAATGAATATGGAGAAAATAAGATAGTGTATTTCCAATACCATCCTCACTACAATAATCTTTGGATTAAAGTAGGAGAGAATGCAGATTGGAAATATATAGAGGGTAATGATATGACCCTAGATTACATATATGCTAGTAATATAGCAATAGAGTTATTAGACAGGTACGAAATTAAAGAAGAAAATATCTATAAGTTCGTACCTGATTACAAAGGAGAAAGTTTGACAAAATGAGAATAAAGACCTTAATAGCGGCAACAATATTATCAATAGGGAGTTTATTACTTGCACCACAAGCAGATGCTTCTGTATTTATAGACTACAAATATGCTTCTGGAAAACAGATTATCTTTGATGATCTTTCCTTAGTATATTCTAGAGCAGGGGATTTGGTCAGAGGCGCTGTATGGGTATATGAAAATGGTATACCAAAATTAGTAAATTTCCAATATTTCAAAGCTCCAAACAATCTTCGTGTTAAAGTGGATAACGGAGATTGGAAATACGTTAACAGATATACTGATGACGAAAGCATTGAATATGTTTATGGGTCTTTAATCGCATTGAAACTTGCAGAAAAGAAAATTATCCCTACAGGATTTCCACTTGAGAAGTTCTATAAGTTATAGAGGTGATACAAATGAGTGGAAAATATTTTAGTTGGATAGCTTCGGCTATCTCAGCTGGAATTGTAATACTATATGAATTAATAAAGAATGGAATACTAAAATGAATAATAATATGACTACAATGATTATTATTGCTGTGATTGCAGTGGTAATTCATCAATTGCTAAAATAAAAGAAGAGGATTAATTTCCTCTTCTTTTTTGTTGTGCCAGGAGGTTTGATTATGTTTAAAGTTGCATATTATGATGAGGATGCAAAAGATATCTTATCAAAAGAAATAAGTTCAATAAATGAATTTAAAGAAGTTGTTTCTAAAGTATATTCAAAGATACTACCAAAAGAAACAGATTCAATGGTTACTAAAGTTGGTAAATTAATAATTCTTATGGCTAACCTTATCTCTATTCCATATTATGGTAAAGAGATAGGATTGATTCCTGTAAAGTGTAGAGGAAGCATAATTTCAGAAATGAGACTTTCTATTTACAATGATAATTATATGCCTATGGAATTTTATGACTTCGAATTTATCATTTGTCAACTTTATGGAATTAAAGAAACTAAGATGATTAATGAGATCTATAAAATGTATGAGGCTGAAACTATAAATGATTTATATCCAGAATTAGAAGGCACTCTATTAGAAAGAGCATATCAATATGCTCTACTTTTAGAATTTATGAATGAGGAGGAAGAATAATGTTTGGAGCTACATTTTACCCTAACGAATGGGTTGATACATTAAGTGATTTTAAATTGAAATTTGAGAAAATGCTTGATGAGAATGAAGCGGCTAAGGTTGAATGGGAAGCATTAGATCCTTATCAAAAGCTTAAATGTTTAGTATTTTCAGATATTAATAATATTGGGAATAGACCTAGTGGAGGGTTTCTATATAAGGATTTTAGATTCAATATTGAAGCTTTAGATATTAAGCATCTATATAATCTAGCAGCTTATGTTGGTATCGATGTAGATGGAGAATATACTACGATAGAAGATGAAGTAAGCTCTAATACAGCAGTATTGCATATGATTATGGTTAGATGGCATGAATGGAGACGTGCTATAGCTAAGCATAGATATATGAGTATCAAAGTATGCGAATATGCTAGAGGAGAATATCCATTCGTTGATGAATTAGATTATGACCCATTTTATTATGAATACTAAATAAATACAGAGTAAGGCTTAATTGCCTTACTCTTATTTTTTTTGTAAAATTTTGAAGAAATAATTATATACTATAATAGTGAAATTAAGTTAAGTTAGTATGAATAATATTTGTATTATTTTAGGAGGAATAAATAATGTTAGAGATTAAATCTATTTGTGAAGTAGAGGTATTGAAAAAAGAATATGGAATTAATGATGATTTAGTAAAATTAAATACTGGCTATATTATGAATGAAATATCAAAATATAGTTATGAGATGGATCATATCTCGTTATATATAAATAGTATAGAGAATTTGGATACGAATAAAATTATATCATTTTTTAATAATGCTTTGAAAAATGATATAGTAAAAACTAAATATTGGGTATCGTATCTGGATACTCATATGGAAAATAGGTATGTAGAGGATGGAGAAATAATGTATTCCTATTCCTCTAAAATTGAAAACTGCCCATTAGCAATAAGTGGTAGTAAAAAAGAAGTATGTAGAGTGATTAAAACAATTATTCACTCTGCTAATACTTCCGAAAAATTTTATGGTGACCATAAAAATGGTGTACCAAAAAGCGTTAAAAGAAGCAATTTAAATATTTTAATAGTTAATGAATTTAACGGAGATATCAATAAATTTTGTAAATTTATTATATCAAAATTAGAATTGGATAATATAGAATTGCTAAATAATAATGATAATGTTACCTATAATAAAATTGATAGGGCGTATTATGAGCAACGCCCATATGAATGCAGAATATAAGGAGATGATATATTATGGCTAAATTTAAAGAAGTTTATGAACTAAACAAATTACATTTTAAAGAATTTTCCTACATAGAAAATAGGAAATATTATGAAGGGGTGAATGATTTTTTAGTAAGAGAATATCATGATATTTTAAATATTGTTGAGGAGGTAGGAAACTATGCTCCGAGCGAAGTTACCACCTATTTATATAGAGAATTAGAATCTATTCCAACAGATAAGAAGGTAGAATTTCTATCTTTATTTTTCAATAACGCATTGGTTAACGACATCAAAACTATAAAAGTTTGGGTGTCGTATCTTGACACCCATATGGAAGAGAGGTATGTGGAGGATGGCGAAATGATGATCGAGTACCGTCCTACTATTGAAAATACTCCATTGTCTATAAGAGGAGATAAAGATTCTGTTATGATCTTTATCGATAACATTCTTAAAACTCTTCATTTAGAGGATAATGAGATAGTAGAAGTTTTGAATAATATAGATTATGATAATGCTTCGCTTCCAGACGAAGAGTTTGAAAACTACGAACCTACTGAGGAAGAGTTCCAAGATCGGGCGTATTATGAACAGCGCCATCGCAGATATAATATTTAATGATAAATAAGGAGGAATAAATTATGTTATTCTTAAATTGCGGTCAATTGATCGACGTATATGGTTTCAGCGGGAGAATGAGTTACTCCCCAAAAGCAAAATTCGGCTCTAACATGAGCGAGTTTGATTTCTATGAAATCAACTCGTACTTATTGAAGTTGTACCAAAATACAGGTATTGAAACTAGTAATTTAATAGAATTTTTTAAGAATTGCTTATTAAATTCTATCAAAGTAGAGAAGGTCTACATCCATTACATGGATGGGGAATTTGTGGAGGATTCCAATTGTGAATACGAAGCAACATTCTCTTATATCAAGAACTTCCCTTTCGTAATCAGAGGGGGATTCAGAGATGTCCGCAAGTTTGTGCATGCGGTACTTTTGTACTGTAACAGATATGACTGGGATCTTTGGGGCGACTATCCTGTGAAGGATAGAAGTCCAATTAACAAACTTGTTGTTGAAGAATACAACAACAACCTTGGCAAATTATTAAACGAAATTATGAATGGCTTAAAACCATTCATAGATAATAATTTTACAATCAAAACTAAGGAACAAATTTTAAAAGATATGCCTTGGGCATTGGATCCGTTCCACAATATGGAGCTCTCTAGACTTATAGAGAAACCATATTAGAAAATAAAGAGAGCTTAGTTCTCTCTTTATTTTTTTTTACTTATATACAATAGTGATGATATATTAATAAAAGGGAGGAGATACTATAATGAAGAAAAGCAATACTAAATCAGTAATAATTATCCTTAATGGTGATAAAATTATAAGAAAGAATAGAAGGATATATACTAAAGAACTATTTTCTAAATTAAGTAAAGAGGGGTGTAAGAAATATGCTGATAGCATATATGATAACCAAAGAGAAGAAGGGGAAAAAATCTCTTATAGTTTTAAAAGATCATGAGTTATATGAGAATATAAAACTATTTAATCTAAAGAAACTTACTGGGTTAGATAGAATAAATTCTCTAGTTTCTATAATAGATCTATTTGGAAAGATACTTACTAATAAAATCTTGATAACAAAATATGAATCTTTATATTTTAAAAAAGGCACTAGATTTGAAGAAGGTATTGAAGAGTCAAATATAGATACGCGTACCGACTATACTTCTTATAAAAATGATTGTGGAAATATAGCTCTAAGAGGAGATATAAACTCTTTAAAGAATTTTATTAGAGCTGTAATTACATTTAACTTCTGTGCTTATAGAAAAGATATGGTAGGGGTGTTTAATTATACCTATCTAGGAAATGGAGAAAGATTAGAAGAAGATCTTGAAGGGATAAAAGAATCTAGAGATCGTAAATTTGATACTTATGTATTTACTGAATTAGAAAAAGAACTACAGTATGCATCAGATAGTTTCAATAAAGCAACTAGAGAGAAGCAATTACACATAGGAAATACATTCTAACAATGGCTTAATAGATTTTAGACACAATCAGCCCCATAGACCGTAGTGGTCTATGGGGAGTTGTCATCGGATTTTCAAGCAATTGAAAATAATTTTTTAAGATCTTTTCTCTAAGATCTATTAAGGTTTATTTTTTCTGATCTAACTAATTAGATTAGTTTTTAGGATCAGTTACTGCATAGTTAGGGGATGGGTATGCATAGTTTTTATCTGCAATACCATCTTGAGGAACGCCAGGAGCTTTGCCATCAGGATAGATTACGGAACGAGCAGTACCAGGTAATTCTGCAGTATGGTCTACATATACACCGTTGCCTTTAGCATCATGAGTATAAGTAATTTTGTTAGCAGTGTAGTCGTTCATAGCACGATCTTTGCTTACAGGAGTTTTGTTTTCGATATCTTCAAGAAGACCTGTAGGGTTAACGATTTGGATACGACCTTGAACTGGTTGGTATTGAACGAATAAGAAACGTTCGAACGCAGTTACTGCTGGCAATTGGTAGTTTGCAGTGTCGCGGATTTCATTACCTACATACAATTGGTAATCGAAGATTTTGTAGATAACACGGTTAGTGTTACGAGGGTTCAAGATAATGATAAGGTTGTTATCATTACGCATTTTGTTGGAGCTAATGAATTGGTATACACGGTTATCACTAGTTTTTACAGTTTTCTTGTAATCCAAGATAACTGGACCAATGCTAGGAGGAGTTGTGTATGTGTATTCTTTAGGAGTGATTTTACGGATCAATTCAGGACGACCAAAGATAGATACTGTCATGTTTTCATCATTCAATACTTGAAGCATTGTAGTGATTTGAGTATCAAGGTAATCCATGAATGTTTCGTATCTCCAAGTTACATGGGAACCCAAGAAGTTATCTGGTGGTACGAAGTTGAATGCACCAGTAACTTTGGATGTTGCAGGAAGATTCAAGAAGGATTCATCCAAGTTTTCCAAGATTTTGTCATCTTTGTAATTAAGGATGGACAATTTAATCATGGACATGATTTTTGTCAATTGGTTAACATTGTACATTGCTTGAATGTCTTTTGTTTCTTCTGGAGAAATAGTCACAGTCATGTGTGGAGCTTCTGGAATTTCGAAGTAATCTGTACGGCTGGACCATTTAACTTTAGGAGTTTCATACGCTGCGGAAGATACATCCAATGCTGCAGATAATACTACGCCCACGATGTTAGCAGAAGATGCCATGAATGTGAAGCGGTTTTTATGCATAGAACCAGCGAATTGGAAGATTTCTTTACGAGTACCACCAGCATTATCAGTAGGAACGATCAAGTCAATACGTTTTTGGAAAGTACGATCATATTGGCCGTATGCAGCAACGAATTTAACTGGTTCAACAGTGATAACTTTAGTGCCAACAGCACCAGCAGTTTCAACTACGATTTCTTTTGTAGCAGCATCGTATTTTTCTTCGCCTTTAGCAACGTAAACATCTTTAACCAACAATTTAGTTACTTTGGAAGAACGGGAAACGTTAGCTACAGTTTTATTAGTAGCACCCAATAGAGCAAGAACGTCAGTTTCTTGATCTTCTGGAAGCATGATTACAACGTCTTTATGAGGAACAGCACGTTCAATAACGTCTTTAATTTTGTTTTGTTCCAAGAACATATCGATTTCACGACCATCTGGGCTGTACATTGTACGAGTTTCCATGGAAAGTGTGAATTGAGGAGTATCAGCTACGTCCTTAGGAATAGCACCTTTGTCGAATACTGTAGTCATCAACAAGTTTTTGTGCATTGGGAATGTGATACCAACAACTGGGTTGTATGCGCCAAGTGGAGCAGCTTCGCAGATACCTTTAACGTCGTTTTGGTATAAAGCGTTAAGCATACCATATTCTTCGTTTACAGCATCGATAGAAGAGAATTTAGGATCTTGTTTATCAAAAGCGTTTTCAACGAAGAAGCTACGCATTTCGTTGTTCAAAGTATCGCTCATAAAGAATTTGCGAGGTTCGCTATATAAGTCTACTTGTTCGCTTAAGCCAGCTTTCGCGATTTGAGCAAATTGACTAGCAATGCCATGCATGCTGTCTTGTTCGTAACCGCGAAGGATGGAATCATTTTTACCAGTTGGGTTTCCAACTACTGCCATGTTTTATTTCCTCCTTTTTGAGAAAGAGCCATTTATGCATAAATTTTGTTTTCTAAAAATGGCAAAAAATCTAATTAAATTTAATTAAATCTATGAAGGTAAGACACCTCTGGCTAACCCTTACAGAATAAGGGGAATGGAGGCATCTATAGATTTACCAATATGTTTGTATATATAATTTGTATCTTTTTAATTTTTTAATCTAATTCTATATCTTTTACGAATAGATAAGGATAATCTTCAGATCTACCTTCTTTTGCAGCCAATTCATTATCCTTAGCAGATTTAATGTATTCTGCTTCTCTATTCTGTCTAATATTAGAAAGAAGATTAGTGATATAATTAAACGTAGTAACCATCTTCTGTAATTGAATTTGGTTTTCTATATAGCTCTTAGTATCATATACATCAAGCAGGTAATCTCTACTCATATCTTTCAACTCTAATAGTTTACGAATAATAAACCCTAATAGAGAATCATCATATGAAGCATGAGAGATATTATTAATTTTATCAATGGCATTAAAGATTGTATCATTAAAGTTCTTAAATTGGTTTTTAAGCTCTTTATGCTTTACTGCCATTTGTTCAGGTTTTAGATCAGAGAAAACTTCTTGTTCATCAGAAGAGAAATCTTCGGCTTGTTGTTCTTCAGGACCTTCTAGTCCTTCACCATCATCCATAGATCCGTCCTCTTCAGAACCCTCTTCTCCTTCTCCACCTTCTTCTCCATCTTCTGGAGCAGGCTCTTCTTCACCTTCGCCACCATCCATATTCATATCAGGTTGTTCTGGAGCATCACCGCCATCGTCTGGCATATCTTCAGCTTCTCCTGCATTAGGATCTTCTGGCTCAGCTTCTTGAGCATCTGGTCCATCAACAAAGTTAGGAGGTTGTTGACCTTCTTCCTCTTCTGGATTTGGTTGAGGAGGATTAGGAGCTTCTTGTAGAATTAGACGTTCAAATAAGTTCATCTAGTATACCTCCATTAATAATCGAAATCATCGAAATCATCATCATCGACATCATCGGTTTTCTTAGATGACTTAGAAGAATCAGAGCTATCATTGTTATTGTGGATAGTGTTCTTATTCTCATCTTTCTTATAGAAAGAATTGATTAAGTTCTTATCATTTTTAAACTTAGCTTGAGGAGTTTCTTTACCAAGAGGATTTACTAAGGAGCTAGAACCATTATAGTCTGGAGAATGCTCTCTGCTATCTTGGTCTCTATTTATTTCTTCCATAGTCTTATCTCGTTGTTTTTCATACTCTTCCTCAAGAGTTTCTATGCTCTTATCAACTTCATCTAAATAGGCTTCTAATTTTCGTTTCTTTTCAGGATCGGTTTCTTCTTTAAGTTTTCTTGTTACAGAATACTTATGCTCTTTCCATTCCTTGATAGATTCTTTTAGGTATTCCTTATTTAGATGCTTCGACATGATATAAGCAGTGATAAAAGCAAATAACCCACCAACAACATTAATTGCTAATGCTCCAGCTACAATAACCGTATAGAAGATAAGAGACAAAGAATTCCTAGTACCTTTGTTCAGATCTTGCAATCTAGAAGTTACAAGAATAGATCTAATAGCTTCTTTGGTCATAGCATTAGTTTTCACTGGAGCCATCTTAACTTTGGTAACGATATCATGAATCTTATCTAGACTATCTTCTTCACAAAGTTTTTCTAATGCTTCATTAACCATAGACATTTGTTCCATAGCTTCTGTAAGACCATAAGCTGAAGTCTTACTATAGTTATCATGAACAAGTTTGTCTAAATCTATATTATCCTCATTAATCATCTCTGAGTGAATATTTTTTAGTTTAGTAATATACTTGGTATCTTCAGAGAGGTTAATAAAGTTATCTTTAGAAACAGCTTCGGAGATTTTATCTAAGAACTTATTAATATCATTCGTACCACCATTCATAAGGAAGTAGTCAGTAACGTTCTCAATGATAGTAGATCTTTCGATAATATCTCCAGCATATTTATTAATGGAATACAAACACGTCTCTAATGCAATACAATACTTTGTTTTGAAATCCATTGTATATGTATCAATTAAAGAGCATACTTTGTATATAGTATCAGGAACAGCATCTTCAAATAAGATATTATTCTTTACTATCTTATCAATATTGAACCGCTTAGCAATAGTGTCGCAATTTCTTAAAACTCTATCACATTCAGTCTGCTCATGAATCTTTTCTAATATAGAATTCAAACAGTCTATAGCTGTCGTTTCATCAAGCCCTCTTTTTGTTTTAAGAATAGGATTCTTAAAAATTGCAGGGGATTTGACGTATGGGATGATATCTCTATTAATGATAGAAGTAACCTCTTCTAACTGTGTTTGAGTTCCTTCTTTAGAAACAAACTCAAATAACTCTAAAACCTTGTTAAAGTTATTAGTAGTATTATCAGAGTAAGACTTCCAATTATAGATAGCTTCTCTGATATTTTCAAAATTATAATTAGTTTTATAAGTCTCATATAGTGGATAGCAAGATCCTGCTAGAAATTGAGACTCCAAATTAATTTTTCTATTATATACTTCAATAATAGGTATAAACTTTCCCATACTATTTAATCCTCCCGTTCGATTGCATAGGCTATGATTACATCAATGTTTATGATGAAAAATCATAGTCATTTCAAATACTTAGGTTTTATCTTAAATTCTACCTTATTCAAAGTAGATGCATCATCTGGTAAGATTTTTGTAAGGTCATATAAAGCTTGTTTACCTTCTTTAGAAGTAGTCATCTCATTTACACCACCCATAGAGATATAGTGGCGTTTTGCTGTAATGAGACTATATAATTCTTCGTTAGCTTCAATAGAGAATGGTGTTTTAGATGATACAGTATCACCATCATAGTCACCACCAATAGAGTCCAAACGAACGTTGTTTGGCAAAGCTACATCGATAAATTTATTTGTAGAGTTTGAATTCAAATCTTCAATTCTGATCTTAGGATATTCTTTATAGAATTTACCATTTATGATCATCGGTTCTGTTTGAATAGTAGAAATAACTTTAATCTTGGCAGGGAATTGGTTCCAATAACTATCAATAGGGAAACGAGTGATAAGAGTCATCTTATCTTTAGTAATATCTAGTGCAGCCATATAGATTAAATCACACCAAGTTAAAGGTCGTTCATTAATAGGAAGGGAATCTACTTTGTTATCACTAATAAGATTTTCAGCCGCTTTTACATCATCCACCATGTAACCCTTATATCTCAAATAAGGTTTCATACCTTTAGGTATTTTCATACCAGTAGTATCAATAGGTGCTTCTATAGGAATGAAGCGGTTACTCATACCATGCATAAAGCGTTCTAATTCTTTTTTGATTCGTTCATCAGAATAAACCATTTGCCAATCTTGAATACGGTTTCTGCTAAACTCTTTTGTTTTCATATTAGTAACCAGCATATCCATTTGGTCACTGATATTGTTTTCAAACCAACGTCTAAGCCAATAAAGCATATATGGGAAGAAGTTAGCACAGATAGCGGCTAATGGCAAACCAATGCTATCTATATCTATATCGATATCAGATAAAGATTCTTTTCTTAGATTTTGAGTACAGATAACTAGACGAGCACCCCAGTCAAAAGACTTCTTCATACCAGCACGTCTAATAAGACCCATCTTTCTAGAAAGACCAGAAGCTTGAGCATCTTTTCCTTCGAATCTACCAAATACAAGCCAGTCATAAATAGCAGAAAGGGTTTCTTGAATACGCCATCTAGTTTGGCCATTAAGAGTTAAACCATATTCATTGCTATTCTTTAGAGCTTGTACGTCTCTAATGATTTTCCCATATAGTTGGTTAATCTCGCCTACACTTGTTCTTGAACCTTTGTCTGTATTAATATCACGATACCCTACTGGGATTACAACGCAATCTTTTATAAATAATTTATCTCTAAATTTTTCTAAAAAGTCAATCTTAACACCACGTTTAGAAGACTCGGTTCTTTTGAAGTCTATTACTTTGATTACCTTTTGTAAGAACTTAATACCAGTCTCACCATTAGGATCTGGTTTTAGCTTTCCTGTCTCTGTATCTAATACAAAATTATCAGCTTCTTGAGCACATAGTTTTACATTAGAATCTAAACGAGACCAAATCTTATATGCTAATGGGTGTAAGAATGTTTCACCAGCAAGATTTACATAAGCAAAGATTGTACTTCTATCTTCTTTAGTAATACCAAATATCTCATTAGAGAATAAACCATCTGCAGTAGGTAGGTTATCTCTAGCAAAAGACATTGGGCTTGAAATCTCTTTTAAGTCATTAACTTTAATAAAGTTAGCAACGTTAAGTGGAGATAGTTTGAGATGCTTAGTTTGTTTCTTATCACCAGAAGCTTCGTCTAGTGCATAGAATTCTACTACATCATTATCCATTTAAAGCATCCTCCATAAATATAATAAATTCAAATTTAATTAATAGTTCCCATCTAGCATATAACGCTAGATGGGATCATATTGTATTAAGTTAGAAATCTATTAATTCAAATTTTAAGATATTCTTATCAGAATTCAAAGATATCTTATATAGCGGTTGGAATGCTCCAGGGATGATCTGGTTATCCAAACGCTCCTCTATAGTATGAGCCAATTCATCAGATAATAAAGTTACCGTGAAGATATGATCAGATTCCGAGATATTGATATCAAGAATATCTGAGTTTTTACAATTACCCAATAAAATATCGTATAATGCTACTTCTCGAGAGAATAGCTTATCGTCTACAACTTTAGAGGAAATTAACTGACTGAATTCTATTAAATTCATCGAATTATAAAATCCTCCTTTATGCTTATCAATCACCCTTAAGGATAGAATCCATCTCTTCAGCCTGGTTAGCCTTCTGTACCGTCTTATTCTGTATTTCTTTCATATACCTGAAATGAAGATACACTAGAAAACCAACGTCATAGTTGAATGCTTCAGAGAATGATACCCTTCCTTTATAATAATTGCATAGGGTCATCACTATTGAATAGAAAGCGCCCCGATCGGTAAAAAGGCCCGAGTGAAAAGCAATTGAAGAGCACCCTGAGGAGTAGCTTCGATAGTAGTATTACATTTACCACATGTTGTGGAAGGAATTTGATAGGAGATTTTATCATCAGTAAATGTACGAGTGATTTTATATACTTCACCCATTAAAGTAGCATGTTCATCGGAAGATAAGTTCTTCATAATTTCATAAATTGCTTTAACTTTACGCATTACTGTTTTGGATAAACTATCTTCTACTACACCGAAGTCGATAGGATATAACTGTTTAGAAACATTGTCAATTTTATAGATAGTATCAATATTTGCCATGATTTGAACTACGTTAGCATATTTAGATGCAAACTCATCTGTCAATGCAGCACGTTCAATCATATCACCGTAAATAGATTCTGTACAGAAACTAAATGCATAGTCTCTAGATACTTGAATAGGTTTTGTTCTGAAAAGTTTAGATTTTACAGGACGGCTGTGCAAGATATCTTCAAAGCGTTTCTTAACTTCATCATTAGGGTATACCACCATATCTTTAACATCCTTCTTATTGATAAAGAGGTTGTTACATTTAGTATTAGGGCATTGATAAGATAAGTAGTTAGAATCTTTGAAGTTTGCCATATACATAGCAAAGATCATGCAGTCCAAATCATATACAGAGATTTGTTTTAACCAAGTATCAATATCTGGTTTCTTACCTACAGTATGGCGATACATGATATTGAAAATAGTACGAAGACCATTGATAGAAGTCATATCAGTATTTTGAGGATTCAATTGAAGTAACTCTTCACCAGAGATAGGAGTCATTTCAATAGGTTTACCAGTGTATTGTAAACCCCAAGTTACTGTGTAAGAAGAACGTTCTACTTGAAGAGCAGATTTGAGTTTGATAGGTTTATTAGAGATAGCGAAACCATCAAGATCTCCTTCTCTTTCAAGTTTCAATTCTTGCATTACTTGAGATTTATAGTTGTAACTTAATTCTTTAATCTCTTCATCAGTTAATTCTGGTTCATCAGATTCAACATCAGCCATCAATTCTTTTTCTTCTGGATCTTCCTCTTCGGCTAATGCTGCATTATAAGTTACATCTTCTTCATCAGCAGTATCTTCTTTAATTTCTTTTTCAGCCATAGAATTGGAAACTTTTGTATCGTCAGCTTCTTTCTTAGAAGCTTCTTCTTTAATCTCCTCATCTTCAGCATAACCTTGCATTGGAAGAGCAGATTTAGGAGATACACCTAATTCTACAGAATCATCATCAAATAAAGATAAGTCATCATCTTCATCTTCTTTAGATGTGAAGCTATCTACTTCTTTAGCTACATCGGAACTCATTCTAGGAATTCGTTCGATAGTTTGTTCTTTAAGACCAAAATAATTATTATCTGTTTCAACAGTTTTATCACGGGCTACGGTGAATAGAATATAACCTTTGCGTTCATACTCTGTAATACCATCGAAGCGTGGTTCAGTTTCAATAATCTCTTCAATCTTTTTAATAAATTCCGCTAGACGAGGAGTATTTTTTGCACGAGCCATTAATCTGTCATATTGTCTATTAACGTACTCTTCCTTACCCTTAGTAATAATACCTTCAGGACCAGTGAGTTCTGCTTTAGTGCGCTCGATCTCATGATCTGCTAAGTCAACTAAACCTTCGATATTTTTTCTAATAGGATCATCAATTTTTGTTTTTGGCTTCTTAGCAATCTTGTCGACATTTCGTATTACTTCACCATATTGAGTTAATCCTTCTTCATCGAATGCTGTATTCTTAGCAATTTCTGCCAAACTAGATTTAACAGCTTTTGTTTCAGCAGGTTCTACAGTATCAGATAAACTAGATTTGGATACTGTTGTTACAGGTGGTTCTTCAGTTATAGGTTTAACTTCTACTGCATTTTCATTTGCTGCGGCCTTTTCTGCAGGAGTTGTTTCCACTTCCAAACCAAGTTCGGATAAGGATAATTGTTTAATTTCTTCCATTTATTGCTTCCTCCTAATAGGTACTTTGGTTTTCTTAAATGCATTGCCAGTTGTATTTTCTCTTTCGATAGCACGTTTTTTAGCACCATCTAAAGTAGTATCAAGATAATCTGCCACTGCGCCTTCATCAAACTTACCTTTGTATTGTAAGGATGGTTCAGCATTAGGTGACGTATTAATACCAGGTGCTCTACCAGATTTCAATATAGAATCTAGTTTAGACTTGGTCTCTTTTTCTCTAATCATAGATTCCTCATTGAAATCTTCCTCTGCGATTAGTTTAAGAATTGATGGATTGTCTTTCATTCGAACCCATATTCTCATAGAGTTACCTATCCCCTTTACAAATAATATATTTACATTACATTGCCATCAGACCGTCGATAGTATTTTGAGCAATATTATATAATATGCTAAATCTAGTCTTTTGTATAACAATAGAGAACAGAATCTTATTCTCTAAAGAATCCTTAGGTCTGTAAAGAGAAACCTCTACCTCAACTGGTAATAATTCTGGAAGATACATAGACATTTGCTCTTCTAGTTCTTGTCTTAAAGTAATAAGTTCTTCTTCAAAAGCAAATCTATATCTACCACGAATATCTATACCTAAATCTGGATAGTCTGGGTAGGTTCCCTTTTTGAGGAGTAATAATCTAACGATTAATAATGCAGCAGAATTCAGTTTCCCTGTTTCAATTTCACTTAAATCTAATACCTTCGGTTGATTAAGGTCATTTACATCTAAAAGGTAATCCCGAATATTAGCATTTGAGTTAGTTAAGCTATTAGCCAATTTATTCACCGCCTCTTTACAAAATTGTATTACTTATAAAAAAATATACTCAAGTACTGAGATGTCGCGATTTTAAAAGTTACTAAGATAGAAACATTTAAGTGTAGAAGTATATTAGAGAAGTAAGATTTCTTATACCTACCCCCCTTAATGATAATTCAATTAAAACTTTCGTAGTCATGCCAGAATTATCATTATTCATTTCGAATCTTTCTTTTAATACAATGGATCGGTGGTAGCACTCCGAAATATAGAATTGTTTTTCGTTTCGTTTTTCCAGATAATTTCTATGTTTTTCCTCCTTATAAGTATTTAAATCTCATATACTTCTACATTCCTCTATAATTTTTACACATATATCTTTAACCTTAACCTCACGAGTATAGGCTTAATTTGCCTATACTCGACATTTTTGTAATTACGAATAACTTAATTTACAGGAGGGAAATAATCTTATGATAGATGAAGCTATGGGTTTAGCTAGTATGAACCCTATGGTTGGTACTACTCCAAATAACAGTGTTATGCTCCTTCATAATATTGATGATAAAGACCTATCTGATGGATGGGATAGCTATGGACTAGCAACTACTCTAGATAGAGATGATGCTCATATTACAAAAGATAAAAATGGTAAACTTGTTGCAAGACCTAATAAGGAATTAGAAGGAAAACTTGTAGAAGTTTATATTTGTAAATACGAAAAGGTTCAAGAGAATTTTGATACTCTATATAACCTATTAGATACTCCATATTCTGATAGAGTTTTAAAAGAGTCTATCTATGAAATGGCTACAGGTCATATTTCTCTTACAGAGAACTTTGTTAAAATAGATCATCTCTTAGAAAAGGTAGAGTTAAAGAAGATTAGTAGTATTATATCTTCTGGAGCCGAAAGTATGGAGAGGGAACTAGGTCAGACTGATCGTTTAAAAAATGATGGTTCATATACTCCATCTAATCCAGATGAAACAGCTGCTAGTGGTGTTAGTTTGTTAGCATCTGCTGATTATACTTTCGCTGAATCTTTTGGCCCAGATGATAAACAATTAGAAAACAAGAAAGCAATTATTGAAACTCTTATGTATGATATAAAGAAGGATCTAAACAATGGGAATTATTAATGCAGAACGATACTTCCAAGATCAAGATAGGGAGTTCAAATATAAACAAATAGAAAGATGGGTAGCTGCCAATGGTGGAGCTATCATCAAAGATTATTATAAATACGAAAAAGATTTAGAATCTGATTGGTATGAATTTAAATCCATGCCTCCTCATAACTGGTATGAAGCTGATGATGTCGCTATGCAATTATTTGGTATGGAGAATGAAGAACTTTACTTTAAAAACAAAGCTAGATTCTTTAAACGAAATATCACTAGAGACACATTAGATTATGAGTATGGAGGTCTTAAAGACTTGGATTCTGATGATCTTGAAAACTTAAAGGTTACTAGAATAGAAACCAATGCAGATAAGTATATAGATAAGTTTGATAATGAGTATGAGCCTAATACTAATAATCTCATTGCAGTAAAAGCTATTGATTCTAATGATAAAAAGAATATCACATTATCACCTTTAAAAGATATCTATTACCCTCATTCTTCTTTTAAAGAAGAATATGGTTTCTCTGCAGAACAAAAAAGAAAGATGACGCAAGATTATATTGATCTTGGATACCCAATGTTATTTGATGATTATCAAACTCAAGATGAGTTAGAAGATGATTGGTATAAGTATAATTCTGTTGATAGAGATAAAAGGGTTAATTGCGATGACTTCTCAGTTCAAATCTATGGTATGACTGTTACTGATCTCTATAATGAACAACTTAAAAAGTTCTTAGCTAATGATATTGATGATGATTTTGATACAGAATACGTTGGATCTGTAAATGAAAGTAAACTAGATCCTATGAAAGACTACAATTTTGGTATTGCTGATCAAATTAAAAAGCATCCAACTCCTGTAATCTTCCCAGAACAAGATGTGTATTATAATATGAATCGTTTTAAATTTTATAGAATGATTCTATTAATAGGGTTACCTACAAGTGATAAGTCTGAGTTGGCTAAGAAACTATGCCAAAAACATAAAGCAGAATTCTTAGATATGAAAGAATTCCAAGGAATTACTTCTGCAGAAGATATTCAAGCATGTGCTAGATTATCTCCAGCTATCTATAAATATGCTACTTCTCATCCTAAATATATCAAGTTTATCAAAGACTCTGAATTATATGGACAAAAGTCAATTCAATTCAAAGTTAAACTAAAAGAGTTCATTAATCAATTCTTTTACTGGTTGATCAACGTATATTCTAAAAAACGTAAACTTGTTATTGAGATGAGCAATGAAACTTTCCCAGTTATGGATGCTCATCCTAAATTGTTTACATATCCTATCGTAATCAAAGGGGATTCTTTCTTCTTACAAATCTTAAGAAAACTAGCGAGACATGAGAAAGACAAAATCATTCAATTAATCTATGATTTTAAAGTAATTGATGCTATTCAATTCTCTATGGCTATAATAGAAAAATCTAATGACGATGTAGAGTTGCTAGATTTCTTTAGAAGAAGAATTAGAGAATATGATCCAGTAAAAGCAGAGTTGCAAGAATCTAAAGTTCTTGATCCTAGTCTATATATGACTGCTGCTAATGATTATATTCGTAAATCATTCGATCCTCAATACTGTGCTAAGAAAGCATATGATGTATTGAATAAAGAATCTAATTCTCTTTTAGAGTCTACTATGATTGATCATACTGTTAAAGCTGCAGAAGATAGAATAGACTTTTTACAAGAGCCTAATTTTAGATCAGTATTCGCTCCTATGCTGAACTATACTGAAATAGAGACATTGTTACAAAACACTCCTAAGAGTAATAACACGTTTGCAATTAAATGGTTTAATGACTACAAAGGATCTTGTAGTGGTTTGAAAACTACATTTAAAAAGAATGAATGGGTTACAGAAGTAGCCAAGCTATCTTCTAAATTCTTAAATGAATATGCTCAAAATAAATGGGATGTAGAAACTGGCAATGATCTTATTAGATTAGGCTGGAATCCAACTGTAGAGTTCAATGATTATTATAGAGCAGCGTCTGATAAGATTGCTAATAATTTCTTAAAAGACAAAGTTATCTGTAATTACATTAGTATTGGAGATATGCCAGTATATAATCACTTAACTGAAGAGGTTGAAACCAAAGAGCCAGTCGATGGTATCTATGTTATGACTATCAATGGTAAGCATAAATCTGATACACTAGATACTATTCCTAAAGTATTGATTTCATTAGATGGATTCTTATCCAATACTAAGGTATATCCAGTATTAAATAAAGAAATAGCAAAACCAGTATCTCTAGATAAGGTGAAAGAATGGTATCAACTAAGCACATGTGAAGTTGGATTGTATCTATTACCTTTATCTAAAGAATTGAAAAAAGAACTGGCTTCTAAATTAGATTCTTTAGCTAATAGAGATACTTCGGAGTTAACTGTAGCTAATAAGAAAGAATTAGTTATAGGAGATTTCAGATTATATATTTCTGATACTCTAAAAGTATTGATTGAAAAGTTTAATAATCAATCTTTCAAACTTGTCGATATAGATGAGTTGCTTGCTAAGAAAGTACTAGATAAATATACTGTTTATCATTTAAGTACTTTTGATGCAGATGAGTATGATACGCTACTTCGTAATATTGGTATTGGAAATACTAGAGCTGCAACTTTATTTGAATCTAAACCTAACCTAGAAGTTATTGGAGAACATAAATCTCTTATTCCTTATCTAACTCTTGTAACAGTAAACGAATTCGTTACCTCTACACCAGTTAAAGGAATGGATAATTCTAGAGGTACAGATACCTTGAATAAAGATAAAGATTTAGAAACTTTTGATTCTTATTACAATCTACTAAATCCAAACAAATAAACTATTAAGGAAGAGGATAACCCTCTTCCTTACTGCTTTTTAAATAGTATTTTGATTATACACTATAATTATGAGAATATAAAGTTAAATACCAAATAACGTATTCTTAAAACACATAATAAACAATCTAAAAGAAAGGAAGTATTTTTTTACTATGGAGAGAAACTTTAAATACTTAAAAGGGAGAAAGTTCTATCTATCTTCTCGTAAAAAAAGTATAAGAGATTCCTACCCTAAATTGATTAGAGTCGTATCTAATATTAAAAATGGGGAAATGGCTGTCTATATAGAAGATTATGGGAACTATGAGGGAGATGATAATTGTAGAGTAATGATTATAAAAGAATCAGAATTATTTGATTACTTTACTCCTCTTACTCCTAAAGGAGTTGCTACTTTACAATTCTGTGAAGATACTACTACAAAAGATAAAGCAATCTTCTTAATCTTTAATAAATATATCAAAGAAGATTATGATCAAGCAGATATTAAAAATAGTGATATCCATATCTTCTGTTTAAATAAGCAACTAGATGCTATATTAGCACTTCAGTTTGGATTAGAAAAAGTAGTCAGACCTGATGCTTTAAGTCCATTGAGTATATTTGAATCATTCCAAACAATGCCTATCAATTCTATAATTAATACAGATAGGTTTGTTTTAAAAGGTAGCTTACCTAATATTATCTATGATCCCGATGAAATAGTGAACGTATTATATAATGATTCAGTATATTTATACTATGAAGACAATTATGAATCCATTAAAGACTTATTAGAAATTCATACTATCAAAGCTACTATGAGTACAGAAGTTCCTATTAATGCAGAAGCAACTGAATTTAAGACCATACAAATACCATTTTCAAGCATATACAATAGTTTAAATAGTACGTTTATCGATGGTAATATAGCTACAGTTTTAAATTGCTACCCAATGGTAGAAGTAGAAAGCTATGAAGAATTTATGGAGCTTTATGGTAATCTATTAATAGGAGATTATAAAGATAAAGATGAAGCTACTGAAATCAAGTATCATTCTATGATAAACTTACTATATATCTTAGCTTATACTCCTAGCGGAGATCCAGTATTACTTTCCAATACGAATCTAGAAGATAAGCTAAAATACATAGAACTAGATAAGCTTGGATTTAAAAAATATGAATATGATCATAGTTCTATGATTAGAAATAATGACCCTAAGTACAAAATAGTACTTGTTAAATTTGAGAATGATGAAGTAGCTATTTTGAAAATAAAAGTAGTTAAAGATTTAGATCAAATGAAAATCGGTAATTCTGAAGAAGACGCAATGTCTGAAGAAGAATTATCGAAGTTTCTAATGCTAAGTTAGTTTCACGATATTTTTTATCGTGTTTCTATATATTTCCAGGTTAGTGATGGTAGGCCTCCATCAATTTATACTAACCTAAGTCCATTTTCTAATATATTAGGAGGAAAAACAATGGCTGATTTATTTAACAATGCTAAACCAAATGAAAAAGTGGAAGCAAAGAAAGAACGTATTGAATTGGAAACTAAAGCAGTATTCCCAGAATTACTTTCTGCTGGTTACATGTCTTTAAGTGACCTTTCCAAACTTGTGAACAAATTATTCTTCTCTGTATTCGATGACTTCTTCGGATGTAAATTAGAATTAGATCCACAATCTGGCCGTATCCAATCTCGCATCTTCTTCTCCCCATCTGCAGAAAAATCTAAAGATGCAGCTGGCTGCTATGCAATCGAAGATGCAACAAGCGGTAGCAACTTAAATGATATTTCTAGCCGTCTTAGCTTGGCTAACCGCTTAAACAACCCTAATGGCAATTGGAAAAACTTACAATTGACTACTGAGGGTAAAGAAAAATTAGAAGACTTCTTATCTGGTAGCGCATTCAATCGCAATGGTGGTATCAACTGGGGTGCTGTAACTAATGAAGTAACTACTGCTCCTACACAATTTGCTCGCCCTCAAATCTTCTTCTCCGTAGATATCGATATCTACAAAGTTATCAGAACTATCTATGGTACAAAATCCAGTACAGGTGGTAAATGGAATTACAACATTGAGGTTAAAAACCCAATCAATCCTATCCAAGATCCTGTAACAGGTAAAGTTACTGCAACTAACTTTAACTTACTTATCTGGAGAGTAGACTCTGGTGACGTATATCGTTTGGCTGAACGCTTTGGCTTCAACGGTTATGGTTCTAACTCTTTAGGTATCAATACTGATCGTTAATTTGTAATAACGTCTTGCACTATAACTTATAAAGGATTATAAGGATAGAGAGAAATCTCTATCCTTCCTTTATATTTATTTTTTATGAGGTAATAATTATGGCTTTTAAAAAAGACGGTGGTCCTATTAAGTTTGAAATTAAAGAAGATGGGATCAATGAATTAATTGATGAAGGTAATGGCAACTCTTCTATCATGCTTAGAGAAGTAGGCTGGAATGGTAGAGATCCTAAATTGGAGCTCCGTAAATGGATTATCGATGTAGATAAAGAAACTCCTATGAGAGGATTATCCTTTATCACAGAGCAAGGCCCTCATACTCTTACTGAAGTATTAGCTGAAAAAGGTTTTGGTAATACTGAAAAGCTTATTCATAGTATTAAAGATAGAGAAGACTTTGATGAATCTTTAGTAAAAGTTATTGGTAAGAAAAAGATTGAGAAATCTAAAAACACTGAAGTAACAATTAGTGAGGATGACTACTTTGATCCTAAAAGTGTATTAGATGATTAAAGTATTCCTCTTTGTGAAAGAGGTGATTTAATGAAAGGTCAATATGAAGAAGTAAAAGGTGATAATCAGAATGAATCTCTAGAGCAATTAGAGATGTGTAAGTATTTGGTTCAAGGTATAGATAAACCTTGTAAGCATAGAGATATGTATGGACGTTGTACATTCGAGAACTGTATTTTAGATGAAGAAGAAACTCCTCTTCGTGCTAAGAAATGGTGGTTCCAATGTATTATTTGCAAACATCCTAGCTCCATAGAACCAGATGCTATGAGAGTTCCATTCTGTGAATCTTGTATTGCTAGAATGAATGAAGCAGAGGTACTACCATTTACTTGTAGATATTGTGGTAAGAAACAATATTCTCCATCGAAATGGATGTTCTCTAGAGTATGTGACGAATGCATTCCTTTATTATATGATAAGAATGCTGGTCAAGTTTGTAAAAATTATGCCCCTAAAGTTGGTAAGCGCTCTATCTCTAAAGGTGGAACCTTACATGATTACAAATAAGGTGGAACTATGACTAATAATAGAGTAAAAGAATATGATTATTTAGAAGCAGTACCTATTGAGCATATTCTTTATGCTCAGTTTATCAAATATGATAAATTAAATAAACTATTTACAGAATATTATAGAAACAGACCTATACCAAAATGGATAAATATCTATATAGACGTATACCAGACATTGCTTCCTATATTCAGTTTCTATAAAGTTACTAATCCTTATAATATCACTTCTTGCCTAGCTAATCTTGCTATACACTATAAAGCTTTCTTTAAGAAGGCTGGTATAGATAGCTTTGTATTCTTATTATATTCCCCTACTACGGGAGCTGCCACTCAGCAGCGATTCTGCCAAGAATATAATGAGAAATATACTATGAGAATGGTAAACAATAAAGAAGTATATGATATGGTAAATAAGAATATACCTCTTATCCAAATGCTGTGTCAGTATATGAATAATATATTCTTCAAGATGGGGACTGTAGAAACTTCTGTTATGGCTTATGATATGATTACTAAGTTTAAGAATAGACAGATTACTGCTCCATCTTTATTTATAACTTCATCTCAATATGCATTCCAATTACCATCTAAGGTTCAGGATCTCATTATGCTTTATAAAAAGAAACCAGCTCCTGGTAGTGTAGAAGATCCTTCATATTTGGTAACTCAAGAGACGGCATTGGATTCTTATATTGCAGAAATTAAGAAACATCGCATTGAGAAGTTTGAAGTAAATCAATCTTGGTTATCTGGGTTTATGACTCTATCTGGTATTCCTAAAAGAAATATTAAATCTCTATTTAACTATAAACAATCATTGAAAATATTAAAGAGTATAGATGAACAATTTGATCAGGCGACTCCAGACTCTTTGTTTAATGTAGCCTCTAAGCTATATCCTAGCAAAGGGCTGAATTCTCATTCTTATGATGAGATAGTTAATAGATTTAGATGTATAGATTTAGATTATCAGTTATATATGTATAGAACCATGCCAGAAGCTATAGATACAGTATTCTTAGAACAAGTAGAAGATCCAGATGCATTGAAAAATATCAATGATCAATACTTCTCTCAGAATCCTATCTTGTTAGAAAAAATATGATAACTATTGAAACAAAATCATAGGGTAGAGTCGTAATGACTCTACCCTTTATTTTTTTATCTTTTAATCATTTGAGCCATATCACTCATAGATCTAGTTCCTAGTTCTTTTTTAGCAAACAATTTCTTAGAAACTTTAGATGTTGTAATGCCCTTACCTTCAGAAGATACTACGCTTACATTATTATTCAATGCATCCATCTTACCATTAGAAATTGAATACCAATCTTGTTTAGTAGTATTATTGTCATTAGCTGTAGTCTTATTAGCATCGGATGCTTTATCATTATTAGGAACTTCTAGAATCTTAGAGAAGTTCATCATAGTAATACATCTGAAATTATCAGCTTCTCTAGTATAAATCTCAGTCTTCTTATTTAATAAGAATAATCCATCTTTATCGGAATGAGCCGCATAGTTCTTTACTACATATTTTTTATTTGGAGTAAATACTGATGGATCGAGATCATATTTATGAACAGTAAGTTTATTGATCTGATTCTCTAATTCTGATTTGTGGTTCTTTACTTCATTAGGGTTATCGTTCTTAGTAACGATAATTTTAGTACCTAGTCTACCATCCCCAAAGGAACCACCTAGATTTACGTCAGATTCAAAACTACCTACTCCCAATTGACCTATACCCGTTAAATCTGTAACACTATCTAAATTATTTTTTAATAATTGTAAGTCTGCTTGGTTCATAAATCCACCAGAAGCCATATATTTACCAGCCGCAGATAATTTATTATAGATAGATTCTCCAGTAAAGGAGATAGCAGATACATCTGTTACTAAAGATACAAACTTACTCTTAATATCGCAAGATAGTATATCATTGAAACTTGGGAAGAAAGACAATAGATTCTTAGCAAACCCAGTAATAAAAGATGTAATATTTTTAAGACTACCTACTACACCTTTTACTGTATTTACATAACCTTGCATCTCATGAACATTCTCCATTAACTTAGATGCATTCGTAAATAAATCTTCAAAATGAGTATGAGTACTAGAATCTGTAAATACAGAACTGTATCTATCGTATATTGGTTTAATTTTATTTACAAACCCAATAGCCTTATCTGCAATAGATCCAATCTTATCCATAGTACCATCAAACGCATCTGTTTGAGAGAATATTTTAGATTGAGAATGAGAAGAAGCAGAATAAGAAGAAGAGTTAATTTTAGATACAGAGTTTTTAGTTGCCTCTATTACATCCTGTACATTAATCTCTGTAACAGAATTTAAATAGTTATCTAAATACTCGGAATCATAAAATACTGGAGAGATCTTCTTGATATTCTTTTCAAATGATTGACTCATTTGATTTAGTCTTTCATACTGTTTATTAAATCCTAATATACCATTACCTAGGAATTTACTAGTAATCGACTTAAAAGCACTTTGTACTACTGGTACGTTTATAGTAACCTTGCCAGGTTTAGCAGGAACAGATGTCGGGAATCCAGATGCTTGCTGCATAACAGTTTGAGTCAATTTATTTTGGTATTCATTTAACTCTTTAGCTTTATTGAGTATATTATTCTTAAACATATCATTCCAATGATTTAGCTTTTCTGGAACATTACCCATTTTCTTAATCATCTTTTTGATCATTGTTTTGAACTTTTCTACTATACGATCAATATATGCTTTAGTCTTTGCAATATTATCATAGCTTAGAATACTATTATCTTTAGATGGGTTAATAATAGCGTCAAACTTATTTATCACTTTTGCCACATCATGATTGATTTTATAGGCTGTTTCTGTTACAGATAGATCTACATAATAATGGTTTCTTTCTGTATCGATATTCATACCCTGATTAGCAGTATTAGGATCTGTTGTTTCTCTAATATTGAATATAACGTCGTTAAAACGTTCATTCTTCATAGGAACGCCTTTTCCTGATTTAGATAATAGATAAGTGCAGAAAGGTTCATCTATAAAGAATTGATATTTGGTAGGATAGAATACTTCTACTGAGTTTAGATAGGATACTAATGAAACTAATGTATCCGTTGGTGGTATAATAAGTTGCTGTTGAACTCTATTATATTGAAATGGCTCTATAAGTAAATGAAGATTATTCATATATGAACTTAAGATAGTCATCATATGAGTATCCATCATAGTAGTATTTGCTACTGTTTTATTAGCATCAATACATTTTTTACTCATCAACCCAAGATAAGCTTCTTTATATACGTCTTGCTTATCTTTACCACCTTCATCTTTCTCTTTATAATCTAATTCTTTATAATAGTTTATATCGTTAGATACAAAGATAGAGAATTCATCTTCTATATACGATTCAACTGTAGGAGTTTCTAATTCCTGATTGATATCATACTTATCTATTTTAAGATACATGGTAGCTGTTTTAGCATTAGCAATAATCTTATCAAAAAGATTCTTGTCTAGATTAACATGAGCTAACATGGTAGGCATATTCTTATTTTCATAATCACTAATACGGATTATATTTTTAAAGTTCTCAGGTCTAATTATAAGACCATCTGATTTCTCTCCAGGAATTAATACTTTGCCTGAGACCTTGAAGTTCCATTGTTGCATTATAATCTGACCTCCATTTTATATTATCAGAGTGTCATCATATTTAAACACAAGGAGATGAGAAGAGCCATTATGACTCTTCTCAATATTATTTATTATTAACGAGTCATTGCTCTAATAGATCTTGCTTTCTTTAATTTAGCTGACAAACCTTTTTCTGCATGAGAAGCAGTTGCTGCTAAATGTCTAGCAACTCTATGTTCAGCACTGCCTTTTATTTTACCAGATTTGCTCACTATATCCATGCTGCTTTTAATACCGCCTGTTGTAGCTTGATCTTTACCAGCTCTATAACCCATTTTTGCGCTATATACTAATTTATTGATAGCTTTAGCAATAGATGCAACAACTTTAGTCAAGAACTGTTTAACTTTAGTCCAAACTTTAGCAAGTTTACCTTGACTATCATCTTTCAATTTTTGGTTGTATTCTCTGATTTTTTTCTCCATTTTTAACTGAAGTTTTTCTAACCAATTTAGGTCATCAATATGTTGGAGAGCTTTATTGATTTGAACTAATTTGCTGGAGTCGCCATCAGCTTTGATACCAGCATCAAGGTGTTGAAGAATTACTTGACGACCAACTGCTTCGTCATCAACGCCTTCTTCAAGAGCTTCTATATCAGAAAATTCTAATGCAAAATCTTCTGCGATTAAATTTAAAATTTCTTTGTTTTCTGTAAGAATAAATAATGCCATTTGTTATTTACCGTCCTTAAAAGTATTAAAAACTATTACCTATTATAAATGATCCTCAGGTTGTGGAGGTGGTTGTACTAGACCTGGAGTAGAGTCTTCTGCTCTTCTACCTGGAGAAGTAGCTTCTTCTGGAGGTTGAGTATTTTTCTTTTTGCCAGGTTTGCCAGAAGTTGTAGAGCCAGTTGTTTCTGGGTTGCCAGGAGTAGCTTCATGAGTAGCTTCGCCAGTTTCTGTACGTTCTGTATTACTAGGAGATGTAGTATGTTCATCTTCACCAGCTCCTGCAGCAGGTTTAGGGTTTACACCAGGTTTGTCAGTAGCATCTTCTTCAATACCGCTTTCTTCATTATAACGGAAAGAGGAGGAAGAAGGTTTATTACCAAAACGAGGAAGTTGGCGGTAAACAATACCTTTATCTAAAGCTGTTTCTTTAGCACGATCTTCTTCAGTTTTAGCAGCTTCGGCTTCTTTAGCTTTTTCTTCAGCTTCTAAGTCTTTGAAGTGTTTTTTGAAACGAGCAGAAATTACGGAATCACGATATTCTTCTTCAGACATTTCTTCTAAAAATTCAACATCGTCTTTTTCGGCAATTTCTTTTTTAAGTTTTTCACCAATAGCATTAATACGATCATTTTCTTCATTAGATTTCAAAGCTTCAAGTACAGTTTCAATATCTGGAATGAAGATGTCTTCTAATTCTACAGAATCGATTTGTTTATTCCCACCATTGTCTTCATGGCATTCTTTGAAACCGCGTTTTGTTAATTCTTCTACTTGTTTTGCAGTAAAGATTTCAACGCCGCTAACTAAGTTGAAGTTATTGTAAAGTGGAGTATAGGTAATTTTTGGTTCTTTACCTTCTTCTTCAGCTGCTTCTTCTTTAATTTCAAATACTTGACAGCCACGGTCTAATAATCTAGCTACGCCGCTAATTTCCATTAGTACTTTTTCAGTAGTGCCAGTGACACCAACAAAATTTAATGTTGCACCGCCTGGAGCGACGATTTTTACAAATTTACCTTCGCGCATTAAGGTCACCATTCCTTTTCATAATATATTACAAAAATAAGTAATCTTGAAGATTATTATAATGTGCAGAGTATAAAACGACTATGCATCATAATCCCCATGATATGTGAGCTCATCATTGACAGCTATATTCAATTTCTTTTGAAGAGCTCTAACTCTACCATTATATTCTCTATTTCTATATCTATTAACATGATCTCCAGCATAGTTTCCTTTAGGACCTATAGTAATTTTATTACCAAGTTTTTGCATTCTGAATGCCAACCAATCAAGAACTTTAATACAGACTCGCATAATCTTTCTAAGAAGATTTGTTCGATTCATATTTCTTTCCTGATCTAGCTCTGCTTCTAGTTTAGTATACAAACTTCTAAAAGCCGCAATCTTAGACGCAACCCAAGTTTTAGGAGCATGCTCAATTTCTTTTCTAAGTTTATCCCTAGTAAAGTCTTCACGATCAGATATTATTTGGTTAAAAGCTTCCATACTATCTTTATCAGATTGAAGTTTTACATAGAATGCTCGTCCAGCTGCTTTCTCTATCTCTTGTCTAGATTTCCCTTTAAAAGGATCTTCGTTTTCCAAGATAATAGTTGCTTCTTGAAGAGCTTCCTTTTCTTCAGCATTTAAAGAAAGAGACTCCAATAAATCCATTTCTATAGATGCAGATTCTATTACATATAATCCCATGATTAATTCCTTATTTATTAAAAGCTTCTATTTCCATAAAGATCTTATGGATAACTCTAGAAGTTTCTTTATAGTATTTTATATAAAAAGACATAGCAGCAAAGTTATTACTGTTGATTATATTGGTATAGTGTAAACTATCATGTATAAATCTTTGGTGGGTTTGCCTTAGTCTTTTAGATAGTTTTTTATCATCAAGATTTTCTTTAAGAAGTTTAGCAAATAAACTATTTACTTTATTTCTAACCTCACCTATATGATCAATGCATTCATCATGATAATCTTTAACTTGTTTCAAATCTTTACAGATTTCTTTATCATATAAATTGGAAAGCTTTATAATTTCAGAGGGTTTTAGATTATCAGTTTTATGAAAATACTTAGAACTCTTTTCAAATAGTTTTACAAGTTTTTCTTTAGTCTCATAATCTTTATATTTATTAAAAGTTATAGCTTCAATAGCCCCATCTTTTAACCAATGCTTTTCGTCTAGATATATATCTAAAATAGATTTAAAATCCTCTTTAAGCATTGGTATATTATATTTAAGCTCTCCAATATTATACCTTTCCATATCTAATTCTGGATATCTTCTAATTTTCTTTTCGATATAATATATTTGAGTTTTCTTACTAGTAGTTTTACTAGCTGCGTACACTCTAAAATCTCTAAGAACTTTAGAAGAATTAAAGATCTTACTAATAGCTTCTTTTACACTTAACTCTTGCATCATAGCAGAAGTAAGATCTGAAGCCTTATTATTAAATTTTGTAATAAGATCTTTTTGCCATTCTATCTTTTCTTTTCTAGAGGAGATAGCAGCATCATAGAATTGATCTTTGAATTCGGTTTCAAAATCTTCTATAGTATAATCGTTATAAACTTTATCTTTTGATTCAGATAAAGATTGACTAAATATATCCATTATAAACTCCTACTTATTTATTCTAGAAATTGGAGTGACTTTGTCTTCTACTACTTGCATTTTTAATTCTGCAAGCATAGTAAATAGTTGAGAGAAATCATTATCTGTCAAACGTAGATAATTATATTCTCCCATATTAGTAATCATTTTTTCTTTAGCTACTTGCTTAGCTCTATAATCAGTCATGGTTCTAGTATTAGGATTCTTCCCACCGTCTTTAACTTCTATGATTAAGTTATAAGGAAGTAGTAAAAAGTCTGTGATCCAGTGTCTAGTTTTACCACCATAGGTATATTCTAGAACAGGGCCAGGAGCGATTACTTCTGAAGAATCGAACTCTAGTACGTCATCTAAGAACTTCATAAGATTTAGCTCATATTTGCCAGTATATGTAAATTCTTTACCATCAGACCATTTATACTTGCCACTGATTTTTCTATTAGCAAGCATTTTCTCTTGCTGTTTAGGATCATCTAATAGATGGGTCTTATTATAGACTTTCATCATACGTTTTTGATAAGTCTTTTTAACAGTCTCATAGCATTTTGGATTTCCACATAGACGCTCATACTTTTGACGTTTCTCATTCCACTTTGTAGGATTTCCGCATACTGTACAATTGCCATGACCTTGTTTATTATTAACAATATCATATACTAATCTATATGCAGTATAATCTTCTGGAATTTCTTCATCGTGTTTGCGTTCTATATGCTTAACCAGATCATCTCTATGATAGGTTTCGCTACAATAAGGACAAGGATATCTTTTCATCGTTTCCTCCTATATTTACAATTTGATTACTAAGTGGTCATTACTTGCAAAAGTAAATGAGGAAAAGAATCAAAATATGAAATAGCTGATCAAATCTATTTAAAGTATCTTCCAGTCTTCTAAACTTTTCATTACTTATTATACCATTTAATCTCTCTATAATAAGAGAATTCATAGCATAGCACTTACCAAAATCTATTAAAACATGTGATATGAAAATTATTAAGAAAATAACTCTACTAAAATAATCTGCAAATCTTGCACCAGTTATAATACAAAAACCTACCCATACAATGAAGGCATACAATATACAATGGCATACTAATAGATATAAAGATTTTCTTTTGTTCCTTTCTAAGTATTCCCCTTGAAGAGGGAAATCTGCTAAACAATGTATTGCAAAAAGCAACAACATGTCTACAATCATTATATATCACCATCTCTCTTTTTACTTATTTTCTATTATAGTAAGGTCAAGTGATATTCATAGAGAGTTTACAAAAAAAAATAAAAGGGATTATTATTCCCCTTTATTTTCTTTAGCTTTAAGTTGCTCATTCATCTTACTTTCAAAATAAGATATATCATAATGAACTTCTTTGCTTTCTGGAATATTATCAGAAAAATCTGAAAAGTTTTCTTCTTCATTTCTGATATAAGGTTTGTTATTATCAGCCCAATATTTTATACCAAATGCTATAATAGTCGGTATAAGCCATAGAGAGCTCTCTACTGGTAATAATATTACACTCATAATTGTCCTCCTTTACCATAAATCAATACTTATATATTCACTATTATAGTATATAATTAAAACAAAAATTGTACCCATACTCACTAAGAGTATGGGTATTAGTTTATTTATAACTATTAGGATTTCCATCTTTATCGGGTTTGTTTTTCCAATCTCCTGCTTTTTTTGGTTGAGCTGTAAATCTATCTCCAAGGAAAGTCTTTTGATATTTTTTCATATTAGGTTTATGATGTGCATCTCCAGAACTAACTCTTTTGATTTTACGAACAATACCTTCTATATTCTTAATAGTTCTAGCTTCATCTAAGATAAAGAGAGCCATTATTATTCACCAGCCTTTCCATCATTTGTAGGAGTAGGTTGTTGTTTATTTGGATTAACGTTTGTTTTTTGTTCTTTATTTTGAGTTTGATTAGGAGCTTGTTTGTTTTTATTATAGCTGTTTACATGAGCTTGCATATAGGAGAATAGATCCCTATAGAGCATACCAGCAGCAGTCATCTTAGCATTAAGAGCTTGTTTTAGTATATCACAAACTAACTTCTTCTTATTATAAATTACAGTTTCACTATCCTCAGGATCTTGTTTGGCCTTTGGTTGGTTTGGATTGTTCTGTTGTTCTCCAGATTGGTTTCCAGAAGATCTATTTTCAAAAGACATTTTTGGAGTAGCTGTAGAATTTTTTGTTTCTTCTTCATTCAATAAGTCTTTAAAATATTTAGTATAGAATAAAGAATAATCTGTATCAGCATTTAATGGTTTAGTAGATGCCATACCTTGTGTGTTAGATTGTTTTACAGCATTAGCATTCTTATTAGCAGCCAATTGAGATTGAGAAAGATTAGGCTCTTGATTTCCAGTTACTGGATTTCTATTTATGTAATTGATAATACCATTAACATCTGTCTCAAAAGATTTAATCAAAGTATTATAAGTAGTACAGAAGTTGTATGCTTTAGAAATCAATTGTTGAATATCTTGTGATTGCATATTGACTTTTTTATCAATACCGTAATAATAATCTCTAGCAAATTTAGCAAAGTCTCCTTGACCATTGTATTCACTGACAAGCATCTTTTTAAACCAAAGGTTATTCTTATTATTTGCTGCTTTCTTAGCATCACCTTGAAGAGTGTTATTCTTAGTATCAAGAATATTAACCCTTTTAAGATCAACCCCACTAATATTAGCGCTTAATGGTTTCTTTATTCTAGAAAATGCTGTAGTATAAGATGGAGCATTTTGTATATTAGCTCCACTCTTTACTGGGTATTTTTGAGCATCTAAAATATAATCTCTGTTTTGAATAAGCCATTCGTTATTCTTCTTACCTTGATCATTGGCATAATCTTTAAACTTTTTAAGATTAGTCTTGATAGCAGTTATATTATCCATACGCCATTGATCATTGCCAGAGTTTTCTGCTTCTTCAAAATACTCTTGAGAGATATACCCATTCTCATACATCCAAAGAAGCATATTTCTATTTTCTTGTTCCATCTCTAATATAGCATCAAATTCATATGATTCTGAGATGGCATTAAAAAATTCATCTTTTAGCATAAGTCATCTCTCAATTCTTTAATATATTCAATAAGAAGCTGTTCTGGATTATCAGTTTTCTTGTTCTTATATTTTTCCATTTTATCAGTAATCTTTTTCATTTCCTCTTTAGAGAGTTGATATAATTTTACTGGAGGTCTTGGAATAGGAATTCTAACTACATCTTCTTTCTCGTCAAAGCTATACAATTCTACTTCATTGATAAATAAGTTTCCAGTTTTACCAAAATTTAAACCAAGTACTATTAAAGCACCTTCTATTTCTAATGGTATATACATAAAACTTTTACCCAATCCAATATGATTAGTATTTAATATATAGAATATTGGAATTATCATAGATTTCCCACCAGGGAATTTAAACATAGCTGATACTAAAGCATTTATAGTGCCTGCAGCTAATGCATCTTTTACTTTCTTAGAAATGGTTCTAAGATCTTTTTTATTGTAAAAGGCTTTTATCTTTTTAGAAGTAGGAGTTTCTAAATATTCTTTATAGCTCATTCTTCTATACTCTGGATTTTTAGAGTATACTTTAGAAATTTCTTTAGAAAGATATTCATAGAATTTCTTATTAGATTTATAAGCTTCTAATTTAATGACAAAGTCATCATTTACTCTTCCTTCTACGAAGATTTTGATAGCTTGACCAATCAAAGTTGATAATGCTAAGTTTGTAATTATTTTAATATAGATATCTAATTTAGAAGCTGGTTTGGCATCTTCTGTTATTAGAGTATAAGATTTAAAGTATCCCATATTATAAATACCTCATTACATTTTACGATTAGATTACTAAAGTGTCATAGGTATTTGAAACACAAAAAAGACCTAGGAGCATAGCCCCTAGGTCAATTTAGATTATCTAAATAATTATATCTCTATATTTATCTTCGATTCTTATTTTTTAGCAGCTGCAGCTTCAGCGTCTTTTTTAGCTTTAGCATCAGCCATTTCTTGACCAACGCGTTCACGACGTTCAACGCTAGTCATTTTTTCTGTCAAGTAAGCAATAGCTTTGGCAATCATAGCAACTAATTTTTTGTACCAAGGAGCTTTTTCACCATCTTGTTCCATTTTTTGTTTAAGTTGGTTGGATTTTACATTAAGAGCAGCAATTTTATCAGCAATCCATTCTTTAGGTTTGTCGATGCAATTTTTCTTAATTTCATTTAAATATTTTTGCAATTTGCCTTCTTCAGCGGATTCAGCGGAAGGAGCATCATTTTTAACATCAGTAGCAGTTTTTTCAGCTTGTTCTTCTTCAACAATCATGTTCAAGTAAGCAACATCGCCAGTGTTTTCGAATGCTTCAAGCATCAAGTCAACGAATACATAAGCATCAGATTGTTCGCTAATAGGACGAACAACTACGTTATGACATTCATCAATGATAGCTGGATCCATGATGATGCGAGCTTCATCAACTGCTACAGCGATGGAATCCATACCGATTTCGTTAGCTTCAGCAATAGCTTCTACTGCTTCGAAGTAATCCAAACCGTTTTCTTCAGCCAAACGTTCAACGTCGGAGAAGTTAACAACAGCAGCGCCAATACGAGTATTTTCTACTACTGGAATAGCAATAGGGTTAAGAGCGGATTCAGCTTCGCTCAAGTATACTGCTTCACCAAGAATATCTTGGAAACCAGTAGTTGCTACAGAACGGTTCAACTGAGATTCTGTAATTAACATAGGTAAATACCTCCATTATGATCATAATGATAAAGTTTTGGAATAATTTATAAATTATTTTCATTGCTTAGAGATATATAATCCGATGAAAAATCTATATCTCCAAAGATTTATTATAATGTAATTATAATAAAATTCAAAATTAGTTATTAATTATTTTAATTTAGCTCTTACAAAACCAATAGCTTGTTGAGTTTTATTCATTAAAGCTTTTACAGTAGAAGTATCCATATTAGTAGGAGAATCTCCATTAGCTTTATTTCTTAGAGAATAGTAAAGATTTCTCATAGAAGCCATTTTCTTACCAAGATATTCTTTATCATTGATATTAGATGATACTTCTTGTGGAACTCTTTTGAGTTTTTGAAGAATCTTATTTTGTGGATTGATATCTGTTTGTTCTTTGAGAGTTTCAAAGTCATCATTTAGATAAGCATCCATCAACTCGTCTGCACTGATCTCTTCTCCACGTTGCATAAGATCATGAATCTTATCAAATGTGGATTCTGTCAATTCGTATACTGGATCGTGTTTAGAGATAGGATTTAAAAAGACTTTAAATCCAGCTTCGGAGAATTGTTTTGCAGTATCTAACATTTCTTGATCAGCATATGCATTAACTTCATCTAAAGATAAAGAAACTGTAGATGGGTAAACATCACTAGCTTCACAAACATTGATGATAGCCTGAGTACCATTTGTAATACCATTAGATGTAGCATATTCTACTAAGTCTTCAATACGAATGATATTAGTATTATGCTCTCTGCTTTCTCTAATAATAACTAATTCTGGAAAATACTCAGTGTTTTCATGAATAAGCATTTTAGTAGAACCTACAATAGCTGTTGCTTCATCTAAAATACCTTTATCATGTAAATTAAAAATCATTTTCATATCCTCCAATAGAAAAGGATTGCCTAGAGAATAACTCTCTAGGCAGGACCTTGGTATTAAATATTATTTTTTAGAGAAGAATTTAGCGCGGTTACGAGCAGCTTTACTATCAGCTACTGCGTTTGCACGATCTAATTTTTTGCCAAAAGTAGAAACTTTGTCAGCCATGGCTTTATGAATTGCATGTTTTTCGTCTGTAGAAGGTTTGAAGCCAGCTTTTTTAAATTGATTACGAACTAAAGATTTAGCAGCTTGAACTGTTTCTTTAGTAGTATATGCTTCATGTAAATCGCCGTTAACACCATTATCTTCAGTATATTCAGCTGCTACACCACCAGCAGTTTTAGCTGCCAATGCTGCAGGAATATTTACTTTGCTAGTTTCTTTTTCTTCACCAGCACCTACAAAGTCTTTTTCTTCAGCTTCGTCATATTCGTCAGCTAAATATAAACCTTTTTTAGCGTCGTTATCTAAACCAATTTCGCCACATGCTTGATCTTCACAAGCTTCTTCATTAATACGGAACAATGCCATAGTATTTTACCTCCAAGTAAAATTGAATTATAATCTATTTCTTATTGAAAAATGAAGCTCTATTTCTTTTAGCTTTAATATTTTCACGAGAATTGAAATATTTTAAATTAGAATCGAATCCAGGACTTTTCAATTTATTATCAATTTCTTCATGATCTTTTTTCTTTTCAGAAGCTGATGGTTTTGAACCACTAACCTTGTATTCATGTCGAAGTCCTGATTTGAGTATACGAGACATATCTTTTTTAGTATATTCTTCGTTGATAACAAATAATGCCATAGTATTTCACCAATGTATTACATTAAATCTTTATCATATTTACCAGATGCAACGTCTCTTAAATATTGAAGATGTCTTTGATGAGGATCAGTAGACTCTTGAAGGTCTTCTAAATCGCTATCGGAGTCATCATTTTCAACATCACCAAAACCCATCATATCGTCTAATTCATCACCAAGTTCTTCAGATTCGATATCGTCAGCAATGAATTTTTGATCAGCTTTAGAGAGCTTTTTAGCTTCAACTGGTTTTTCATGAATAACTTGATCAGTAGGCTCTACTTTAAGTTGAACGTCTTCTTGTTCTGCAGATTCTGCTAGACCAACAGTGTAGTTTTTCTTAATAAGTTGAATACCATATTTGCCAGTGAACGTATCTAGCATTTGTTTAGTATTAGCAAATTTGCGATAAGTCATTACATTAGCTTGATCGCCCCATAAGCCTTTACCTAAACCACCATCATGCCATTTAGATAGATTATCATCTGTACCAATACCAAGAGTACTCATTTCATCAAGAATAGAAGCTTCATCGATAATTAAAGCAGTATTATGATATTGACCTTTAAGACCATTAGATTCCAAGATAGAACCAATAGCATCTGTTACAGAAGAAATACCGTTAGTAAGCATATAACGGGAAAGATCTTCCATTTCAATTAAGTATTTACCAAATCTTTTAGATTCTCTTACTGGAACCATTTCAGCAGTGAATTTACATTCACTAACTGGAATAGTAGCCAATCCATCTAATAAAGATTTAACTTCTTCAACTACAGATACTTTTGTAGTTTGAGGAATTTTGGTACCATTGTCAGCAATAGCCATTTCAGAAAGTGTCTGAATAGCGGAATTAAACATGGCCATGTTCTCCTTCCATATTTTAAAATTAGGATCCTTGTTTTGCTGCCATTAATTTATCTTTAAGATTAGTGGCAGTGTCTTTAGCTTTTTGTAAAGTGTTATTTACACTTTGTTTTAAAGATTCTGGAGCTTTAGAAGCTTTGTCAGAGAAGTTTCTTACAGCTTGTTTAGCAGCAGAGTATTTGTTTGCTAAAGTTTTTACGCTATCTCCTGCAGTAGTAGCGACAGATTTAACTGTATCGGCGCCATTTTGAATATGGTTCTTAACTCGAAGAATATTCTTACCGCCTTTATTACCAACTCCAGTTACAGCATATTTAAGTTTGTTAAGATTCTCCTTAACTGTACCTTCACAATATGCTTGGAGATGATAAGAATCTTTGAAGCTTTCTGCTTCAAAGTCTTTGTTAAAAGCTTCCATTAATTGTTGATAATAAATAGAGTTCTCAGATACTGGAGTAATGTATACCTTATATCCAGCTTCTTTAAGAGATTGTGTAATCTCTACTAATTCATCATCTTCATAAAGAGAAGCTTCATTTACAACGAAACCAATAGTAGAATCGTTGCTAATCATACTAGCTTCACATACAGCTCCAATAGCTTTATGACCATTTGTAATACCATTAGAAGTGCCGTATTTCACGAACTCTTCTAATTGAATTAGATTACGATTTAGACGGTCAATGTATCTAATTGGAACCATGCTAGCAGTATAAACCATTTCAGATTCGCTTAAAGAATCAAGAGATTCAATAAAGTCAAAATCATTAGACCCATAAAGGTCAGATTCTTTTAGAAGCATATATAGTTCTCCTTTAATGACCACTATAATATATTAGAATAATCATTAATAAATAGTCATTATGAGGCTTTTCTATCTTTAGTTAAACGTAGTTCTTTGAATAGCGGTATTGTATTGGCTATTAGCATGTTTCCAATCATTTGTAGCTTTAGTAAGCTCTTTATTTTTAGAAAATACACCAGCAGCAGCTTGTTTAGCTTTAAAGTATCCACTAGAGATTTTATCTTTCAACCAAGTAATGGCACGTTTTAGATTTAAAATCATAGTAGCATACCATCCCTTTTTAGATGCTACCGCATCTTGTTGTTCTTTAATCTTTTGATTCAATTGATTAGTAAGAGCTTTAATCTTAGCAGTAGCTTGTTCTAAACTTGCAACACTATTTAACTCTGGCATCGGAACGTTGGCTGCTTCAGCGATAGCTTGTTTAGAAATTCTATTAGCTTTTTCTTCATCAATAGATCTTAATTCTTTAGCAACTTCAAATTCTTCCTCAAGAGTATAATCTTCTCCTAGAAGAACTAATCTTGCAAGACCTTGCTCCAATATATCATTCTCAATCATATATTGAAGTTCTTCATTAAACTGGTTGAAAACATTCTTAGCATTGTTTTCTTCTGTAAACAATAGACCCATTTCGATCCTCCTAATCTTCTTTCTTAATATTACCCATATATTGATTTTCAGTAGCAGCATTATCTATATCATCAATTCTAGATTGAAGTTTATTGATGACTTCTTCTGTACTAGGAAAATCATAAGACCCAGATGGATCTATATGAACCATATGCATATCTAATACTTGAGTTTCTTTATTATAATCATAAGTTCTAGATATAGCTTCAGAATATTCTAAGGTAGCTTTTAGTTGTGGATCCATATACTTCCCATAAATTTGTACAAAGGTTTTATAGTCGCCATATACATAATTAGTTGGGATAAATAAGTATCCATTATGAACTAACTCATGAATAGTTTCTGATAAAGGTATTAATCCAACGTTTAGTCTATAATGATTAAACATAACTTCTTTAGCTACAGCATTCTCAGAAATATTTTCTTGGCAAGCAACTCTTTTTGCATAGATTGTAGTTACCAAATCAAATAGAGTTAGTGGAGAATGATGTATATGAATCTTAATAGAAAAAGTATCTATATTATTAACGTTCTTGTAGAAAGAACAACTAGTCATATCAACACAGTTTCTTAAGTATTCTATATATTTTTTATAAGATCTAGATGATCTACAAATACGTTCAATATTCTTGAAGTACTTCATCAGATCTTTTTCATTAGTAAAATCATAATCTGCTATATCAAAAGAAGGAAGATGGTCTAAGACTATCGTCTTCTTAGCATTAGGTAATTCGAGCTCATTATAACCTCGCATTTTAGTATATCACCTCCTGATATTATCACAATGTCTAGGGATACCGCCTAAAGATAAAATGATAAGGAATGACACTTATGTAAGTCATATTTTTATTTAAATATTTTTAACTTTGCAAAGGATAAAAATATGGGATTATATACGATTCGAGATTTTCAAGAGGGAGGGATATTAAGCGAAGCTTATGTTCCTAAATCTAAATATCTCAAAAAAGCTGAAGAGCTTCTAGATAAGCTCAGACAGCCTTATCTTATCAAAGATGCAAGCGGTCTTACTGGATTGGCAAAAATAAATGCATCTAGATTTAGTTCCGCAGTAAACGACATTCAAGGAAATAAGGAATGGGTGGAATTCGAAAAATGCTTAGAAAAACAATTCGGTTTCCAAACATTTACTGTTAATATTTTTAGAAGCAGTATTCCGAACGCATTTACCCTTCCAGTATCTATAGATATTACTCATCTTGCAGATTTTAGTGATGTATTAGATACTAATGGTTTAAAATATAGAGAGTCTGCAAATATTAATGGCATATCATTCATATCAGATGGTTTGTTATTTAACGGTAAACTATCTTCCGGTCAGATTTTGGCTATAATATTACATGAGATAGGACACAATTTCACACAGATGGCAATTGAGTTTATTGCTAAAGTTAATGCCGGTAAAGTTCTTCTTGGCGGTGCTATTGGGATTTTGTCTTTATTCTTAAAATTAGATGGTGTTTTAGGTACTAACCTAAGCTTAGCTCAAAAATTAGGAATGATTGCAGGATTATTTGCTAATGATTCTGTAAAAAATAAATTTAATGATGCCAGAAGATCTAATAGTGGTTTAAATCAAGCATTGGATATTGGTGGTTCTCTAATAAGCTTTAATGGAGATATATCGATGCTTCTTAATGATCTATTAAGAATAAAAGGTACTTTAATTGGAGTATTTAGAAATCAAATTATATCCCATTTTAAAGAAAAAGCATCAACTCAAATGATACAGTTAAAAGGCAATTATAAAAATGCTATAGCAGCTCAAATCGCAAACTATCCAGCATTTATGGACGAATCTTTTGCTGATAAATTTGTTGCTATGAATGGGTATGGTGTTGAATTTGCTACTGGTATGAAAGTATTTGAAGCAGAAGCTCATTCTTTTGGTATTCGTGGAACAGTTGATAAAATTCCGGTAGTTGGACAAATATTTGCTTTAGAATATATCATGAATGCTACATTTAATACCATTATGACTGGTGAACCTCATCCAGCATTAGCTTCTAGACTTAATACTCAAATCGATATTCTAGAAGAGGAATTAAAACGTCCTGGTATCTCTAATAGAACTAAAGAATTGATTCGAAAAGATATTAAAGATATTAAAGACCAAACAGCTGCTTTGGATAAATTGATGAAGAAAGATATCAACTTTAAATCTTCTCAATATAAATATTACATCTTATCTTTTAATGAATTAATTACTAAGATCCAACCTAGAGGCGATATTAGAGAATTATTCATGAGTAAAGTAAAAGATAACAAATCTATTATGGATACTCTTGAAAAAAATGCTAAAAAAGCAGAAGAGTTGGCTAATAAATTAAATAAAAAATTCAGATAGAAAGGTTGTATTTGACAATGGCATTATTTATACTTGAAAATACATCAGCTGATCAGAACCTTAATTGGTTATTATCAGAAGGATATACAATTGATGGTGTAGAAGTTCTTGATGATGATGAAGAAGGATATACAGGAAATAGACATTCTGATGATGATATTGATAAAGCAAAATATGAAAGAATGTCTAGAGAAGAAAAAGCTAAAATCGATCAAGAGACTGCCGATGAATTAGGTGAGATCGAGGATCGATTAGAGACTGCTAAACGTGATTTTAAAACTAAATTTAGTAATAGACCAACATCTTGGTTCGAATCTAAACTTATTGGATTTAAAAAGATGCTTATTAAATTTAGAGCTAAACACAAAGCTACCAAAGGCAATAAAAGCAAAACTATACTTCAAAAGATTATCTATGTGATTACTAATATTATTAAATTTATTACTGATAAATTAATAAAATTAGCAAAACATACTCCTATGGGTAGAGATAGCCGTAGATATGATAATGAGAAAAAGAGTGCTAGACGTAGTTTAATGTTTGACAAAAGACGTGCTAAAGAAGATATAGAAGATGCATATGCGTCTAATATAAGAAGAAAAGAACATGTCAATTTTAGAACTAGAATGGCTGCTGTTACAGATCATACTAATAAAATGGCTGAAAGAATAAATAAGAGGAATAAAGAATTTGAAGATCAGCTAAAAAGAGAAAAACAAGCTTCTAGGGATATTTTAAATAAGTATCGGGGTAAAGAACAAAAAGAGTGGGATGAACAGATTCGAAAAAGACAAGAAAAAACAAGTCGCGATCTAGATGAATTGCTAAATAATTAATATAAAAGGAGAAAATATAAATGGCATTATATAGATTACAAGAATCTTATTCTGTTGAATCTTGTGAAACCTTATTAGAATCTTTTGAAGCATTTGTTTTAACAGAAGCTTCTAGAAAAGGTGAAAAGGTTTTAACAAAAGAATTAGAAACTCAACAACAGCAATTTGAAGAGTATTCTAAAAAGATTGAAGCTCAAGAAACTGAACTTAAAAAGGTTATGGAAGAAAAACCTAAATCTTGGTTAGAACGTAAATTAGAATCCTTTAAGGGTGCTATTGAACGTTTTGAAGAAAAATACAAACTCACTCAAGATAATAAATCTAAAACTATTATCAAAAAGATCTTATCTGTATTAACTCGTATTGTTAAATGGATTAATGAAAAATTATTAAACTTTACAAAATACGTTGGTGATAAGGTATTTGGAAGGCAAGACAAAATCGATGCACATAATGCAAAGGTTAACTCTATTACTTCTGATATCAAATCTACAAAAAATGAACGAAGAAATTTAGATAAAGCTATTGCTAAAACTAAAGATCGTTTAGCTAATACTAATAAAGGCAAATCTAATAATTACAATATGAGTATTGATAATTTTGCTAAAAAAGATGGAGCTTTTGATAAAGAAAAATTCCATAATACTTTCCAAAAAGCTATGTCTGACAAAAAAAAACAAATTGGTTTTTAATTAATTAAAAAGATGAGGTTTTAAACAATGGCATTATTTAAACTTAATGAAGAAAAAGTAAATGAAAGTATTGAAACTGGCGCTTATAATATCGCGGCTTCTTCTGTTTTTGGTAATCAAACATTGAATATTAAAAGATGGAGTTGGATTATACAAGTTCCGTTTAACCCATTAGGTGCTCTTTTGCATGGTGTTGCAGCTATGTTTGGTATTAGAGATAAATTAGACCAAGCATATTTTAAACGATACTATAGAATCGACTCTAAGGTTGAATCTCAACTTAGACCATTAATCAAAGAAGTTGGAGATGTTGCATTATTTAATAGCAAAGAGTCTTATTCTCCTAAAGGTAAAACTGGCGGTATGTATGGTTCTACTAAATTCGACATGGAAGAAGAAGATGTTGAAGATAGAAATGCTATGAATATGAAACGCAAAGCCAATGAAATCAATCCTGGTACTGCTACTGCATATCATATCGTTCGCTTTGGTGATAAATATGCTATTGTATTCTTCGTATTTGATAGTAATAGAATCAAAGAAGCAAAAGTTGCAACAGCTAAGAATGAAAAATCTAGATCCTATAGCTGCGTAACTATTCCTGGTTTCAATAAAATCAAACCTTCTGATTATACAAAATAAATAAAAAAAAATAAGAGGAATACCATAATGGTATTCCTCTATCATTTTATAAGTTATTTAATTAAGAATGAATAGATTAATATTGCTATTGCACTAATAGCAAGTATTGCAATAATTAATGTTTCTTTTACACTATTAATCATATCTATATATTTGATATTATGCGAGATAGTATTAGATTCATCTATATAAGAAGTACTGCTATAATTTTTTTCTTTAGAGCCTACTTCTATAAGATATAAAGTTCTTTCACCATGATCCAACCCTATACTGTACTGTATATTATAAATAGATATCTCTTCTTTAGGATAGCATTCTGGGGGCGAATATAAATAGGTTCTGGCTAAAATATATGTATTTTTTAAAAATACCTTGGATAATAATTCAGATGCTAAGATATTATTAGCAGTACTATTCCGTATTTTATCCATTATAGAATAAGCAGTATCTTTAGTATCACGAGATACCAAACTGGTTTTGCAAGTATCTGCTATAATAACAAAGTTATCATTATCATATCCATCGACAAGTTTTTTGTTATTATTTATTTCAACAGTATCAAATCCTGCAAGACCAGTATCTGCCACTGAATCTCTAATGTATTTTATATATTCTATATATTCAGAATTTCTAACTTTCTTAGTTTCTATTTTATATACATTATCCACATCGTGATTACTAAGAGGATCTATTCTTATTACTTCAGTAAATCTTGTAGGTTCATATAGAATTCCAATGGGATCTTCTTTACTGAAATAATCCTTATCATATGGGACACAATATATTCTAGGAATAAAGCATGGAACATCTTCTTGTTTTATATGACCATTAATAACCCTAAAAGCATTATTAAATATAAGACTGTCTGATATATGACTAGCTTTAGAATAATCTTCAACAGTCATTGGAACTGACTCTTCGGTCATATTATAATCACCATTAAAATTTCTGGCTATTCTTCTATATGTAGGAGGATCAACAAAATATAAAACGTCTATATATCTTGCTTTATATCCGCCAAATCCAGTATTTATTTCTTTAAAGAAAGTTTCAATACTTTCTGCATTTTTTATTTTTGTCTTATTGACGATTTCTTCTTTCCCTAAATCATCAATATTTTCATTAGTAAATAATCCCATTCTTTAGCACCTCTATATCAGCTATTATTTATCATATAGAATATCAAAATAACTGATATTATCATAAACATAGTACCTATAATGCCAGAGAATATAGCAAAGTATTTTAGATTACAATAATCAGAATCTAATCTTTGCATATTTTCTTCTAACTCATCAATGATATTCTTCATCTTAAGTAATTCATTATTAGTGAGAGAGTCAGACTGTTTAAAAATATTAACAGCATTATTGGTAGAAGAGCTGAACCCATTTACTACTTTTTCGAATTCATCTAGTTTTCTTTTGATAGAATTCATTTCAAATTCTACCTGATTTATTTTTTCTATACTTTCGATGATCTCTAATTCATCGATCTCTAATTCATCAATCTCTTCAGGTTGAGAGTTTTTATTTGTAATCATTTGAACACCCCGAATATATAAAAGATAGAGATAGAGTTTGAGAAGTCTCTATCTTTTATATTCATTATAAGAGAACACAATATTCCCGCCAGAATTATATAAGGAATCAATCATCTCTTGAGATTCCATTTTTAAAATTACGATATCAGTATTAGATAGATCTAATTCATTATTGTGAGAGATAATGAGACATTGATCAAATCCAAGATCAATCATGATCTGCTCTATAAGAATAGAGAACTGAATACGATTCATATTATCTAAGTTATCATCAACCTCATCAAGTTTGATAATATTATATCTGTTAGATGAGTTTCGTAAGAGAACGAAAGATATAAGCATAGATATCATTGATAACTGACTATCACTCATTAAAGAGATATCTTCTCTTACTCTACCCTCACTATCAGCACATGGGATATTAAATTCATTCTCATTGATAATGAAAGGTTGTAAAGTAAATCTCCCTCTAAATAATAGAGTCAGTAAAGCATTAGTCATATTAAGTATACTATTCATGAATACAGACATATATACTGTTTGTATACCATGAATAGAAGTATATTTCTTGATCATTTGAACTTCATTATACTTAGCACCATATTCTTGAGAGTCCCTTGTATACTGCTCAAATAATACGATACGATACTTATTTTCCTCAATAGCTTTTGTTAAGGCAGGAAGATCTGTATTTTGTAATGCAGACAATTCTGATCCTCTTCTATTTAGTCTATCTGTAAGCTCTCTAATAGCTACTGTATCTTTTTCCATAGATTCTATCTTAGAAGTTATAGATTGTAATTCTTCAGAAACTTCTTCAAATTTCTCTTTATTTATCTTTGCATATCGGATACTGTCTAACACAGTTTTAATATCCAATTTGGCTTTTCTTATCTTCTCAATTTCAGCGAGTACGCTTACTTTAGAAGCACGAATATCAGATAAGTTCTTTAAATTACTATCTATTTTTTCTTGTAGTATTCTTATTTCTGCATTAGCAGAAATGAGTTTATCTTTAGCAGTTTCATAAGAATGAAGATTCTCTTCTAATGATGAAACTATTGTAGAAATATTTTTAAACTCCTGATATTTATCAACTGATTCGAAGTTTAATCTTATCCCATACTCTATATTATGATATAAGGTATTAATAGAATCCAAAGATTCAGTTCCAGGGAATTTCCTTATAATCTTAGGCATTGACTGAATATATTCTAATATAGATTTCATTTCATAAAGACATTGAGTCTTCATCATATTTTCTTCTGCTAAATTCTTTGCAGATTCGATAGCATCTAAAGTAGAATTTATCTTGGTAGATAAAGAATACAACGACTGTCTACTTTTAAGAAGATTTTTGGCTTCTACTATATCTTTAATAAAAGGACAATCAGATTTGTGATTACAATCATCTGGTATTTTGTTATAATCCTTGGATCTATTGTTTAAGAATTCTACATCACGTCTTTCTGTTCTAAGATCCTCTAATTGCTTTTCCAATCCTGATAGTATTTCAGTATGATCTAAAATAACTTCATTCTTACCAGTCCTTAAAGAATTCATAGATTCTTTTCTTACTGTTTCAGAATAAGTTTGAAAAATAGTCTCTACTGTAGAATTGAATTTTTCTATTACAAGTTTTACTGTCTCATAATCTTGTTCAGAAATATTCTTATAAGTTTCAAATAAAGAAAAGAATGGTTTATAAGATTCTAATTCTTTCTTTGTAGATTCTATCTTAGAATTTAGATCGTCCATATGATCTTTATCATATAAAGAATCTAGCTTAACTTGTAATTCAGTAATAGAATTAGAGAGATTTAATTCATTATCTAAGATCTCTTTAGCTCTTGAAGAAAGCATTTCTTCATTAGCCTCATATCTAGTCATATCTTTTTCATACTGAATAAGTTTCTCTTCAAAATATTCTTCTACGTCTGGAAGTTCTCTTATTTCTTTCTCTAAGATTATTTTCCTCATAGAAAGGTTTTTATAGTCGTCTAAGAAACTACCACTAGTATCTAATCTAGATAACTCTGCTTTAATAGTTGCTATCTCACTAATAAGCCCATTCTTTTTACCATCCAATTCTTTAAGTGCTATAGTATCTTTCCTAATAGCATCTTCTACAATAGCTATATTGCCAATCTGATTTAGTTTGGTCACATATGAGTCAATGATTGATTTAAGCACTGTAGACTTAGTAGTGATCATCTTATGAATATTATTAAAGACTGCTAAAGATGATATGATAGAATTTACATATCTCTTTCGCTCTGATGGCTTCAAACCACCAAGGCCTTTTTTATTAGCTGATAATTGGGATAGAGTAATGAAATTATCATCTATTCCAAGAATATCATAAATTACCTCTTTTGCAGTAGTTATATTATTAGATGGATTTAGATTCTCTATACTTCCATCTGGATTGAGTCTGTTAAGATAACATTTAGTCGGCCTTCTAATTCCATCTTTAACTAAAGACTCATACTTAATATTTAAGATTGTTTGGAAATCTGTTTCATAGGCTATTTCTTTAATAGCAGTTCTATCTGGTATAAAGTTTATAGCAGAATCAGCCAATGGGGTTAGAGCTTTGAATATAGTAGACTTACCAGTGCCATTATCACCTTTGATAATAAGTACTTTATGAAGACACTTAGAAAAGTCTATCTCTATGTGATCCAAGCCCATGCCATTATATATTCCTATATAATTTTCTAACCTAAGCCTTAATAATCTCATACACGCTCTTCTCCTATATTACAAATTTGATAGTTAGTTTGATTAGTAGAATAATAGCACATATTGTAGATACAAATATGCCTAAAATCATTCCCCTTAAAACTTTATCGCTATCCTCAGAATAATAGACGTCTTGGTATAAATATATACTAGTCTTTACCAACCCAGCACATATCAATAGTAGAAATAGCCATAGTATAACATCTAAAGCATGTATAGGAATACCGCTTGGACTAGTGCTATTTAATATATTTCCTGAAACCATAAACGCGTCCGTATTCTGATTCCCAACGGACAATATCATCACCTTCTCTTTTAATATAAGAATAGATTAGATACGATATATAGCAATCCCATTAATATTAAAAAGGCAACGCTTATACCAAGGAATATAAAAGAAGATAGCACTACAAAATGGAGCATCGTATTATCCTTATATACAAGCCTTTTCTTATAATATTTTGAGTAAAGTATTATAATTGAGGCAGCTATGATTGACCATAGCATATTCCAAAAAATCGCAGTAGCGGTTGTTTCAAAAAAGCTCATTGTCATTATTCCTTTCATAAATATTGGTTAATCTAAAGTCTTTAGAATACTAATAGATAAAAAAGATAGAGGCGTTAAGCCTCTACCTCTTTATTAGATTTGAGCCATTCGTTTTCAAAGTTCTTAACGATAGCTGCAATTTTAACAATATTAGGAACGTTATTATTCCAATTATTAATATTAGCATCAGAAGTAAAGTTCATGATATCTTTAATACTTTTTGCCATATTTTTAATATGCTGAACTTCACTCTTCTTTAAAGTTGGAGTATCTTTTTCCATATTATTTCTGTAGAGATAATAGTCACATTCTTTATCTACTGGAATTTCTTCATCAGATTTAAGTTTGGATGCCCAATCTTTATCTTCACAATCTTCATCTGATATATACTCATCCATAAATGGCACATAAGTACATTCCATAGTAAATAGTAATGGTAAAAGAATATCATCTAAATCAATAGCCCCATTATAAATATATTCTATATATTTAAACAATGCAGCACATTTTATGAGATGATCCATAAAGATTTGATTCTTATTATCTCTATAGAAGTCCTCTATTACTCCAAACATAGGAGTCGTATTTCTCCAGAACTCACTAAGTTGCTTGATATAAGGGAGTTCTTTAAATTTGACTCTTAAAGGTTTTCCATCTTTATCAAAAGCTATAGCTAGATGCTTAACAAGTCTATTGAATTCATCTTCTAATACAATAACTGTACTATCTGCTGGAGAATAATCTGAGAAAGATATAAATGGATTATATACCAAATGCTCTTTTTCAAACTCTATTCCAGATACGAAGTAATACCTTGTAGCTTCTACATTAAGCTGATTGAATTCATCTTTAGAGTTCTTGAAGTTAAACTCATCGTATTCTAATTTATCTTGTCTCATAAGACATTCTTCTCTATTAAGAATCTTATTACCAAATTTTGATTCTATGATAGTAAGAATAGATTCTCTAATAGCAGAATGTTTTTGAATATTATTGATAGAATTGATACGGTTCAATTCTGTCACAAATATATTTGCAAAAGAAAATGGGTCTGTTGTTTTAATAGATTGATGCATATTAATTCTCCTTATTTTTTGTTATACATACACCGTATTTAGGAACGGCTTCGTAGAATGTTTCTACTACTATATCTTTCCGTTTAACCTCTGTGTATGATTCAATAATAGTACTTTTATTTGCACCTATTAGATAGAAAGAACCATCTCCTGGTCTGGCCACTTCAAATTTTAATAGGGTGTATTCATCTGGTAAGAAGTACATTATCCACAATGGAATTAAAACAAATCTTTCATCCTTTTCATTCTTAGCAAAACTAAATGAAAAATTCTCTAAGAACATGAATTGTTTTACAGATCTTGCTATAATTTCAACTTCCTCTTCTTTAGTATCTACAAGAGCATTATCTATTTGACTAGTTAGATATCTTAAATAATCAAAGAAATTATCAGCAAATTCTTTCATTTCAGGAATTACATTTTGGAGATTAGGATCGATTGCTTTCCCTTGAGTGCTAGATTCCGAAATAGCTGAAATAATGGTTCCAATTGTGTGAACTTGCATGGCATTAGTGATAGCCATAAGAGATGCAGCGTCTGTTATCTTATTCATAATTAATTCTCCTTTTAAATAAACAAAATAATGTGAGTAGATCATAATGATCTACTCACTATTATAGTATATAACTGTATGGCTATTTGTTCTTTCTGATTCTTACAGCAATTCGATTTGCAATCATTGCTCTATGTCTTCCTTTAATTTCTCTAGATGCTTTCCATCCAATGAAACAATTTAATTGAAGATGCTTAGTAATTGGTCTATCAGACTTCCATACAAATGGTCTATCAAATAACCATCTCCATCCTTCTTCATGAGCTGTGTATTCTTTGTACTTATCAGAGTCATTATAGACCATCTTTCTATTATCTACCCAAGTACCTAATAAATAGAATGCAAATCCATATCCACAGTTTCTATTTAACCAGCCAACACGACAGAAGTATCTTTTGATACGATCTTCTCTAGTAAGAGGTTTAAGATTTTTAGTATAGTATCTTCTTCTACCATACTTATCTTCTCCACCTCTATATTCTTTATTGTATTTATCAAAGTCATATCTAAAGATTTTAGGAATTTGATTTAGGACAAAGAATTTATTATCTAAACTATCATCCCATGTTTGCCATAGATGCCATAAACCTTTCAATTCTCCGTCTTCATCTGCAAACAAGACTACAATCCAATTTGTAAGATAACACAAGAGCATACTAAGGAGTTGAAATGGCAAGAAGATTAAAAATTTTACCATAATAATCCTTTCATAAAATAACACTAATCCTCGTCAATATATCCGAGTATTTTAATGTCATCTTTACCCTTAGCCATTCTTTTTTCTTCTTCTGCAATCTTGTAATAATTTGATGGATATATTCCATCCATAGTTCTTTTCCTTACAGAGCGATATCCACAAGGACAAGCGTACTGTATATCCTCTTGTGATTTAAGAAGCTTATTAGGATAAGTGCCTATCTCAGTTAGCCCATATAAGCGGTATTCTGATTGAAGCATTACTAAATTTCTACCACATCTAGGGCATATTCCAAACTCATTAGTTGTTACTACTTCTTTCATATCATCTATTCTCCAATTCTATTATTGTATAATCTGCATTATACGTTTGTCACCTTTAGCAACTAATACTGAATCGGAGAACTTAGAATCTTTCATAGATTTCAATTCACAAGTAAATGGTTTAGCAACTCCATTTACTACGATCTTTTTCAATCTAAGATCTGATACATTTCTTACATTATGAATTTTCATCTGTTGTTCTAATTGAGCTCTAGAGTAAACCCAATATCGCATATAATAACTTTCATCAGCCATTATGATTAATCCTCCCCTCTGCTGCTATAACAGTATTTAAATAGTCTGCTAAATCTTCTAAAGAAGTAAATGCAGGAACATCATTGGTTTTAAGCATTTTTAAAACTGCTTCAACTGAATTTAATTGTGGTGCAGTATAACCATGTCTACCATTTCCATCCTCATATAAGAAGCATACGATTGTCTTAAGAGGACGTTTATTCATATCATCAATCATTTCAGCAATGGAATAGAAGCCAGACATCATAGGAGTAATACAGTATAGAACAAAATCATCATTCATTCTATGATATATTTCTCTTTCTTGAGCTTCTTCATTCCAATCATCTACAACTGGATTGAATGGTTCAAATTTATGGCTTAGCATAGGGATAAGTTTATCTCTCCATTTAGACCCATTACAAGTTCCGCCTAAGAAAATAGTAATTTTTTCTAAAACATTATTCTCTTCTTCCACAATAGGATATCTATTTGGAGCTGGAATTGGTCTAGCAGAAACTTTGTTTACAAATAGATCGAACTTATTTAAAAGCATTTTCTTATCCTCCTTATTTTAGTGCTTACTCATAGTGTCATTTTTATTAGTAAAAAAATAGTGAGGATAGTGACCAAGCACTATCCTCAACAAATGTTTATTTATGAAAATCCTTAAGTTGTAATTCAGGAACCGAATAATCTGGTTCTTGGAAAATTTTCTTATTGAATTCTACAACTTCTTTAAGAGGATTTTCCTTTTTAAATTCTTTATATTGTTTCTCTAAACCTTTTCTCCAAGTATTAGGTTCTTTAGATTTAGGATCTTCTCTAAAATATCCATTAGGTTGCATATGAATTAATGGTACAATCATTGAAGTAGCACCAGGATCTGTAGGAGATGATGCAGACATGTCTACTATACCGATATTAGAAGTATGACAATATCTGTATACATCTGGAATTGCATTATTGCCAGATTCACCAATACCTTGAGGTCCTTTATAGGTATATTTTAAAGCAAGATATGAATCATTATCTGTTGTAATATCTCTAAAGTTAACAAGGTTACAATTTGTAATCTCATTAATCAAGAACATTGGGTCTGTATTAAGACGTTTCTTAACAGATTTGATATCTACTTTTTCACCCATATCAGATAAAGCATAGATTGCTTTAGATAATCTTGGAGCGTATAGAGATGCAATATATTCTTCACATCTTAATCTCTTAATAGAGATATCTAAATTATCTTTGGCTAGTAATGCATTGTATTCATACATTACCCATCTTAGAATAGCAAAGATAGTATTCTTATCTTCTTCTGGAAGTCTGATCTTTTCTACAGTAGTTCTATCATAGATAAGTTTAAGAGAAGTTAATACTGAGATACCTTTGTTTCTAGGTGTGCTCAAATTAAACTTTCTTCCTAAAGAATCTAACCAGAATTCTCTAGAAAAGATAAATGGGATAGTAGCAAACTTTCTTGGAAACTCATTACATAACTCAACCATTACATGTTGTAAAGCTGGGTTATTATGTAATACAGACTTAGGACAGCTTACAAAGATTTGACTAGTCTTCTTAGGTAAGAATGTATACCAATTAGGATCATCTGGATCAGTATCTGTAATTCTAACAAATTGATCTAATCCTAAGAATTGAAGTCCTCTAATCAATCCCATTTCAGCAAAGATATATTTTACCATAGGTACAGATTTCTTAAAGATATCTGCATCGTATGTAATAGCATAAACCTTATTCTCTCTTACATCACTTAATTCATTTACATGACGATATACACGAATAGGTTGGAATGCTGATTTAACTGTAACCATATCATATTTATGGTTGGATGTTCTATTGTTGTAAGTAAATGCATCTACGATTTGATACATTGCAGATCTTACATTGCCATTGATCTTAAAGTAGAACTTTTCTATTACTTTAGGAACAGCAATGATAATATCAAACATTTCTCTACCATCAGCTGCTTCAATATAGTAGGTTACGATTAACAGTCTTAAGTCAGACTCTTTTAAATCTATAAAATCATAACGATTGTCAGTGGAAGCTTTCATCTTAGAAGATTTGCTGATAGCATTCGCTTGATATTGTTGTAAGATATCTATAATTTGTTTATAATCATCTACAATAGTAAAGTTATGCACTTTGATAGTAAAGTAACCATTTACACCCATTTCACGTTCTGTAGACTTAATTATATTCTGTAAGTAATAAATGATCAGATCATCAGATCGACCAAATAAGTCAGTATTGAATTTCTCTCTATACTTATTCGCATAATTATAGATAAATTCCCTTTGATTCATCTTCTCCTCCTGTTAATCGATTGTGTCATTTATACAGGTTGTGAGTTTTTCTCCAATAGGATTAGGAGCATTCTTCTTATCTTCAAATGTAACTGAAGCTCTGATATCGAAGATATCACAGAATCTTTTTAGTTTAAAGAAGGTAATACTATGACCAGCTAAACCACGAAGGTCATTTGAGTAATCAGAACCAAATCTAGGTTTATAGTTTTCAATATCTATAGACTTCTTAGCAATGGCTTGTTTAAACAATGCCATTTCTGGAGTATCTTCTTCCTTAACAATAGGAGTGTAGATATTGTTTGCAGAGATCAAAATAGTACGTTCTTGTTGTTCTAATTTAGCTTGCTTTTCAATAGCGTCTCTAAGATTCTCTACATTTTCAAAATCGATGATATGTTTAGCATCGTATTCTTCATGATCCACATCTTCTGGATTAGAATATACTAATACAGGGCCAGCATCATAAACGTTTACCATATCTCTTGTAAATTTAGTATTTACTGGATATACTGTATTTCCAGATACAATTGCTGTATCTTCAGCTAGGTCTTTAGAGATTTGTGGATTTAAAATAGATCGTCTGATAAAATCATCCTGATCCATTACATCTAAGATTCTTTTACCTATCTTCATTTTCTTCATAGTGCTAACACCCCATCTGAAAAAATTATATTAAAAACTTGATAGACAGATATAGGTTGAGAGGAAAGATCCTCTCAACCAATTCTGTGGATTTTATTACATGTTGTTCTTAATATGATAGATTAAAGATTCTGGAACCTCTACTCTTTGACCATCTTCAGATGTAAATATATGAACGTCATCTTCTAGTAGAGTTGGTTGAGCCATTCTATTAGCTGTAATTAGGGATATCATATCTCTATTAGAAATTCTTCTATCCCCTTCTTCGCTATCTGGAGTATTGGAGAGCAACTTAAGTAGTTTTAAAGCTGCTTCTCTTTTAGCTTCTCTAACATCTTCTTCGATAGGCTCTTCAACTCTAGATACATATACAGGAGTCATAGTATTGCCGTCTTTATGTTTGAATAGGTAGGAAGTAAGAGTTCTAATAGGACCATTTTCTCTAACCATAGGAACTATTTTAGCAGTACCCTCACAGTTTTCAGGACGTAAAGGTTGTGGTTCTAATACATCTTGGACAATTCTAGGACCTTCAAAGCTTGGCATATCGATAGGCTCAGCTTTAACGATCGTAGCATTCATTGGTAATTCGAATTGAGGACCTTCTAATTCAGTCAACTCAGCTTCGCAACAATTATTAGAAATAGATGCAACTTCTGCTTTGCTAACTACTTCTCTAGCGACTGCTTTAATAAGCATTTCTTTTTCTTGTTCATTTTCTAAATGAAGAACTGTATGAGTTACTTTCATAATAAATCTCCTTCTTTTCTTCTCTCAATATAGTTTATTAATTAAGCACGTTCAGGAAGTTCTTTATTAGCTGCTACACCAGAGTCATCTTTTACATGTTGTTTCAAGTGTTCAGATGGTTCAATACCGATGTATACATTGTTACCAGCGATTTCACCAGTCATAGTGAATAAGTTAGTGAATTCTAATACAGGGTCGATGGATACATTGGAACGCATATAATCGAAGATTACATCTAAGATTGTGCAGAACAATTCTTGAGCAGAGCCTTCACAAATGTTACCATTGTCATCTTTAGGCATGAACTTGAATACTAAACCATATTCATCATGACCATGATCAGCAATTACTGCATATGCAGCTTGAGATTCAGGGAATGTATATACTTTCCATTTGCTATCAATATCTTCTTCATTGAATGTATAGTTTAAAGTCCAAGAACCTTCATCAGCACCCTCTTCTTCTTGTTTATGGAATTGAACGTATGCTGCGAAATGGAACTTATCATTAGCATCTTTGAATACCAATGCTACTGGATTATCTTTAGATTTGTTTTTACCTAAGAAGATAGCAGTACCTTCAAACAAAGTTTTGATACAAGCTTCAGACACGAAGTCATTCCAACCATAATCACGAGATGTGAAAGTTTTCATGATTTGCATTGGGATACTGGATTCGAGATAGTTCTTCATTTAAGAGTCCTCCTAAAAATATTAATAAAAGATCTTTTATATAATCAACCCCGTCGGGATGATATCAAAATTATAGTGTATAACCAATTTAAAGGTTACGAATTAGTCATACACTATATCAATTTTAAATCACTTTCCATAATTAGACTTAAGAAACTGATCTGCTTCATCTGGAGTCATAATATGTGGATAGTAATCTTTAAAGTTTTGAAGGTTATTGAAATTAATCCCACCCTCTACAGTAAGTCCAGAAGCTTTCTTGAAGTTCTTTTCCTTAGCCTTAAATGCTTTAGTAACATTGCCAGACTCAAATCCTATATATGGAATAATAAGTATAGCAGTGGTTCCAGTAACACCAGCATCTTCTCTAGCATCAAACCCAGCTTCGTTAAATCTATTAGTCAAACCGTGGTCTCTTAATCCAGAGAATCTAACTTGTGCTTTATTATCTTCCTCACCAACAATAGTACGTTCAATATTGAAGTTATTGAAGATGAATTCTATATCTGGTCTGAATAATTCTATTTCATTTCTAATAGTCTCTACTGTTTTAGTACCAATACCCTTTGCAGCAGATATATTATTCAAGACAGTATCAGTATTTGCTAGAAGTTCTTCTATAGACACATTCTTTAAGATAATCTTCCAAGTCTCAGATGCTATAGATGTAAATCCTATAGATCCCAAGATTCTATAATCTGAGAATTTGGTGTTTCTCATATCTTCTAATCTTTGTAAGAACTTGATACCATTTGCTTCACCAAGTTTCTCTATCACCGTTTCTTTAGGTAATTGATATAATTCTCTTAACCAGTTAACACCTAATGCTCTAATAGATTCACTAGAGAAGTCTTTGATATTTAACTTCTTAAACAGATTAGTTAGTCTTCCTATTACTTTTTCATTACAGAAGAAGTTAGGACAGATAGCACTATTTCCAGAATCTGTAACAACTAAATCAGATCCACAACAAGGACACTTAGTAGGGAATTCTTCTAATGGATTTGGATTGGTATCATTTGCTCTATCATCTGCTTTAGTGATATAAACTATTACATCATTTATTAGAGTAAGGTTTACTTTATCACCACATCTCAATCCTAGATCTATAAATCTTTTCAAAGAATGTGCTGTTGTCTTATCATGAATAGCACCAAAAAATTCAACAGGTCTGAAATGGGCCATTGGTACTACCCTCCCATCTTGACCTACTGAATAGGTATAATGGGTAAAGGTAGAAACTCTTCTTAAAGGATTGAATTTGATAGCTGTAGCATATCTAGGAACAGATCCTCTTTTGCCTAATCTTTGACGAATTGATTCGTCTGCATATTCTATAACTACGCCATCATATTGGAATCCCATATAATCTCTTAATTCATTGGCATTCTTCACAAATTGACTAACCATGAATAATACTTGAGTATAGTCTCCCTCTATGACTTCATGACGCATAGAGATGTTCTTGGTATAGAACTTATTTAAGAAATCTAATTCTGTAAGTCTATCTATATTCAAAGAAGATTCTAATGGTATAGGAGTTAGATAGTCTCTATACATTCTAGCATCTAATCCGCCCAATAATCCTATTACACCATTTCTAGGATTGGCATAAGTTTTACCAAAGTCTTGAGCTATACGTTTTAAGTTATTCTCAGTAACGATGTATTCGAATTTAATGCCAAACACTTCTGATTCATCTACAATGCCTTTAGCTCTAGAGAATTCCATACCTCCTAAGATAGGTGTTAGATCAGATGCTTCATTATTAGACGTATCTCCTCTAGTACAAGCAAATACTATCTTATGACCAGCAACCTCTTCTTCAACAGATACACCATCATATTTAAGAGATGCTATGAGTTTTATATGCCCTGGGTTAATAATACCTTGTTGAAC